ATGTACGCAAGTTACAGGACAGTATCTAAAGCCCAGGGTTGGGATGACAAGAAAAGAGAAAACGCTAGGATTAATAAACTTCGTCATCGTGGTATGCAGAAGGACCACATTCAGATCACACCGGATGGTAAGGTGATTCAGCATTATAAGTTCAGCAATCAGGACATTGCCTTCCGAAAGGCTTTCAACGAGGCATATGCAAAGAAGGTTGCCGAGCAGGAGCAGAATGAAGTGGTCGAAAACGTGACGAAGTAAAAGAGATATACTGAAAGTTGCGGGGTAGAGCAGCCAGGTAGCTCGTTAGCCTCATAAGCTAAAGGTCGTGAGGTTCAAATCCCACCCCCGCTACCAAAAAAAGGAACCGTGAGGTTCCTTTTTTTATTGTTCAAACACTGCTTTGGTTTCTTCATCAGTTGCTTCATACTTTTCAAACCAATTACTTGGTAGAGGTTCATAAGCAGGAAAACCAGTGGAAGTACCATTAACAAACCACCATCCATTAACAATATAAGGCACATTCACTTTCTGAGTGTTAAAGAATTGGATAAGGGTATTTTTTAAATCAATATTTACTCTATTAGTCTCAGTAAATGATTTCTGAACAGTCTTGAGGAGATCTGCGACAGCTGTGAGTTGAGCAGATATATTATCATATAATGCATTCGAATCAAGTTCAATATCTTCGACATGTGCTGTGCCTGCGGGATCAACATAAAACTTAGATGCTATCCTCAGCGACCAACTCGTACCCACACCATACGCACCAGGATCACTTGTGTAGATGGTAACAGGATTAAGGATTTTTGTATTATCCACAGTACCTGTGAAGTAAATTCCCATAGGAATATCTTCTTCAATAACAGCACCATCTCCATCAGTGATATTATATAATATGACTATGGTATCAAAAGTAAATGATGACGAAACATTATTAGAATCTTTAAGTTTAAATAGATAATTAAATATAGAAGAATTACTATTAATACTTACATATGGTTGTGTGGTTGCTTTTAAATTCCCGGATATCGGAGTAGCGTCATCCGTCCATCCTTGTATATATTCACCCTGCTGATATTCATCACTACTACCAATCATTGCAAGAAAACTTAATATATTATCAGGAGTAGCTCCAGAGGCCCCTTGAGGAATGACACCTGCTTGAAAATCATACGCTTCTGCACGCGCACCTGAACTAATATTTAATATAGTATCAAAATATCCATCTTCCCATGATGTTGTATCTACATCTCCAACATATACAATTTTATCATTTATATTAGTATATGTATTTTCCAAACATATTTTCGACATAAGATACCAGAAGTTTCCTGAGAATGAATCATTATCGGAGTATGCTACTGCAGCACCTTCTTCAAGTGTATTTTGAAAATACGCAGGCATATATTGAGTTTTCTGCACTAGTGCCGTGGTGTCTTCCATATAAGAATCTAATACATTATAGGTTTTACTTAATATACCATCCCCTAGATTTAAACACACAAAATGTTTAGGGACAATCCTATGGCTTGAGTCTACAGCATACTTAGAGAGATCTTTTATATATGTTGAAAACAAAAGAAAATTGCCGTTTTCGTTAGTCATCGGCTTGAATATATTACAAACGTTTGTCATGCATAAATAATAAGTGAGATTTTCATAATAATGAATAGTTTTTAATTTGAGAATCAAGAACTCTTATTATTTTGTCATATATAATGTAAAATAAATTAAACTAAATAAAAATATGAGTCTTCCATTACATTTACAGAGTATTAAGTCCAGTGGGGTTTACAGATTCGTTTATGATAAATCTGTGGTTCCCGAGCAATATGTCTCGACTCTTAGACTCTTAGTGGGTTATTCGGAGAAAGGCCCTTTTAATACTCCGGTTTATATAAGCTCTCGTGATCAGTTCATAAAGACTTATGGTAATATATCGAAGAGACTTGAAAAGAAAGGTATATTCTTCCATCGTCTCGCACTTCAGGCACTGGCATATAGTCCTATTCTTTGCTTGAACCTGAAACCATTTAGCTCAGAAAAAGTTGGTTATATGTCTTTTGACGCATCTAATATTTATACTGCAAACCCGACAGTCCCTGGGGAAAACACCGGTTTGCAAGTAACGTCCCTTTATGACACCAACCGTTTCTGGGCACTTGATTCAGACGATCTGCCTAGCAAAATAGACAATAATGCATATATTTCAATCGCGGCCACTGATACAGTGGATGCTAGTTGTTCATTAATCATGCGTGGTGTAAAACCCGAAGAATATGACCTTTCCATTCGCGAGTGGTTTGCAGGTGTAAGTGATGAGATGCCTGATTATCTCATTCCAGTACAGGATGAAAAACTCCAGGACTACTTTATGGATGTGTATGTATTCCGTGGTGAGTTTACAGAAGATCTTTGTAGTGGAGATGGTCCTCTTGTCCCTTATTTTACAATAAAAGATAGTAAAATATATCTCAATGAGGCATATACTGATGCTTTTGGTCAACCAGCAGATGCTCTTGAAGCACTTGCGGCAGATCCTGCATCTAACTTTGTGGTTGCTTACCGCGGAACAACCATTCCTTACTTTAAAGGAACTAATGGTAACTACCTCAGCATAGATCTCCTCTTTAATAGTGGGTTCGCAGATCATAAGATGCTTATGAAACTCGATGAAACCCAGCTTACTGGTAATGCTACCTCAATTAAAAGAACGTTATGCCCTGATGATCTTAGTAAGGATGGATTTAAATATTATCAAAGGACTGCTTCTACTGATCCCGCAGGATATTATTATACCGAAATTCAAAGCCCTACGGACGTACAGAAGGAAGCGGCTGTTTTGAAAAAATCTGTTAATACCGATGCTACTCACCCCGATAAAAAACAGGGTCCTGAAATAGTAAAAGTTCCTGAATACACATGTTCTCCTAAATACATCAAAGGGTTCACATATTCAACAAATTCAAGCTGGACAGCTCCTATTGATTATGTTAAGGGTAGTATTGAGGTGATTACTGGTGATTACGGCAAGGGTATTCAGGAGGCGCTGACAAACCGTGTTGACTCTGAGTATCACTACATCGTAGATACTTATGACACTCCTGTTGTGGTTGAATCAGAATCCGCTAGTGCTTTTGCTGGTGCTACCGCAAAGATAATTCTTGCTTCTATAGCTAAGAAGAAAGATAATGCTTTTGCAATTCTGAACTTCCCTAAGATTAAGGATTTTGTTGGTGCTTCCAACTTACAGACTTCCAAGACTCTCGATTTTAAGAAAGTATGTACAAAGGCATGCTTCCCTCTTCCTGATGATGCAGATGGTGCAAGTTGGTGCGGTTACTTCACACAGCTGGTGCTCAGTGATGGTACCGTGAAGTCAACGATCCCTGCCGCAGGTCTTATAAGTAACCTCTTCGAAGATAAGTGGAATAACAGACAACCTTATTATATTGTTGCAGGTAGTCAGTATGGTCGTATCCAGGATCCTGATCTTGTTGGACCTGATTATTCCTTCTCAAGAGCCGACCGTGATGTCCTCGAACCTTATGGTATTAATGTTCTCGTTTACGAGCCAAGACGTGGTACTTATATTAACAGTGAGCAGACAGCAAAACAGGTTCCTGTGAGTGGTCTTAGCAAGATTCACATCCGTGAACTGGTTATCTTCCTGCAGGATGAGATTGCTGATCTTCTTGAGAGCTATCGTTGGGAGCTTAATACCCAGGTACTCCGCCAGACCATCAAGGGTAAGGCAGACGTAATCCTTGAAACCTGTAAGAACAATGGTGGTGTATATGACTATCAGAACATTTGTGATGATAGCAATAACACCCCCGAAACCATTGATAATGAACTGCTTATACTCGATACACATATCGAACCAAGCCGTGGTGCAGGTAAAATGGTAGAACAACTCTACATCTATCGCACGGGTGAGATGCGTTCACAGCTTGTGCAGGGTTAAAAATCACAAATCTATATTAATTATGAAAGAAGAGTTCTATATAGAACTCTTCTTTTTTATTTATTTTATTTATATTGAAAGTTACATATGAAAACTCCTAAATTAGAATCACTTAATAAAAATACAATTAGGGAAAAATATATATCAATTCACTTCCCAGAATTTCATACATATATTATAGAGCATTATCCAACTAACCTTTCTTGGACAGAGAAACTTTATTGGTATATTCATAAACTCACCAAAAGACCCGTGTGTGCTGTATGTGGAAATCCAGTTAGATTCATTAATATTAAAGAAGGGTATAAAACCTTTTGCTGTAGAGATTGCATATATAAATCAGATGATATAAAAAACAGAAAAAAACAAACATGGATTAAAAAATACGGAGTAAATCATCCATCTAAATTAGAATCGATAAAAGAAAAAAAGAAACGCACCCTATTAAAACATTATGGAGTAACCCATCAATCTAAATCAGAAATAGTAAAGGAGAGAAAAAAACTTACTACAATGATTCATTATGGTGTAGAAAATCCATTTCAATCCGAAGAGATAAAAAAAAAGATTAAACAAACCAATCTCGAAAGATATGGTGTAGAAAATCCATTTCAATCCGAAGAGATAAAATATAAAATTAAACAATATTTATTACAAGAATATGGTATAGAAAACCCATTACAATCTAATATAATAAAAGAAAAAATTAAACAAACAAACACCGAACGTTATGGCGCCGAATGGCCAACACAATCACAACATGTAAAAGATATAATTAAAACAAAATCAAAAGAAATCCAAGAAAAAATATATCAAACCAAAAAATCAAATCACTCCTTCAATAGTTCAAAAATAGAACAAGACTTTAAGAAATGGTTAGACGAACACGGGGTTAATTACAAATATCAATATAGGAGTGAGAAATATCCATTTGCATGTGATTTTTATTTTCCTGATAAAGATTTATATCTCGAAATTCAAGGCAACTGGACACATGGGTTTCATCCCTATAATCCTGATAATGAAAACGATAAAATGATTGCAGAAGGATGGAAGAATAAACACACAGATTATTATGATATTGCTCATGAAGTCTGGACAAAATCTGATCCTCTCAAACGAGAAACTGCAAAGAAAAACGGATTGAATTGGGTGGAAGTGTTCTCCTGTAAGTTGGAGGATGTGGTGAATTATTATTTAAGTAATTAAATTGAATGTTACATGAAAACACTTACTGAATACATAAACGAATCATTATTTGATAAGTCTTTAGTTAAAAAAGGATTAGTTAACGACCACCCTCAAACTAAGGAAGAACTACTTGATAGTATAAGAAAATATATAGATATTCTTAAACCTCGTCGTGGAGAAACAGTTGATCTTAATTGGATAGACACATCGAAGATTGATGATATGGGTGCCTTGTTTGAAGATAAAGCAACAAAGAGAGATTTAAATTATGATGTGAGTGGTTGGGATGTAAGTAATGTAAATAACTTCGCCAACATGTTCTCTTGGTGTACAAAATTTGATTGTGACCTATCAAAATGGAATGTAAGCAATGGTGAGCATTTTGGAGGTATGTTTAAACATTGCACTAGTTTTAAAGGAAAAGGATTAGACAAATGGAATATCGACCCTCACGCACATACATATCAAATGTTTAGTGGGTGTAAAAGTATCACACTTCCTTCATGGGCTGATAAATACATGAGTTAAAATTAAAAGACCTCTTAACAAAGGTCTTTTTTTTATTTATTATTTAAATAATTAAATTGAATGTTGTATGAAAAGTATTAATGAGTATATAAATGAAGAATTTCACTATGTGGGAGGAGAACATGTAAAAATAGGACAGTCTGTACAATTTGTGTATATGGAATTTTCTGATAATTATCCCGTCGAAATAACCACTTTTGAAAAAGAAACAAAATTAATAGAATGCTTTTCTGGTGCTGCAATGAGTAAAGATATAGAAAAAGATATATCAAAACTAAAGCCAGGGGAATTTTTAAAATATAATACAAATGAAGTTTGGGACAATACAGAAAGTCTACGCAATCTTAAGGGTAGAGAAAACTTTATTTTTATACTTAAATTAAAATAAAATGAAATGAAAAAGACCTCTTAACAGGGGTCTTTTTTTATCCGTCAATCACAGTATATTTAAATCCTTGTTTCCCATATGATTTAATCTTCGATTTTCCTTGTCGCAGGAGTTGATGAGAGGGAAAGTCATCTATAATATCATATATATAGAAAGCATCCTTACCTGGTTGAGGAAGAAGCCCTCGCCCTATACTCTGCATGATAGTAATATCACTCTTGAAGGATTGAGCGAAGATAGCGTAGTTGACATTTTTGAAAGTGATGCCCGTGCTGATACATCCAAAACTCCCCACTAGTATAACATTGTTATTATCAAGCATCTCATCAAGTACCTTTTGTCTTTTCTTGAGAGTCACCGATCCTGTAATCTTAAGAACTTTTCTATCTGGGAACTTCTCTGTGAGTGTCTTAACGAGATATTCTATATACTCCGTATGATGAGCGAGTACTATACAGTTACCATCAGTCATGTTGGAAATGAGATTCTCAATCTCATCAATACGCTTTTTACTTCTATGCACAAGCATCTGTTCAAGCATAAGGAGTTTCGCTCCTTGTCCTCGACAGAGTTCTATCAGGTAGCTGGCGTATTCCCTGTCATCATACATCGCGCGGATATCTTTAAGCGCCTTAGGAAGTGTCTTGACCTCACGTAGCGTAAACTCCCGTTGGTCTTTTGGTAGAAGTTCTTTTGGATTTTTACTGCTTCCACAAAGATACTCTCCACACTTTATAATATCCTTCTCCACTTCGTTCCAAGGATAACTTAAACGTATCTGTGTAATAATGGGAGGCACAAGAAACCCCTCTTTAACCAACTCCATCGTGGTGAGGTCTTGTATCTGTGGTCCCATCATTGCCTGACAAGACAACCACTCAATAGTATCTTGTTGAGGAAGTGTACCAGTAAATCCAAACCTCAACTGTACATCTTTCATAAATGGACGACCGAGTATAGTATTGATACTCTTGCAAGGAAGTTTATGAGCCTCGTCACAACACACCACATCAATTCCATCAAAGAAATGTGGATCATACTTTGGGTCGCGGGGGTCCGCTCTTTTAACAAGAGATTGGAAAGTACCTATAATGAGATTCGGACTATCACAATACTCACTCTTTGCCCATACCTGTGATGTCTTGAAGAACTCCGCATATTCGCTCATATCCTGCACTCCCTGTTTTACCAGTTGAATAGACGGGACAATCATAAGTATTTTATGTGCACCCATCTTCTCAAGCATTGTCCGAAAAACAACATATCCAATAGCTGTTTTCCCCGCCCTCGTACATAATTGACTTAATGAACAATTATATTTTAAGATTAACCACGCTGCTTTAAATTGGTAATCTCTTAATTGAATATTTAAATCCCAACTATCAACATATTCGCAAAAATCTTCATAAGACATAGAGAACCCCGTATATTTAAGTGTTCGATCTATACCTGTAATACTTATATGATTTTTCTCACACCATAATTGTATCTCGCGATATAATCCACTATGACACCACCAAGCAGTGGTTCCACTTTTTGTAGTGAAACGATTTAAGAATACTTCTGGTTTTGGAATACCCGTGAAAGAAGGCATATACATGTATGAAGGGATCTTATTAAGATGCTTTTCAAGTTCATGCATCTCTCGAGAATCTCCTGTTAAGAATATATATCTTTTGTCTGTTGGTTTGTATACGATCTTTATCATATGATTATTAAATTAATATATTGAATTAGCATGAAAAGTCTACAGGAAAGTCTATTTGATTCGAAGACTCAAATGACGGAATCGTTGTTTGATAATGATTTAGTTACCCGTAAAATAGGAATACTTGATGTTATTACTAATCTTATAAGTGATTATGAGAGTGGCCAACATACTATTAAGGGCTGGGAGAAATGCCTTTTGGGAATAGTTAAATCTATTAAATATGATCATAAAAAAGGATGGCAATTAACATCACAAAAGGCGAGTGTTATAAAGGGTGATGAATTCATCATCTATCACACTCATAGGATGGGGGCTAATAGGATGGGGGCTAACTGGGATATCATTATATAAAGCACGCCCACCTATAGTAAGAGTAGTTTTTTCTCCTGATGAAGATAATATATATTTAGATATTTATCAAACACCAACTGTTGATTATAAAGATATATTATTTACATATAAATTCAATTATTATAAAATCAATAAAGGTGAGATTATTAATTTTGTCGATAATGTGTTTAATAAATTAGAAACAGTATTTTAATATACGAAAAACGGGTCCTTGAGGATCCGTTTTTTTTTGTTTATGTAACAACGTTTACTTCTCCGGAGTAGCATTAGTAACAAACTCAAGGATTGGTTTGAGGTTGCATTTCACCAAGACCCCGTCATTAATCACATACGGATCAACGTGTTGGACCTGCTGAACATCCTTGTTGTAGTAAGTCTCTTCATCAAAGGATGAAAGGTGGACAGCTACATTATCACCAGGTTTATAGTTAACCAACTCCTCAGGAGAAACCTTCACCATACCAGTGATATTCAGGTCAGTTACCTCAACAAACACACCGCATTTCTTACTTGAGTTCAGTACTCCCGTGACCTTACCACCATGGACCTCCCTGGCACTCTTCGTCCAACGAGGTGAGTCCTCACACCAACGATTGAAAAGCTCCATCATAGTCACATGACCGAGGAAGGTAAGGTAGTTCTTTCTTGAACAAATAAGGGACATCGAATCACCTCTGGAGATATAACTCACCACAAAGGCATCAACATCCTTTCCGATGAACTGTTCAAAGTCATCAGTGATGTTAAGAACAATCTGACTTCCTGGGATAAATGCATCCACCACGACCTCTTCGCCTACGTACTCGGATGTAGTAGGAATAACAGCTTTACCTGTGAATCCCCCATTAGTCAGCTGGAGATTCTTCACCTTAATGGTTTTAGGAGCGCCAATAACCCTCTGTGAAGTAGGATTCTTCACCACAGAGTTAATCCATTCATCAGTCATCGGCTGAATAGGATTGATTGAGATCCTATCCTTCTTAACATCAGTAACTATTGCCTTTACCTTCTGGTCGGATCCGTTTCTGAGCTTCCTATACTTATAAAGGTTCACTGAGGATGCAACCGTACCCTTATAGTTAATACCAGCAAACTCAACAGCGTCCTTGCTCACGCTCTTGATACGGGTTTCAATCACATCACCCACATTATACTCGCGGGGAAGATCATTAACAGATTCAGGTACACCTGCTAGGTCAACACCATACACCTCCTGAAAGGCTTCTGCGATAGTTTTGTTGCGGAAACGATGAGAATACGATTTAATTCTCTCCTTTTCATCTACAAATTCCGGCCACTCAAACTGGTCACCTGGAATTGAAACATTAGATTCTTTCAATTTTTTAATAATTTTAAAATGTTAAACTTTATATGTTAAAATAACAAACTATTATTTTTTCTTAATTTGTTTTTCAAGTTTTTTAACAGTTTGTTCATCTTTCTTTAAGCGTGTTCTCCAAGCACGTTTTTTCTTCGGGTCCATTTTCTTTCGACCCGCAGTCTGCTTGGCTACTTTAAGATCATACTTAGCTATTTTGAGTTTATCTTCTGCTTTCATTTATCGTCATTCCTATGTTCTTTATAATAAGTAGTCAACTTTCTCCAAGTATAACGACTAGCCACCTTATCCTTAAACCAACTAATATAACCCGGGTCAGTTTTACATACGGCCATAAACTCCTGATCCTTATATTTACCCATATTAAATACAATCCTCTCCGATTCATTACCGTTTGCAGCATTGCGAATAGATCCTTCTGGTGAGTAAAGAGTATTTTCTACCCAATCATCCACTTCTTCACCAGTTTCATTATCTTCTTTAAGTACTTCAAGTTGATTCTTAAATACTTCTATCGTTGCTTCTACATCAGAGAGACTGTTATGAGCGTTTTCAAGATTCCTACCTGTATAGTTAAAATATACATTAGAGAGTTTCCTTGGATTAAGTCTTGCTTCCATACCATAACTATCATAAAAGATCTTTCCATCCATGGGGAACTCGATCCCAATCATAAGAAGATCTTTATATATCATATTGACATCAAATCTGTTACCATTATATGTAAGAACATCCGCGTCATCAAACATTTCAATAAACTCTTGAGCCACACTCTTGAGGGGAACACCGTTCTCCTCAATAAAATCTTTAGTGAGACCATGTGCTTCAAAAGCACCTGGTTTAATCTCGTATGAGCGAATAGGTTTGATATAATAATTGAAAGTTTTAACCCGTTCAAATGTATCTTTTTTAAACCTGATAGCAGAAAGCTGAATGATATAATCTTCTGTCTGTGAAAGACCTGTGGTCTCAACATCAAACGCAGTAATGTAATGATTCATTAAATATCGTATTTAAAATGTTCTTGATTAAAAATACTAAAAACCTAACTATTATTTATATATGAAAAGTATTAAACAGTATATACTCGAAAGAGACGCAAACACACTTCCTTCAGATATTAGGGTGGATGATGATAAAGAGAAAGGCATCTTAAAAATATCCTTTGGAAAGAATGGATGGGGATTAAGTGATGAATTTATTAAGATTGGAAAGATTGTTCAGGAATACTCAAGACAAAATAATATATATATTAAAAAGTGCGTCATAGACACACTTGATGATGTGTATGACATAGAACTCACCTATTCAAATGAACATTTTAATGACTGATGAAAACGTTACGGGAAAGTTTATTTGATTCGAAGACTCAAATGACGGAATCGTTGTTTGATAAGGATTTAGCTACACGTGAACTCCCCTATCAAAAACTACTTAAAGAAAGAATAAGTAAGGATGATATTTTAAATTTTATAGAAGGGAGTTATGGAAGGGATAATATTAAAAATCCCACATTTCGTAATTGGTGTCATGATTTTCGGAATAAGGAAGGTGATATATTGGGGGTTGGTTTCTATGCATGGAACCCAAAGAACGACATAACTCTTGATGCACTTGATTGGATAAAACCTGGTAAGATACATGATAAAGTTCATTGGAATGATGCTATGTATGCAAACTCTCTTGATGTCTATTGGAGTTTTTGGGGAAAAGAAGGAACATGGGATAATATTACCGAATGGGTGTTAGTTACTCAAAAAAGTGGAGAGGGATACAACACATACATACTTGTAAACAGAAAAGAGTACGACGAGATAGATCAACAAATTATTCACAAGCTCATACAAATTGTAAGCAAAGTAAAATAAAAAAGAGAACCTTTCGGTTCTCTTTTTCTTTCGGCATTCAAAAGGAATTTTATTCGTTAACAGGCTCAACCTTCTGAAGAAGAGTAATCCTATTAAGAATCTCCTGGTGTTTCTGGTTAAGGAAGATCATGTAAGCTGTGTCAATAGAGTATGGCTCATGACAACCCTTCATATATTCGTTCACTGCAAGAATATTTCTCCAATCGGAAAATCCTCTAAACTTAAGATTATTAAGAAGACGAAGCGTGCTATCAAAAGCACTGTAATCAATAGTCTGTAAATCCTTTTCCCTCCAAAGCTTTACCAGCTGGAAAAGACCAAGGGTAAACTGCCAGTCAACCTCAGAGCGATTCAAAAACTCAACAATGAGTTTTGCGATATCATTCTTAGTAAAACGCTCACCATCATATTCAGTTGCATCAGGGAGAGTATATTTTACTGTTTTGATATATTCGTCAAACTTCTTCTGTTCCTCCATAAGATCATCTTCCATCTTAGTGAGTTCATCAACAACACTTACTTCACTAACCTTCTGCTTAAACTCCTCGAGACCCTTCTCGAGTTCTTCTGCGACCTCTTTATAGGCCTTTTTCTTTAATGTTTCTATCATAATTGTACTATAGTATAATTGCTAAAATTGTTCCTATAATTGCGAGAACCCCAATCAATCCAGCCATCCATTTGCTCCATTTAATACAATCAGCAAGTGTGATTGGTTCAAGCACAAATAAATAATTATCGTATTCATCCAGTTTTTCAATAGAATACGTTAAAAGTTCAAATAAATTATTTACTTTAATAAAATTAGAAATTACAATCATTTTCTCCATCACCCACTGTTCAATCATCTTATCGTTATTCAATCCGTTCTCCCCATATTCAAATATCTGGGTATTGGGAGAGTAATTACCATTTTCATCAAGATTAGGATTAAGCACCGCATAAGCGCGCCCCACCCAATCAAGATGAAACTCTGTACCAAATATTTTTGAAAATCCTTCGAGTAATTTTTCTTCTTTATATATTTTCTTTAATATCTTGGTATACTTAAGATTTAAAAATAGGTTTTTGAAGAACTTATATATGATCACAATTTTAAAGTCTTTATTTACAAAATCATGAGATTTATTATTTGTTTATAATATTTGTAAACATATGCATAACTTTACACAATATATTGTTGAAACTCACAAAAAGTTTGAAACTCGTGAGTTGACTTCCCAGGATGTGTCTAATTATATTAAGACAATTTCTAAGGAGGTATCGCGTGATATTCAGAATGTTTTATTTTTAACACAAAAATATTCTCTATTTACAGCTGATCAGATAGAAGAGATTAGATGGGCTGGAAAAAATCTATTGGGGAAATTATCTGAAAAAATAGGGGTTCCTGTAGGTGATCTTGAAGATATATGGAATGTGGTTTCTAAAATGAAAGATCACGAACTACGAGTACTTCCTCAATACCAGGCACCACAAGAAACCGAAGGTATTTTGCAGAAAAAACTTCGTGTTTCTGACCTCACCATTGACTTAGAAAGCGATAAGGGTAAGAGGGATGTTATTAAAATGTATACACCTCTTGTTCATAAAATTGTTAATCAGTTTGTGGGTAAGAGTAAACTTTCTAAAGCAGAACTTATGTCTGCGGCTCTCGTAGGATTTAATGATGCTATAAATAATTGGAATCCAGCGGCTGATAAATCTGTTTCCTTTAAGACATTTGCATCATATTGCGTTCGTCAACAGATACTTAATGATATAAACGAATATGGTCATACCCTTAGTGGTACTAGTTGGTACGCGGCTGAAAAAGCAAAGAAGGGTGAAGTAAAGCTCGATGCATCTTCTCTCGATTCATTTATGAATGATGACGGTGACTGGACAAATGACCATCTTGCCGCGCTTGGTGTAGAAGATAAGGATAAAGACGACAGTGCTCTTTGGAATAAAGTATTTAAAGCTATTGAAGACAAGTTTAAAGTAAGAGACGTTGATATTTTCTATCGTTACTTTGGATTGAATGGTAGGAAGAAAGAGAAAAGTAAGGATATTGCGAAATCCTATGGCATGTCCGAAGGATGGATTCGTAATAGTGTGATTAATAAGATTCTTGCGTATTTACGTACTGACAAAGACCTTCTTTCAATATTTATGGATCTTCAAGATATATATAATGAAGGCCTCATGATTGAGATGTTTTATATGGGGCGCGAACAAATCCTCGAGACTCTCCTTAATGATGATACATTTATTCTTTTAGAGGAAATTAATAGATGGTCGAAGAAGAGTGTGTTTAATGATGCAGTTAATAATACACTCGAGACATTCAAACCAGAAGATGCATTAATTATAAGAGATCTTCTTAAAGGATCATTCGATGACTTAGATAGTAAGTATAAAAAGAATAAACGAGTTATAGTAACATTCCTTTCAAGTATGTATCCTACTGAGACTTTCCTTAGAAAGAGTGATGTAGATATTATTGACAGAATGAGTGAATTACAAGATATTTGGAAAAAATTTAATAAATAAATTATATTGAAATGAAAGATATTACTGTATTTTTAAACGAACAGTTTGAAACCGCTGCTGCAAACGTTACTGAAGGTAAAGTAAGTTCAGAAAAAGACTTCCGTGAGTTTGCTGAAAAGATGACAAAGGAAGCATTCGGCGATAAATTTGACGAAGATAAGTTCAAGGAGACTGTTGATGGTTTCCTTGCAGATCATAAAGAAGAGGTAGAAGCTGGTAAATGGGGCGAACTCGTAGGTATCTGGGAACAAGGTTTTACAAAATAAATTTATAATACACCATGACAGTAGAAGAATTTTTCGGAACACTTCAGGAGAGTGTGGTGATGACCTGGAGAAAACACTTAAAGACTAAGAAGTACTCTAGCCATATGGCTCTTGATGAATATTATAAAGAAGCTCCTTAACTCATCGATGCACTCATCGAGGGGTGGCAGGGCACACATGATAAAATTGAGAAGTATACTGACCTCCTTGTTGGTAAGGAGTTTGAAACCGCCGTTGATTATCTGACTGAACTTCGTAAGATCACTAAGGAAGGTCGTAAGTTGATGGATTCATCCGAGCTTGAAAGTGATACTGACGCTATCCTTTCTCTCATTGATGGTGTTATCTATAAACTCAAAGAGCTTAAGGAAGGTGTTAGTCTTGTTGATTTTCTCAAGACTCTAAATGAATCAAAAACCACATTTAGTCAGATGTGTGATTATGCTGAGTCTTGGGCAAGACAATCTCACACAGATAAAGAATTTGTTGATCTTTTCACTTATATAACAAAGGGCATCTATCGCGAACTCTCCGAAAGAGCTGTTGCTACATGGTCCGATGAGGCAGAGAAGGAAGTCGCTAATAAGTGGATGGATAAAATCGAAGAGATGTTAAAAATTATTAGCAAAAAGTAATTATGAGAGATAAATTTAGCGAATTAATTAAAGCCGGTGTTGCAAGCTTTCAAGAGAGACCTGTGGGCTCCCCTATACCTACATTAGATCCTATGGTTAGATGTTATAATAGCTGCTGGGGTGCACTGACCGATACTCATATGAGTAAAGTGGATGACGGTTATATTATCACAGGCACTTTTGTTAAGGGACCTTACTGGGAACGTTTTAAATATGCATGCTACTGGGGATCCACAAACATCAAACTTGGATCGGGTTTCTGTAGCCTGGAGAACATGGTATCTAGTTATGGTTATCAGATGAAGCCTGATACTTATAATAGTGATTATGTTATCAAACTTACTCCTAGACCAGCAGAGTCATCTGAGGTTCCTGATGGAGAATGTGATTACTGTGTTGCTGCTTGTCCTACATGTCCGACTGTAATATCCTTAGGTGAATCGAAGATTCCACATCCTTTCAAAGAATTCTTCACTGGTGAACAGGAGAAGGCTATTCGTGAAGAATGGGAGAAGGGTAATGGTGATGCTATGAAGGTAGTTGAGAATCTTAATTCCAATAAGTCGATCAATAAATTCAATTTCCGTCTCACTGCAGATAACGAATATATTGTAGTCGACGAACAATTAAAGATTAAACTTTAATATGCCAGCAAAAAGTAAAAGTCAACAAAGACTCTTTGGTATGGCCCTCGCAGTAAGACGTGGGGAGATGAAAAGAGGTGATGTTTGGAAAGAAGTTCTTGATATTGTTGATAGCGATATGACTGATAAGGAGATTGAGGATTTCGCTAAAACCAAACATGATAAAATAAAAGAACATAAAGGTATGAAAGACATTAAACAATATATTAATGAAGCTTCTTATCCAGGTCGGGATGCGATTGAAATAAATGAAAAGGGTAAGTTTGGTTATATGTACTACGATCCAAATAGTGGAGTTGTAAGCACATATGCTATGGATAGACCACAAGATATTATAGACGACTACGGATACGATGATGCTGAAGCGTGGAGATTAGTTAAGCTCAATATTGGGCAAAGCTATTGCGACGACTCCGGATCAATATATACAAGGATTTGGTAACATTTGATATTTGCTATTTAAATTCGCGTATAATCAACTCAAAAAGAAAAGATGACCAAAAGGTCATCTTTTCTTTTTATCGCGCAAATTTAAGCGATTATTTACTTTCTTTAACTAATATCCAATCAGTTCCTTTAAGAGAGTTAAGACGGATACAAATATTTTTAAGCCAACCGGCTTTCTTCACCCTGACAACCCATTTGGATAACTGTTTTTGTAACTCAATCCTATCAGCCATACACAGACAAGGGTCTTCCCAAGCGGTTTTAAATGAGGGGGTCACTTTCCAGCACATATCTTTAGCAGGAATAATGTTATTGTTCTCAACGGACTGGGCAAATTCGAGGTAGTAAAGGGGTTTCATATGCAATATCGTTATGTTTTTATCTTTTATGAATATATTTATCAAAAGTTTGATGATTATTTACTATTTCTTGTAAAATTATTTTATTATATATAAAAAGATTGTAATTGGTAATGCATATTCCCGACATAAAAGAAAGGGCATTATATAATACAAAAATAGTAATGTCTAAATACAAGGATTTTTATGACTATATTATGAGTTTATATTCTGATTCTCCCGAATATAATGAAAAATTATACAGATATCTTCATAATATAGAAAACCGGCCGATGTGCCCCATTTGTGGAAATCCCATTCCTTATAGAAATAGTCCTGCGGGATATGGTAAATATTGTTGCGCTAAGTGTATGGGTCGGAGTGAAACACGTGCAAATAAAATAGCAAATACTAAATTATTAAGATACGGGAGTAAAACTTATAACAATTCATCTAAAGCCACAGATACGATGAATAAAATATATGGAGGTAGGGGATTGGCATCTAATCAACTACGTAAAAAGAGTGAACAAACATGTATTGAAAAGTATGGGGTCGATAATGTCTTTAAACTCCAGGAAGTTCAAGATAAATGTTGTTCTTCTAAATTAGAAAAATACGGGGATTTACATTATTCAAATAGGGAAAAAAACAAACAGACTTGTATTGACAGGTATGGTGTAGATAATCCAATGAAATGTAAAGAAATTCAAGAAAAAGTTATAAATACAATGTTGGATAGGTATGGAGTTAAATATGCGATGTTAAATAAAGAACTTGCAAATAAATTATCAAAATCATTAGTCGATACTCATAGAAATGGTAAATATGATATGTCGGGAAGAGAAAAAACTCCATCAAAAATAGAAAGAGATTTTCAACAATACCTTATAGATAATAATATAAAATATATTTTTCAATATAGATCTGATTTATATCCATATTTATGTGATTTTTATATTCCTGATTATGATTTATATATAGAAATTCAAGGTACATGGACTCATGGAAAACACCCATACACAGGAACAGAAGAAGATTTAAATATAATAAATGATTGGAAAAATAAAAACAGTGAGTTTTATAATCAAGCAATATGTGTTTGGAGTGAATTAGATGTAAAAAAAAGAGAAATCGCTAAAATCAATAATTTAAATTTTCTTGAAATATTTAGCATCGATGTAAGTGAATGTATATCTTTATTTCAAAATAAAATACAAGAAATAACACATGGCTGATAAAAAAACAAAGAATAAATCAATTCAATCATCTCCCTCTAAACCACCTAAGGATTATTCGCTTATAAAAGCTATTCGAGAAGAAAAACTTTATAAGAGTAATGTTGGTGTTAGGGATACGAGAGTAAGAAAGTGGGTGGATGAAAATGTCCAGGCTATGGGTAAAAGTAGTATTATGCCGGGACAACTCATTATGTTTAATTATTTCGAACCAGCGACAAAAGAGGAACTTGAATACTACGACGCTATGCCATGCACTATATTCTTTAATGAATTTAAAACCAAAGAAGGTCAACCCCGTGTACTTGGATTCAATCTCCACTACTATCCTCCAAAGATGCGTTATATAGTAATAGACCGTATATTCTCTATTTTCAAACCTATATACGAGAAAGCTTGGAACGGCCCTCTTAAGAGCGGTATGTCTTATATGCAATATAAGATGTTACTTGAGCAGCTCGAAAAAGAGGGATTGAGTTTTGGGGTGCGCGAATATATACCAAATCTTATGCATGACATTAAACCCATTCCACCAAAAGATTGGAGTAAGGCTGTATTTACTGAAGGGAGATTTAAGAAAAGAACCAGAGAACAAATACTTAACTACTGGAAAACATGGGTTGATAAACATTCAAGTTAATATTATACTTAATTTTACATTATTGCAGTCATATTATTGGAGAAATAATCAAAATAAATTTATTCGAATAAATGAAAAACATCACTGAAAAATTCAACGATCGGTTATCTATATCTCAAATGATTGATCAAGAGAGTATGGTGGCTAATCTTGATGAAGGATTAAAAGAAGTATTTGCTGCTGTTAAGGACAAATTTAAACAGGTTTGGCAGTGGGCAAGAGGGTTAGTTGTGAAGATTGGAACATATATTCTCCCCGTCACTGAAGAAGGTGAAATGCTCCCCGCTATTACTCCTATGACCGCGGGTGTTGCTTATCGTGAAGGCATTGCGAAAGATGATTTTACTTTTGTATGTAATAGCAAAGAAGCTTCCAAGATATCCGGTCTCAAAACATCCCCCAAAGATGCGCTCGGTCTTCTTGGTAAGGATGGTAAAGCAGATACATTCAAGTATTGGGAAAGTCTTTATGAATCGGTGGATCCTAGTAAGGCAAACGTTAATGAAGTAAAAATGCACACAGAGGATCCCGAAGCAAAATGGAATATTATCTGTGACGACGAGGAGCTCCGTGATGAAATTACTCGTCATATTAAAAAGGCCGGTCTTGCAAGGCTTCTTATCTGGGGTGCCCCTGGTATTGGTAAAACAGCTATTTTAAATAATGTAGTTAAGGGATTCCAAGCTGCCGGTAATGAATATAACCTTATTGTTAAGACACTTTCTAATGAAACACCAGATAACTTCATGCTTCCAAAATATGTTGAAGTTGGTGAAGGTGCTGTAAAAGCAGAAGATGTACCTAAGACATGGCTCCCTGTTTATCATCCTACCGGTGATAAGGCTAAAGATGCTGCCGCTGACGCTGCCCTCGGTAGAGGTATGTTATTTATCGATGAATTAAGCCGCGCTACACAACAGGTTCTTAATGTATGTCTTCCTCTTATTAATGAAGGTGAGTTTAATGGATGGAAGATGGGTAGTGGTTGGTGTATTGTTTGCGCATCTAACCGTCCTGAGGATGAAGATAGTGGTCAAGCACCTCTTGGTAATGCTATGTTAAACCGTTTTGCTCACGTCTATTACGAACCAACTGTTCATACTTGGAGAAAGTGGGCGGATAAACAAGGATTTATGTCACCCCTCCTTCTCCAATGGCTCAGTCTTCCTGAAACAGAAAACATGAGTGGCGGTAAGTATTACTATATGGATCCTAACGAGGAGATGGAAGGCGCTTCCTCAACTGCTCTCATGTGCACCCCTAGGGCGTGGACTAATTCAATGCGTGATCTTGCATCTTATAGTCACACCGGAGACCTTCAGGGATTCACAATCTTTGATATTCCAACTAATGTGATAGGACGAGTACTAAATAAGTATATTCCTGTCTCTGCAGTAGATTCATTCATTGCTTTCTTACATGTTATTCATAGTATTGGCGATTTTGACCGTGTAACTGCTGATATTTGGAAGAATGGTGGTAAGAGTGTTAAGATTTCAGCAAAGGATCTTATGAAGATTGCTCTTCCTCTCGCGCAGCTTATTATCACAAGTCACGCCGATAAACTCCCTACATCAGATGAATTTGCAAATCTCTGCACATGGATTAAAGACCAGAATAACGACCAGCTCGCTAGTTATATTCTTGATATCTTTAAGTCAACATTCATGGCTGATGTTAAATCTGTAGATGCGAAAGATAAACTCTTCGTTCTCCATGATATTGAAAAATATATTAAGACATTAGATAACTATGAAGACACCAAAAATCTTTATGATTCCATATTTAAACCATTCTTTGATAGATGGGGTGTAGATTGGGAATCAGCACCTGATTATAGCAAGGGATTAAAGATTGCTGGTGAAGCATTTGGGGAAACATTTCGCAATGCCAAGGTTGGTGGAAAGAGCGCACTAGGATAATGGTCAAATCCCTTTAGATTTTCTTTAAAAAAGAGACTTTTATAAGTCTCTTTTTTTTTATTTTATTTTAAATAACTTATTTATATTATTTATTATTTATATTGAAAAATTAAGTAATGTGAAGGTGTATGGAGATACCAAAGATAGATGATTTACACGGGAATTTTCTTGGAAAATTTTATATTCAAAAACATTATCCTGAATTTTATCAATATCTATTAAATAGATATAAACAAATTCCGATTAAAAAATTTAGTGAATATCTTTATTTGTATTATCATAGTTTAAATGATAGGCCTAAATGTAAATGTTGTGATAACAAAGTAAATTATATAGATTTTACTCACGGTTATCGAACATATTGCTCAGTCAAATGTCAAACAAACGATCCTGAAATTATTAAAAAAGGATTAAAAAAGAAGGAGGAAAAATATGGCGCGGATAATTTAACTAATCATAAAAAAACAAAACAAACAAAACTTGAACGATATGGGGACCCTAATTACAATAATATAGAAAAAACAAAACAAACAAAACTTGAACGATATGGGGATCCATATTATACAAATATTGATAAAATAAAACAAACCATGATTAGTCGATATAATGTGGACAACCCAATGAAAAATAGTGAAATATCGAAAAAATCTTTAGAAAATAAAATAAAAAAATACGGAGAAGATAATATTTCCAATCAAAAGAAAATTCGTCAAACATGTATTGAACGCTATGGTGTAAAAAATATATTTATACTATCTGATATAATTAAAAAGTCAAAACAAACAAAACTTGAACGATATGGGGATGAAAATTATTCTAATCGAGAAAAATTCAAACAAACATGTCTTAAAAGATATGGTTGTGAATATCCTGCACAAAATATATCAATAAAAGAAAAACAAAAACAAACATGTCTTAAAAAATATAAAGTAGATAATATTGCAAAATCAACATATTCTCAAAATAAATCCAAACAAACATCAATTGATAAATATGGGGTGGAATATTATACTCAATCTCAAGAATATAAAAAACATATAAAAGAAATTACTCCACAAATTCAGGAAAAAATTTATAAAACAAAAAAAGAAAACGGAACATTTAATTCATCATCAATAGAGGAATTATTTGAAAAATGGTTGATAGATAATAAAATTAATTATATATCACAATATCAAAGTGACGAATATCCCTTTAATTGTGATTTTTATTTCCCAGATAAAAAATTATATTTAGAAATTCAAGGATTTTGGGGTCATGGTGGGCACCCGTATGATCCGGAAAACATAGATGATATTAAAAAGGCTAATATATGGAAAGAAAAAGGCACAAAATTTTATTTGAATAATTATGATGTATGGACAAGGCGGGACCCACTTAAAAGACAATGGGCAAAAGATCATAATTTAAATTGGAAAGAGATATTTACATATAAGTTAGATGAATTACTCGGCGAAATTAAAGATCTTATTTCATGAAACATCATGTAACAGTAGGTATTGACCCATCTATTAATAGTACTGGTATTTGTGTCTCCGGGGTGGACAAACATTTTAATACATATTATCTTATTCCTTCCAAAATAACCAAAAAGTCCCTCGAATGGGCACGAGGAGTAGATTGGTTGAATATAGAAGATTATGATAAAGTATCTGTAAAAGAGATAGATAAATACTACGAAAAGGAGTTTATTAAGTTTGGTAACTTATTTGTCTTGGTAGAGACATTGTCTTGTGTATTAGACATCATTATGAGTAAATATATTATAGACCATGTCACTATGGAGGGAGTGAGCTATGGTAGTGTGAAAGGTGCCGCTCTTGTAGACCTATCGTTTCTTAATGCCATGATAAGAATGAAACTCCATGAGAAGAAAATTAAATTCTATATAGTGTCTCCAACGGAAGTAAAAAAGTATGCTGTCGGCAACGGGTCTGCGGAGAAAAGTTTAATGATAATGTCTTGGAAGAAACTTGATAAAAACACACAGTCGATTCCTGATTGGTTTAAATGTGATGACTTAGCTGACGCATACTTTATGTCCTATTATAACCCCGAGCTTTCTTGATGGTTTTGTCTTATTCTTTTGTATATAAAAGATAAGTGAAATGGGAGAAGTTGTTGTACAAATGATATCACAATTCGGTATTTTGGGATTGTTATTGGCTGGGGTGATTTATCTCATCTGGGATGGAATAAAAATGAAGAAGAAAAATCTCGTGTCTTCTAAAAAATTAGATGACTCTATAGATAATCTTGAATCACATGTAGATAAGAAAATTGATGATGTAAACAATAGGATTGATCTTGTTAATGATAAGGTTGATACTCAATATGAATTACTCAATAAGAGAATCGATGCCGGTCCGGATGTATTTATGAGTAAGATGGCTGAGAAACAACACACCGAAGATCAAATTCATTTTAATAAATTTATAGAACAATTCTCCCAGGCACCAAAACTCCATAGGGTTCTTAAATTATATAGGGAAAGAATAGGATGTGATCATATATTTATGGGTACATTCCATAATGGTAGTACATCTATTAGTGGCATACCTTATTGCAAGTTTGATGTTATTGCAGAAAAGTTTAAACCAGGACATAATAATTTTGATTTAAGAGAATATACAGTTATTTATAAAAATAGTGATATACTTGTACACGATAACCTACCAATGGTTATATCTCAAGAAGATTATGTATATTATAAAATAGAAGAAGACGGTTCATCACCACTTGAGGATGTAGATGATATACTCTATAGGAGATGTGTGAAAAATGGAATAAAACAAATATCTATTAACCTCTTAAGGGATAAAGATATGAATCCAGTGGGTTTTGTGGGTTGTGTTGATTTTGATTATGATGAACTTAATTTTAAAGAACTTAATAATTGTGCAAAAGAATTAGAAGAAATATATAACAATTGATATGCAAACAAAAAGCAACATACAGTTAGTAAAGGAAGCTTTACAGTATAAAGAATCATTTAAAGAATGTCTCTCTGACTTAATTAATAAGTATATGGTTGAGAACTCAACATTTTCATTTAATGGTTCTTTGAAAGAGAAAGTTAATGGTTATTTTGTTGTTGAGAATGAATATAATACTCTTGATGAAGCCATGGGTAATCTTACTCCTGGTCAACTCGTGAGGGTAGTTGAGAATAAAAAATTTCAAATTGGTAGTGTGAGTGAGAAACTCTCGAATACCTCTAATGAAAAAATAGTTATTGACCTGAGTACTGGTAGTGAGGTCTAATGAGTGATTTCAAGAACATAATAAATCTCAATTCATACATTCGCATAGAATCGATTAAGAGTGATTTTCAAAGAGATTGTGAGTATATATCTAACGAAAGTCAGATAGATAAAATTGATATATTTAAAATACAAAACATCATCTTTGAAAACTCTCAACTTCGATTTTTGTTTTATGATAGTCTCAAATTAAAAGGCATTGAACACACAGTTATTAATTGCCTCTCATCCGATGAAATTTTTGAAGAATCAATGTTTAATGCAAGAGGAATAATTGTTTTTGATAATGTTTGTGCTTGTAAAAATAATCATATATTAGAGACTATTACGAATTATAAAAACTCTAAATTATTAGTATGTTAAATATTAATTCATTAGAACAATCTATAAAAAATTCTCTTGAAGGTGCATTTAAAGATGCGCTTATGTCAACTTTTGATGCAGTTAAAAATGGTGATGAAGTATCACCTTCCGATCTAGCTGGCAAATTTTCAAAGAGTGCAGGAAAATACGCGCATGACATTGCATCAGCCATAGATGAATATATACGCTCCGCTCAAATCACTATCAACGCAGGTACATCTTTAGTTGGGTTGGGTCTTGCTTCACCATCAGGTCCAGTTACTGGCTCGCTCACCCTTGCGGCACCTGCTGTACTTCAAAATTCGATATCTTAACACGTTATTATTTAATAAATATCGTAATAAAATTGATAATCATATTCACATGACACATATAAAAGAAGCACTTGATACCGGGAGAGATAGTAAGGGTAAGAAATGGGAAGATTATGATACCATTAAATGTCCTGATGGTGAGGTTATAGATATGCAGAAACTCCTTACCGAACAACAACGCGCGGCTGCGGCCCTCGGACATCTTCTTCCTGCTCTAGGTGGGTTTGTTAGTAAACTCCGTTTTATATATACTTTCCGTGTAGACACACAAGCAACCGATGGATATAATATATTTGTTAATCCTCAGTTCACTTCTCATCTTGATCTCACCGGTAAGACATTCGTTCTCGCCCATGAGATTATGCATTGTCTACTCAATCATCTCAGACGCGCAAAAGAACTTGGTCATCCTATGGAAAAGGCAAACATAGCTGCGGACTATGAATGTAATGTTACTCTTGCAAAGGATCTTGACCTTGTCAGTCCCGGTGATATAAAAAAAATAGGTGCCCTATATGATGATAAGTATCATGGATGGGGATATGAAAAAATTTATGCTGATAACCCTCCACGCGGAGGTAATGGTCAAAACATGAATAATAAAAACCAAAGCAGTCAAGCTCAGCAAAACCAAGGACAACATGGACAAGGTGATGGACAAGGTGCCGGTCAAGGTGATGGAAATCAAGAATTTGACCCCGATTATATCAAGGGATGGAATGATGCTGTTAAAGATTATATGAGCGGTAAATTAAGTATTAACTAAGAGTATGAATCAGAGAGAATATAATAGTGGTTATCAAGCAGCTATAGAAGAAATTCGTAAACATATACAAAACCAGCGTCAAAACGGAGGTCAAACACAATCTCCACAGCAAGGTGGACAACCACAACAAGGAGATGATGGACGTATGATGCCTCCGGGAATGGACTCTAATCAGCAAGGTCAGAGTGGTGGACAAGGTCAAAATAATGATCAGCAAGGATCTACCGGAAGAGGAAGCGGAAATCAAGGTACTGTTCAACCCGAAGATTGTATTGGTCCTGATAGTCTTGACGATATCCCTGGTGCTGCTGGTGGTATGGTTGATAGAAAAACGGGTGATGAGATTGCTGGAAAAGAAGGTTATAATAAGGAAGGTGGTAATGATGATCAGGTAGCCCGCGATTGGAAAGATAATGCTCTTAAAGCAGCTAAACAACTTAAACAACAAACAGATAAGAATCGTGGTGGTGGTCCTGGAGCGTTTGCAGCAAGACTTGAATCTATTTATAAACCTACCAAAGACTGGAGGAAAGAATTAAAAAGAGTTGTTGGTCAAGCTATCAATCCCGAAGATCCTCGGCAGGCATTCGCTCATAAGAACACACTTGTAAGCCAGGATAGAATTGCTCGTGCAGATAAGGATAAGTATGATAGTCTTGATTATATGGTGGCGATGGTTGATACGTCCGGCTCTATGTCAGAGAAAGATATCAAATCATGCCTCGGTGAGGTATATGGTGTGGCACTCGCAAAGAAACCTCTTAAACTCGTACTTATGTATTTTGGTAGTGGAGTTAGTAAAATAATGGTATTCAAGAGTCTTACTGAGTTCAAGAAAGAAATGAAAGCCCCAAATATTGCTGCCGGTGGTGGAACCGAGGTGGCTCCTTGTTTTAGACTCCTCGCTACTGACCCTCAATTTAAGAGAAGAACAGCGGATATCGTTATGATATTTACCGATGGATACATTGATCAAGTAAAACGTAATCCAAAAATTTGTAAGAACCTCTGCTGGGTGATTATTGATAACCCAGGATTTGATCTTCAATATAAAGATATTCGTACTAAATGCGTTCATATCAAAAAAGAAGATATGGAATAATATGAAGAGTCTCAAAGAATCATTATTTGATACGGATTTAGTTCAACGGGAGCTTACTGTGTTTGGTAAAAAGTTTGCTCCCTCTTGGATAAGTTTTTATGATGGTTTGGATACAATGAATATTTCGAGATATAATAAATGTCTTGGTGGTTTAAAAATCAGGGAACTTAAAAAATCATGTAAGCCAGCATCTGATAAGATTATGTCGAAGTTTTTATTTTCCCCTGGATATCAACATATTAAATATAGTGATTTAGTTAGAGCAAGTAAAGATGTTGCGAATAAATTAAGTTTATTGGTTGGTTTTATAAATTCATTATATATAGAAGACATAGTTTTTAATTCTACATATTATTTATCTAATTTATGTAAAAGAATTAATGAAAAATTGAAAGAGTTTATAAATGATAAAAAATTGGATCTCTCTATACGCCCTGAATATTATAATAGTTTCAAACGAGTGACTGTTTGTTTGAAATCACACGGGGTTTTATGGGATGAATTACGTATTTCATTTGATTACGAAGAGTAGTAATAGAAAGAACTTTCTTTTGAAAGTTCTTTTTTTATAGTTATCACATAATTATTATTTATACATGACAAATGAATCTACTCAAATAACTGGAAAAGAAATACAAAATAGTTCAAGTATGCTCATTGGTGAAGGATATGATCTTGGGCAGCCTATGAATATACCAGGATTTAAAGAAACCACAAATTTCACTCCTCGTTATGCTAAAGAACCTGAGAAGAAAAAGAAAAGAACGATAGCGAAATTCTTCTCTAATATGGCTAGGTTCGGTATGGATTACGAGGATGATGTGGTGAAAAACATGAGGGCTATACCTGCAGATAAAAACCTTCTTCCAAAAGAGACTCAACTCGAGAATCAGGATTTGTTTAATCAGATGATTAACTCCTGGAAGGTTAAGAGTAATGCTGATAAAAACTTCTTTGAAAAGGATTATGCGCAGAAAAGGGAAGCCTTAAGGAAACTTGCTGTTCAGCCTGAGCTTGAAGACATTCTCGATACTATGTCAAATGAAAGTATCGTCTATGATGGTGACTTGACATATTTTGCCGAGCCATTCATTGAACCTCTTGAGATACAGGATCTCGATAAGGATGCAGCAAAGAAAGTAGAGGATTCTATGAATACTCATTTCCGTCGTTTCTATAAGATGCTCAACTGGAAGTATAATGCTTGGGATGATTTTAAGAGATTTCTTGTTGAAGGTAACTTAAGTTGGGAGATTGTTTATGATTCTCTCGAAAAGCCAACGAGAATTATTGGACTTGTTCCTCTTGACGCCGCTACACTTACAAGAAAATATGAAAATGGTAAATGGTACTGGGTTCAATATAAAGGCATCCAGGGTCGTGAACGTACACTCCTCGATAGCCAGGTTATTTATATAGCATATCAAGAAACAAACGCTATCTCCAGGGTGAGTTATCTTGAAAGGCTTATTCGTCCGTTTAATATTTATCGTATCGTTGAACAAGCACAACTTATATGGACTATCACTAATGCCTCATATAAAATGAAGTTCACTATTCCTATTAAGGGTATGAATAAGGTGAATGGTCAACAAACATTGATGGCTGCTATGAATAGATATCGTGAAGATATTAAATTCTTACCCGATAGTGGCGAACTACAGATTAATGGTCAAGCAACCATGCCATTTAATAAAGAATATTGGATGCCTGAGGGTGATAGTGGCGCGCCACAGATTGAGACAATTGGAGGAGATGGTCCGGATCTGAATGATAATGATCAACTTAAGTTCTTTAAAAACCAACTTTATAAGATATCAAAGATTCCCCTCAGTAGGTTTGATCAAGAGAGTGGTGAGACTTGGTTTGGTACAGATGCTACCAGTGTTGCAAGAATCGAGATTGATTTTGCAAGATTTGTAAATCGTCTCCGTAACAGGTTCTCTCAAATAATGATTAAACCTCTCCAAATCCAACTCGCTCTTGATATTCCTGAACTTCAGGGTAATAAACAGATTCTCGAAGCCGTGAGTCTTCAATATAAGAGTTATAACCTATTTGAGGAGATGATGGAACTTGAGTTAATGGAAAAGCGTGTACAACATATTCAAGAGATGAAAGACAGTATGGTCGATATGGATGTGGAAGGTAATGAGATAAAGTTTTTCTCATCAGAGTTCCTTGTCAAGAAATACTTGAAACTATCTGATCAGGATCTTAAACTTAATGATAAACTCAAACAAAAAGAAATTGAAGATCTCCATCTTGCTGGTGGCGAAAATAGTGATGCCGAGGCAATGGCTGCTAGTGATGGAGCTGGATTTGAATCTCTTGCAAATAGAGTCGCAAATATCATTACAGAAAGACTTCTTTCAAATGATTCTTTAAAAGTTCTTGTAGAAGGATTAGTTAAAGACGAACAAGAAAAAGAAAAAGAAAAGAAGAAAGAAAATAAACCGACCGAAGATGATGATAAAATAGTTAAGAAGAAAAAGAAATCCAAATCATCTTCTGAGGAGGAATAATTATAAAAGAGTCTTTTTAAAAAGACTCTTTTTTTATTTATTTTTAATAAAAGATTGAATAGTAGATATGGATATGGGTAAATTTCCTTCAATTGAATATTTTAACATTAATCCGAAGGGACATAGGATGGAAAATCATGTAAAAAACAATTTTCCAGAATTTTACAGTTATATAAATTCACAATATCCGAAAGAGTTAAGTTGGATGGAAAAATTATTTTGGTATTATAATAATATTACAGAAACACCAAAATGTATTGAATGTGGGACCCCTGTTAAATTTCGGAATTTTGATAAAGGTTATTTTCAATATTGTTGTCAAAAGTGCTCCAATAAATCAATGTTTAGAATACAAAAAATAAACAACACCATAAAAGATAAATATGGGGTTGATAATATATCTAAATTGGATGATATAAAAAAGAAAAAAGAAGAAACTATAAAAAAACATTATGGGGTAAATCATTGGTTACAATTGCAAGAAAATCAAATGCAAATTCAAAATACCATGCTTAAAAAATATGGTGTAAGATTTGCCCATCAACTACCGGAAATAAAAGAAAAAACAAAACAAACAAATATCGAAAGATATGGTGGGGTTGGTGTTCAATCACCGGAAATAAAAGAAAAAACAAAACAAACAAATATCGAAAGATATGGTGTTGAAAACCCATACCAGATACCTTCGATTATTGAAAAAAGGAAAAGAAAAAGTATAGAAAAGTATGGCGCGGAAAATCCTTTTAATTCAGACGAATTTAAGGATTGGTTAAAGCAATATAATATTGAAAAGTATGGTTGTAAATACTCCATATCTTCAAATGATGTCCGTAATAAAATCAAACAAGTTATGGTTAAAAAATATGGAGTAGAAAACCCATCTAATATTGATGGAATCAATCACAAACGATTTTTAACCCGTAAAATAAACAACACATTCAATACATCTAAAATAGAAAGCGATTTTGATAAATGGTTAATCGAAAATAATATACCTCATAAATGGCATTATAGAGCAAAAAACTATCCGTTTGAATGTGATTTTTATTTTCCCGACAAAGACATATTTTTAGAAATCCAGGGACATTGGGGACACGGGGGACATCCGTTTGATCCGAATAATAAAAACGATTTGAAAATTTTAAATGAATGGATTTCAAAAAACACAAAATATTATAATAATGCTATAGAAGTATGGACCGTGCGTGATCCAATGAAAAGACAGTGGATTAAAGATCATGGTCTTAATTGGCATGAGATATTTACGACAAAATTATGCGACTTGATAAACTGGTATAATTCGCTATAAAAAATTATGATTATTATGCATGTCGAAGATGATGATAAAATAGTTAAAAAGAAAAAGAAAAAGAAAACATCAGAGGAAGAATAATTTTTAAAAGAGTCTCTCCAATAGAGACTCTTTTTTTGTTTTATTATTTATGTATGAATATTATTAAGTTTAAAGATACTATTGTTAAAGATCAAGATTGGTATAATGATAATCTTCGTGGTCGTTATGCTTATTGGGTGAGATGTCGTTATGTCATTCCGCTTGATAGCATTACGCAGAATATGTATGTTTCTTTTGAAACTACTATAAATAACCTATTAGGATATGTATACTACGGATTGACAGAGAATAGTGGAGTATACTCCTACGTCAATGTTCCTTGGACTGATCTATCCGAAAAACAACAAGCAGATGCCGTCCTCGTAGAGGAGGTGCCCGAGAATCCCACAGAAGATTCCCCTATACTCATTAAACTCGATCATCATGTAATAAAGTACGCTGATCTCTGGAAAGGTGATTACTACTGGATGAATACATATATTGACAACACTGAGACCGACCTTGTAAACTCAGTAGATATATTCAAATCTTATAATAGTTATGTCCCTTCAGTAGATATTGACCCTGAAGAACTCAAACACTTCCGCACATGGTTAGCTGAGAGTATTTTATCACTTAATTATACCTTCTATGAACTTGTCGCATCCGAAGAAGAGGAAGGTGTAGATCCTACTTATAGTTATGTTAAGTTGGTTCAACCCTCTCTTGCTCAACTCGAGGCCGCAGTAGAGGTGGATGTACTCCCAGAAATAGGTGTATATGATTACTATAAACTAGTGGAAGATGAAGGTGAGTATAAGTATGCACTTCTTAAAAACCCAACCGATGCAGAAGAAGCAGCTGCTGAAGAAAAACCATCCGTTCCTACAGATCCTACATCAGAAAGCCCTGAGTATATTAAAGTTAAAGTAGAAACACCGGAGTATATTAAAATAAAAGATCTTCATATAACAGATTATAATGAAGATACTATTCATATGCTTCAATACTATGCAGGTGGTATGTATGACGATACTCTTAAATGGATAAGTGCGTTTAGCGGTGTTGATGTGACCGCAAAGTTCGGTGTTCCTAGTGGAGCCTGTGGTTGTGGTGGAGGAAGCAATATATCATCATTATATAATGATAGTGTATCGGTGTGCGACACAGTGTCTATATATAGAAAAGGAATAAAAAATACTATGGTAAGTCTTTTCTCTAGTATAGATACTTGGACAAGCATGTGTTCCACGTTCATTTTAAAAATTAAAGAATACATCGATGGCATTATTCAAGCTAACTATGGAATGAGTGTAAGTGATCAATCAAATTACTATAGTTGCGAATGCCTTAATAGATCAGGTCAGGATAGTGCGCTTGCTATACTCAAACAACTTTCTACGGCATTTGAGTATATAGCTAAGAAAGATATAAATACACACAAAAACTTTATAGTTACGGTACTCGGACAATGGAGTAACCAGTTATATGAATTAATGGAATGGAATTAATATGGCAGATTTAGTTAAAAATAGATATATATCTCCCAATAAACTGGGGTTATTTCTTAATGAATTAAGAGAAGATACTCCAGTTGAGATTGGTTCAGGAAAAAATAGTGTCCAACAAAAAGGAACAGGTGCTGAAGCAATGAGCGAGTCATCTATTGCAACTGGTGTAGATAGTTTTGCTGGACAAAGGGGTTATAAGTATACAAACACAGGTAATGTGACAAATCAATTGACACTCACTTCTGTTGATGGACTTGCAGTTGGTGATGTAGTGTCCATTGTGAATGATTCAAAATATCCTAATTGCTCAACCATTACAGGAATTAATGGAACAACTGTAACATTTGATTCTTTACCGTTTGATAGTATTGAGCCCGATTTGACAGGTTTTGATGATTATCTCGTTTACGTTTCAGAAAAGCCTAATGTTGGTGATGTTGAACTTGCAATTGCTGCTCATGCGGAAGGCGATGGAACTAAAGCACAAAATTATACTGCTCACGCCGAAGGTAGAGATACTCAAGCTCTAGGGGAATATAGTCATGCAGAAGGTCGTGACACTGTTGCTCAATATGCTGCTCATGCCGAAGGTAGAGACACCAAAGCAGAAGGTGAAGAGTCGCATAGTGAAGGTATTCATACATCAGCGTCAGGAAAACATTCGCATGCTGAAGGAGATATTACTGAAGCAACAAATTATAATGCTCATGCAGAAGGTTATTTTAGCAAGGCTTATGGTAATTCATCTCATGCCGAAGGTGGTAAATGGGTTAAAGGAGCTACTGGTACTACAAGAATAAATGGTGGAACTGCTAATGGTGATGGTTCTCATGCCGAAGGTGGTAAAACAGTATCTGAAGGTAATTTCTCTCATGCAGAAGGCTATTCAACTATTGCTAATGAAAGCAATTCTCATGCTGAGGGCCAAAATAGCAGAACTGGTGGTGAAACAAGACCATCACTTGGCGGTACAAATGGCGCACAAAATTCACATGCTGAAGGTAGCGGGACTTGGGCTAATGGTCTAGGTGCTCACAGCGAGGGAGGTCATACTGTTGCGTCTGGCAACTACTCTCATGCAGAAGGTTATGAAACACAAGCAGGTGGTCTGACAAAACTTGGTCCGAATTCACATACTGAAGGATTTAAGACTGCTACTGGCGATACAACATTATTTGATACGACATCAGCAAACACTAATGCAACTCCGGGGGCACATGCTCATGCTGAAGGAAATGTAACGGTGGCTATAGGTCGAGGTAGCCATGCTGAAGGCGAAAAAACCAAAGCGGAAGGCATAGCATCTCATGCAGAAGGTTTAGACACAAGGGCTTTTAATGAGGCTGAACACGCTGAAGGTGCCTACAATAGGTCCAATACAGGAAACTCGACCGCACAAAAAACAAGACATTCTGTTGGTATAGGAACGTCCACTACTAGGAAGAATGCATTTGAAATAATGCAGAATGGAGAAATATATATTTGTGGTGTTGGTGGATATAATGGCACAAATCCGACAACTAAAGTTAATTCCCTTCAGAAGGTTCTTGAATCCATTGGTGTCACAATTGATTGGACTGTGTTGGGTTATCCAAATAATTAATATCTAACATATTATAACTTATTGATAATCAAGGTGTTAACATTGTGAAATGTTAACACCTATTATTTTGTCAAATAATTACCTTAAATAAATTAAATTAAAACTATGTTATTAAACGAAAATTCACAGAAATGGTCTCAGATCATCACTGAAGAGCTCGGTGTAAAGAATACCGAAAAGCTCAACTGGATGGCTCAGTACGCTCAGAATCACGAGATCTTCGAAGGCCTGCAGGCTGGTGATCCTTCCGCTAACATCTATAGCACTCCGCTGAATACTCTCGGCATGGGTAACCCTCAGTTCCCTCAGGGTGTTGGTTATGCAAAGGGTTCCGGTATTGGTAACACTGGCTCAGACTTCCATGATCCTAACTACAAGGTTGGTAGTGGTGACATTCCTATGTCAACTCTGACTATCGCTCTTGAAATTGCTGCTCAGACAATCGGTCTTGAGCTCGTTCCCGTTATCCCTGCAAACGGTCCTTGGGCTATGCTCTCATATCTCGACTTCCCTTATGCTGGTGGTAAGCTCGGCAAGCTCAACGAAACTGCTCTTGATGGCAAGGGTGAAGGTGATGCTAACAAGCCTATCTATATTAAGGTTCGTTACTCTGTTGTTTATGCAGAAGGTAAGTCCAAGAAAGACTTCAAGGTTGGTGACGACTTAGTCTTCACTTCAAGCGCCGGTGTATTCACAGGTTCCTTCCTTGGTTTCTCTCGTATTGACAATGGTATCATCGTAAAGGTGGTTTCCGCAGTTAGTGGTTCAGATCCTGTTTCCATCGCAGACGTGTTCAGTGCTGATGTAACTCTTTCTTCTACCGCTGCTGCTGCAGTTCTTGGTACTCAGACCGCACAGGCTGTAACTCCTGACCTCGTAAGTGGTGCAGCTGATCATATCCAGGGCTTTGGTAACTTCGCTACCGGTTCTGACGATCCTATGACCCGTGCAGAAAACGAAACTGGTGTTGGTAACACTATCGGTGCTCGCCTCTTCACCAAGCTCGTTCAGATGGGTGCATACGAAGTTACTGGTTCTGTAACTCGTCAGCAACTCCAGGATATGCCTCTCTATGGTATTGATGTTATTGGTAAGGTTCTCCAGGCTATGCAGAACGAAATCAGCCAGGATATCAACAACCGTATTCTTGACCGTGTCTTCAAGCTTGGTGTAACTAATGCTAAGATCCAGAAAGAATATCAGGGTGCTGATCTTAACCTTTACTTTGGTGCTTCTCTGAATGCTACTAAGGCTCTCTCCGCATTCGCAGCTGCAAGCAAGTTCGTCGGTATTGATGGTCAGAATGCTGCTACTGGTTGGGGTGATGTTAAGAACGCTACTCAGAACACTTCCGCAGAAAACACTTACACACATCAGCGTCGTATTGCTAGCCGCGTTCTTGCTGCTGCTAACCTGATCGCTAATGTAAGCCGTTTCGGTCGCGCTAACTGGGTTGTTACTAACACTCAGATTGTGTCCGCTCTCCAGGATTGCGCTGGTTTCGTAGTTGCTCCTGCAGCTAACGACCTCGTCCAGGATGGTTCTCGTTCACTGTACTTCGCAGGTACCCTCATGGGTCTCTCCGTGTACGTTGATCCATTCATGACTTGGGATGACTGCCGCGTCTGCGTAGGTCGCAAATCAGACGGGAATACACCGGGTGTGGTATTTATGCCTTACATCCTTGCTGATACCGTTCAGACAATTGTTGAAGGTACAATGGCTCCTAAGCTCTTAGTGAACAGCCGTTACGCTCTCGTTGACGCTGGTTTCCACCCTGAGCAGAACTACCTCACCTTCATGATTGATGCAGATGGTGCATACCTTCTCTAATCGATCATAATTGATTAAAAACTAATGAATTCCTCGGTTTCGGCCGAGGAATTTTTTGTCATTAATAATGATGCTGTTTAAAAAATTGTATAAAAGATTTAACAGAAATAGTTTAAATAATCGTATATTCTTAAATATTATTTATATATGAATATACCAGATATAACAACCTTAAAAGGAATTCAATTTACAGAGAAACATTTTAAGTTTCATTATCCCGAATTTCTTGAATTTCTTAACGATAAATATAAAGACACACAATTAACATTTCAAGAAAAACTTTATTGGTATTTTAATAACATCACTGAAAAACCAAAATGTAAATATTGCGGTGATGAAACTAGATTTGAAAATGCTCTTAAGGGATATAGAGAATATTGTTCTTATAAATGTCTTAATTCCGACCCTGATAAGAAAAAGAAAGTTGAGAAAACTTGTTTAGAAAAATTCGGAACAAAAGCTCCCGCTCAAAATAGGTCGGTTGTTTATAAAATGGAACAAACTAATTTGAAGAGGTATGGTGTCAAAAACGCTATGCAAAATAAAAACATAGCGAAAAAATCTCATGAAATGTATATTGATAAATATGGTGGGTTAGGTAATTCTAGTGAGGTTATAAGGGAAAAATATAAAGAAACTACACAAAAACGATATGGTGTTGACAATTATGCATCGACTTCAGAATGTCGTGAAAAAATAAAAGAAACATGTCTTGATAAGTACGGTGTTGATAGTTATAGTAAAACTGATAACTTCAAAAAAAGGATTGTTAATTATAACTTAAAAAAGTACGGTACAAATAGTTATACTCAAACAGACGAATATAAAGAAAAAACATTAAATACAAATAAGGAAAAGTTTGGAGTTGATCATTATTCAAAAACAGATGAATATAAAGAAAGAGTAAAGCAAACTTGCATGAAAAGGTATGGTGTTGAAAATATTATGGGGGTTGATGGAATTAAAGAAAAAATAAAACAAGGTTATTTTGATCATTATGGGGTAGAACATTATGCCAAATCAAAAGAATTTTATGAAAATCTCCCAAGTATATTACAAAAAATTCACGACACCAAAAAACTCAATCACACATTCAATAGTTCAGCGATAGAAGAAGCGCTCGCTGCGTGGTTAACAGAGAATAACATCGACTTTGAAAGACAGTATCGCTGCTCTGAGTATCCTTTTAATTGTGATTTCTACTTTCCTTCAACTCATCTCTTTCTTGAGATACAAGGTAGTTGGACTCATGGTGGACATCCATTTGACTCAACCAATCCAGATGATCAAGCAGAACTTCAAAAGATGATTGACAAAAACTCCGATTTTTACAACACTGCTATAGAAACCTGGACCGTTCGTGATCCACTTAAAAGAAAAATAGCACACGAAAACGGACTTAATTGGATTGAAGTATTTACGAATGATATAAATGTATTGATAGAAAATGTTAAAAGTAAAATTTGAATTCCCTGGGATTGACCCTGATCTCAACTGGACCCTCACTAATGAGGAAGTATATAATGAATTTTTCTGGTATCTCGACCACCCTGAAGGTGAGTTGACTTTGAGGTGTAATAGAAATAAAATTGTCAAATTATTTCAACAGGATACATTTTATAAGAAAGAAAAGGAGCTTTGGAAGGATGATAAAATAAAAAGAAAACTCATTCTCAACAGAATGAAGTATCTCGATAAAAAACCTGAGGAACTCACTACATATGATATTCTCAGTGGATTTAAGAAAAGCGCTATGTGGTATGGATATAGCGGATTTAATCCTCAACTTTGTAAATGGTTTTATCAGTGGGTTGAAGATAATGTAGGAATATCCATGAAGGATCAGGTATGTTATGATCCTTGTGGAGGATGGGGAAATAGGATGTTGGGTTCCACAGAGATAAAGAAATATATTTATAATGACTTATCTGCAGGAACTTATGATGGAGTAAAGAGAATGAAAGATATATTCGAATTCTTTAACGCAGAACTCCATAATAAAGACGCCCGAACGTTCGTCCCAGACGATAATTATAACGTTATGTTCACTTGCCCCCCATACTATAATCTTGAAGAGTATGAATGTGGTGGGTTTAAGGATATGGATGATTTTCGAGGATTTATGAATAGTCTTTATGATAAGTATCTGAGTAAAGATAGTTGTAAAGTATTTGGAATGGTTATGAGAGAAGATCTTATGACGTTACCTGATCCAAATTATAAATTTGAATTATCAAATAACCGTGCGGTTCATCTTAACGGAGAGACTGAACACCAAAATAAAGAATATTTATATATTTGGACTAAAAAAGGAGATCAATAAGATCTCCTTTTTCTATTTTCTTCCTATAATAATGAAATTGACTAGTCGAATTATTTATTTTACCTATAATTCGTTCCTTTACAATTAGGGAATCCTTACTCATAGGAACATAATCTATATCTTCTTTCGAATTCCATTCATTCCATCTTTCACTTTTATCTTTTATACCAGTGAATCCTCTTTTGATACACTCTTGATGAAGTTCCTGATACCTCTTCAAGGTCCAGGTCTTTTTATTCATAAAAAACGAAATATGACCTTTATTAAGAGTGAACTGTGAGGGAATAACTGATTTACCTTTCCATACTTTATTATAAAATCCCGGACACATGGCGATCTCCGCTTCTTCGGCTCTCAAATGTTCATCGCTTAGGTTCTTTACTGGTATTCCTACGTTAATCCTCATCTTATGTTTATGATTATGTTTATATTTAACAAATATTAAGAGTATATTTAGTAGTACCACAATCATATATTTTACAATATCCTTTATTCAACATTATGATTTCTTCCGTTAGATTCGGATCTTCCCCACTCCTTACAAGATCTCTTTTATTAAACGAATATCTATGATACCTCTGATATGTATGTGGATTAATATACCAATATGAATCGTTATGAGACCCTTCTTCAAATCCAAGATTTTTGTACAGTGTCCCATTACTAATATCATTCGATGCAAACGAGTTAATGGATTCAGGAGAATAATGATTTATAAAATATTTTAACAACCTCATCGCTCCTCCAATAACCTGTGTGTGTAATGATGAACAAAATCGAGATAAAGTCCATTGTTCTTTACTACCCATAAACCCGCTGTTGTTTTTAGTAAAAGTCATAACAGCAACTAATTCATTTTTATAATATAGTCCTATTCTCACATTAGATTTGACCCTTCCTTGGATGTGATTTTTATTAAGAAATTCGCTGCATACACCAGGATCTATTTCTTTTATTTTACAACTCCTCGCTCCTATTCTTTTACTGTATATTCCGAGTTTAGATAATATAATAGAATCTACTATATCTCTTTTATTTACATCCCAATCCTGCCATATAGTTAATAATTGTATTCCTTTTTCCCTACACATCAACATTTTATTATAGTGATAATCTTTAATTTTATGTCGTGTTGAATGCCAATACACACCATTACATTCAATGGCAATGCGATGAGACGGAATATATACATCTAATTCTAATCCATTTAAAATTGATTTTGTATTTACCACATATTCAATATTATATCTATTCAGCAATTCGCGTACGTGGATTTCTTGAGAAGTTCCCGAATTATGTCCGGATTTAATTGGCATTTTGATAGAACACATTTCTGTATAATCGCGCGTTCGATCATAATACACAGTTGATGGTAATTCAAAATATTTATTTTTACACAACTGACAATTTTCATCATTACATTTGATTTTGAACCAAGTAACCAGCTTATTATTGTATTCTTTTTCAAACACATCCAAAACAGATAAATTATTGTTCAAAATACGATATTTATAATTTAATTGTTTTGTTTTATTAGCTTTTGTTTTAATGCCATCCACTTGCATCGCATACACACTCCCATACTTCTCAAGACAAGTTTGTTTAGATTTTTCTTTTACTGATTCAGATTGACAAAAAAGTCCACCATTGTTTTTGATGTATGTATTTTTTATTTTTTCTTTTATTTCAGGACATTTTGATGGATGATTCACACCATACTTTTTTAACCACCCCTCTTTTATATCATCTCGTTTACCATCAATATTAAATCCAACAATTACCCCATATTTATTCAGCATGGTTTGATTTTGTTTCTCCTTCACTGATTCTGATGCATTACCCATTCCACCATTGTTTTTGATATAAGTTGATATAACTTTATCTTTTATGATTTTCGATTCTGCTGGTGTTTTTGTTCCCCAATTTTTAAGATTTGTTTCTTCCTTTTTTTGTTTCACTCGGGGATCAGAATTAGAACATTTTAATGAACAATATTTCTGAAACCCTCGTTTATAATCAAGAAATACTGTTTCTTTTCCACACACCGGACATACATGCGGTGAATCCATATTGTTGAAATACATATAAAGATATGCCGGAAATTTAGATTGAAGGTAATTTTTATATTTACTTAATATCCATTCATAAAATTCCGGATAATGTTTTTTAATATATAATTTGCCAAATTGATTTGGATTTTTTAAATCATCTATTTGAGGTATATTCATAACTACAAATTGTTTATATAAATAATATATATAGCAAACAATTTAATTAAACATTATTATGGTTATTATTATTAAATTAAATAAATAAATTTATAAGAATATGGCATTACCTCATATAACTAATTCACAAGCGGGTGTTAACCGCTGGGATCCGGTACATAGTTCGCTTTTTGAAGTATATTTCACTATTCCCGAAGCACTCCGTGAAGAGTTCGGTCAGGATGAAGCAGTCATCACCGAACATGTCCTTAGCATATCTGGGCTTGAAGCAATTCACCGTACTGCTGATACCGGTACACAAAAATTCATGGGTACAACCCGTTCGTATATTAATCCTAAACTTGACAATACCTCTGCAGAACTGGAAGTGAAGTTCTCTCTTAACCTCCGTAACGGAACCGATAACTTCATTTATAAACTCTTTAAGGCTTGGTCAAAACTAGGTTATGATATTGCTACTGGTTCTACTGTGCTGAAGAAATATTACGTAGCCGACACAATGGTCGTGGTTATTGGTAATCGCGCCGGTGACATCTACGAAAAGATCACATTCAAAGATGTTATGCTTAACGGTTCTATTGATAGCTTAAACGAACTCAACTATGAATCAAATGATGCTATGGAACTGACAGCTAAGTTCAAGAGTGATTGGTGGACTGATCAAGATCTTTAATATTTGCTATCAAAACTCGCGTATTTTAAACTTTATCGAGAGAGGTGATATAATTTATCATCTCTCTTTTTTAACTCTCTTAAATCGCATAAAAATCAATTTAAATTAAAAACTATCATTTTATATATTTTATCATGATGAATAAAGATGTAAAAGTAATTGACCTTAAGAGGTCTTATGATAAGGACTTTGTCCCCTCACAGGAGTATCTGGATTCGATGCCGGATCTCCAGAATGGTGAGTTTACAGGATTAGCTATCCCATTTGTTGGTATTCAAAATTTCAAAGTACCAGTAACTGTTCGTCAAAAGGATGGTGGTACACAACAGGTGCTTGCAACTATCTATGCAGAAAACGATCTGGATAGTGAACATTTTGGTATCAATATGAGTAGACTTATTCGAGAATGGATACCAACAAGAGATGTTATATTTGATATAAACAGACTTGAAGGTATTCTCCGAGATTATCAAAAGAAAATGAATTCTTTTGATGCACATGTATTAATGAATTTTCCTTATTATCTTTGGTTACCTTCGTTAAGAAGTCGCGACGAAAATGGAAATCTTAATGGTGGTTATCAGGTGTATAATGTTACATTTGATTGTAATATTGATAAGAATGGAGAATTTAAGAAAGTTGTGATTGTAGACTACATATACCAATCAGTTTGCACATGTAGCACTGCACTTGCACAGCATGCTGCTATTACTCGTGGTGTTTACGCAGCACCTCACAACCAGAGAAGCGTGTGTCGAGTATCTGTGGAATCTGAGGAAATTATTTGGATCGAAGATATTATTGAACATTGTAGGAAAGCTCTTCCCAATGAAACAATGGTATTTTGCAAACGCGAGGATGAACAAGCTCATGGTGAGATGGGTGCTCAACCAATGTTTGTTGAAGAGGCTGTTAGAAGAATGGCGGAAGAATTGAATACCGATGAGAGGATTAGAGATTGGAGAGTAGTATGTGTCCACCGAGAATCAATCCATAATTTTGATTGTCACTCGATTATAACAAAGGGTATTCCTGGCTCAATATTTAATCACCATATTAATATTGGAGAATATAAGGATTTGATGGTATAAATCATTAAAAATATTTAATATTCAATGCAGAGATTTTATTATTTACATAAAGAATCTTTGCATTGAATATGTATACTCATAAGAAAATTCAAGAAGATATTAATTCGATTAATAGATTAAAATATCATTATTTATATAAAATAACAAATATAATAACCGGCGAATATTACATTGGGATTCATTCCACAGACGATCTTGATGATGGATATTTTGGTTCCGGTAGATTATTAAAAAATTTAATTAGAGAATTTGGAAAAGATCAATTCAAAAAAGAAATTTTAAAATTTTGTAAAGATCGATTGGAATTACTTGATTGCGAAGAACAATACGTAAACGAAAACACATTAAATGATAAAAAATGTTTAAATTTAATTTGCGGTGGGTTAGGGGCAAGTTATTATTCTACTAAAGGTACTACTACTGTCAGAAATCCAAAAACAGGAAAATGTTTCAATGTTAAAATTGACGATCCACGACTAAAAACAGGAGAATTAATACACTCAACCAAAGGAAAAGTTACAGTATTTGATTCAAAATCTAATAAATTTATATCAATATCGACTGATGATCCTCGATATATATCAGGGGAATTAAAAATGAAACTTTCTAAAAAATTTTCAGGGAAGGGTAGGACAATGATATATAATCGAACAACTAATGAATATAAATGTATATATGCAAAGGAATTAAATGAATATTTAAAAAAAGGTTGGATCAAACAAAGTAAATGTAAAGGCCGTGTAAGTCCAACAAAAGGGATGGTTTGGGTGAGCAAAGGAGATGAAATGAAAATTATAAAAAAAGAGGAGTTACAATCATATTTGAATGATGGGTGGATAAATAAGAGAAATGTATCTCCATGCAAAGACAAAATTGGTATTATAAAAAATGGTGTTAATAAATATGTCAATGTTGATAAATTACAATCTTATTTGGATGATGGTTGGGTTGAAGGTATGTCAACTCGAAATAAAGGAATGGTAACAGTATATGATCCTTTAAAACCTAATGAAAAATGTTTTTCAGTCACGAAGGATGATCCGAGATTTATATCAGGAGAATTAAAATTAGCAGTATTTAAAAAATATAATATGGGGTTAGGAGGATCTTGTAAAGGATTAAAATATATCAATAAAGATGAAGTTATCAAAAGAGTAAAACCTGAAGAATTACAATCATATTTAAATGATGGATGGAGTTTAGGAATGAAAAAATAAAATTTTTACTTACTTTTTGTTATATAAAATTATGAAAACATTTAAAACTATAGATGAAATCAAAACAGAACGACTTGCATATCGTTCAAATAAAACTATCTATAATCTTCTCAGTACATTGCTGGGTGAGTTAGATAGGCGTCCAAATCAAAATATCCCTGTAACTCCTGATGATATTTATAAAAATATCAAAAAACTCTATGAAGCATCTATTGAATGTGGTAATAGTGATGAAGAGACATACCTTGGAGAGTTTATTAAAAAACAACTCTCTGAAGACGAGATTAGGAGTATTATTAAAGATGTACAGTTAACAGATATTGGGAGTATAATGAAATATCTTAATATTAATTATGCAGGACAATTTGACGGGCGTGTTGCAAGTACGGTAGCACGTGAGTATATAGCAAATAGATAGATAAAATCATGGATGTAGAGAAAGTAGTCGGTGCTTTTTCTTTTAAGAAATTTACCGGGGAACGGTTGGATAATATTGAGGAGTATGTGAAAGAATACTGCTCTACCCATTCTAATATAGATATACTCGTTGGGACTGACTCACAGAACCGAGGTCCCAAAACACTTTTTTCCACCATCATAGCCATGTATGACCGGGGTGACGGAGATGGACACGGGCATGGTGCACATTGTGTGTTTAGTCGTTGGAGTACTCCACGTTATCGTCGTACACAGAGTAATGAAAGACTTCTTAAGGAAGTTGAAGAGAGCATTGCCACTGCAGATCGACTTCGAGAAGCTGGAGTGAGAGTGAAATACATAGACTTAGACATCAACCCTGAACCAGGGACAAACCATAGGAATCTCTCTAATGATGTATATACAGCGGCTAAGGGTTGGGTTGAAGGTAGTGGTTATGAGTGCCGATGGAAAACACTTGGTCCACTCGTTACAACCATGGCTGATTGGGTGGTAAAGAAATAAAACGGCCTGGTAGACCAACCGGAAGAGTCAATAGATTCAAAACCTATTCAGTGTGAGTTCGAATCCCACCCAGGCTACGAAAGGATCTCTTTAATAGAGGTCCTTTTTTAATGATTATTGATAATATGAAACATTTAGCTCAATACTTCATAGAAAAACTTAATATACAAGCACCGGTTCTTGAAGGTGGTGCTAGCGGACATATGCTCCATCCATTTGATGTGGATGACTTTACAGGTTACGATATAGAAGAACTTATTAAAACTATGTTTGGTGGAAAGATGGAGGGAATGACCGAGAAGATGGATGGTTTTGGTATGCAAGCCAGTATGAATGGGAATGGAGAAGTAGTGTTCATTCGTAATAAAACCAATCTTAATAGTGAGAAGGGTGGGATGACACTGGGAGACTTCGCTACCCAGTGGGCAGAGAATCCTACAGCTCTTGATAATTATACTCGTGGTGGAAAGATTATAGAGGCTGTGTTTAAGAAAGTAGGTAAGGATTGGTTTAACCCGGATTCCACCACTCGTCGTGTAGTGAACTGCGAATGTATCCTTGCCGGAACCACAAACACTATTCCATACGCATCCGACCAAGTAGATTTTCATAATATATGGATATATAAAAAACAAGAAAGTGATAGTGAATGGAAAAACACCGAGGTTACAAAACGCGGACTTGACGTGATCGAGAAAGCCTGTGAAGGTATTGATAATGCAAAAATCACACCTCAAGTAATTATTAAATATTCTGAGGAAACTGCAAGACTTGAAAAGAAATGGTTAGATGCTTGGAGTAAGTTTATAAAAGAATATGATTGTTCTCCGGAAGCGACCATCGAGGGAATTAAGTATAGTCTTTTCTATAAATGGGTAGAAAAGAATATTCCTTGGTTGATGGATGATCATAAAGCCAGTATGGATGTGTGTAGGAGATGGTTATTTGGAGATAAGAAAGGATCTGATTGGAAGGATATTAAAGATGTATATAAAGACCATGTTGATGAACTAGTGAAATTAGACAAAGGAGTGAGTAAAGTCGTTGGTGATGTTCTCCTCCCTCTGCAGAAGTTTTTCTATGGGATGGGTGCAGATGTCATTAAAGTAACAAGTGGATTCATTAATGATGGACAAGATGGAACCATCAAGTCACTTCTTAAAGACCTTCAAGCAGCAACTGATAAGATTAAGAAAGAAGGATCTCTTGAAGATAACGAATTCTTACAGAAATGGTTAGATGTATTGAAAGAGATTGGTGAAGAAAACCTTGCGAGTGCTGAAGGTATTGTCTTCTCTTATAAAGGTAAGATGATGAAATGGACGGGTGGTTTTGTTCCACTTAACCGTATCATTGGTTATAGCAAGTATACTATGAAACCAAAGAGTCTTGTGGAGAGTTTGTTTGATAAGGATTTAGTAACAAGTAAAACAGTGCCTGAAAAACTCGCATATGTACTTAAAAAGTTTTTTGGAAATGATGTAGCACTATGTGAGGATCACCAAGGATCTACTAAATGGTATGAAGTTAATCCATCTACAATGAATGTTACACCAAACACATCTCTCAATACACGAATTATAAACTATTGTGAGAAGGTAGATGGGTTAGAGGTGAAGAGAGATAATTTACCAGGATTTTCAATCGCCAAAGGATATAAGATTGGGGATGATGATTATTGGATAAATATAACCTTAATAAAACACATGGAGAAAAGTATTAAAGTAAGTAAAGAATTTTATGACTCCATGGTTCTTCCTCATGATCAGAAAGGTGTAGTAGAAAGAGGGTGGGGAGAATGGCAAAGATAGTGATATGAAACATTTAAAAGAATATATAAACGAAGGGATATTTGATGACAATATTAAATCATCAGTCTCAATCAATGGGATAACCATTGATGAAGCTAAATGGGAGCTTTGTAAGAAATATTATCAAAAGAGAAGACAGAAGTATTTTAGTAATATGAAAACTGCATTTCTCGGAGATTTGATGTATAAGTATACTGTAGCATACAACGAAGATGACTGTGTGGTTGCTGTGGGAACTGATCCTGATGATTTTGATGTGTATGTGCTTTGCCCCGAGACTATATATATGTGTCATGAGGCATCTGAACTGCATGGTCACCCATACTCTTTCTCATTAACAAATATCGATGAAGCAAATGACTTTGATATATCATTTAACTGGTATCAAGACGCGAGACGCGGATGGATGTGGATTGGAGGAACATACAGTGGGAGATGGGTGGAGAAAATGAAGGAAGCTGGGTTCGAGAGTCTGGTTGGATACATCCCAGGAACTATCTCAAAGAAAGCCCAAGAAGTTATAAAAAAATATACTAAAAAATGAAAAGTTTACAAGAAAGTTTGTTTGATTCGAAGACTCAAACGATGGAATCATTGTTTGATAAAGATCTCATAACTAAAGACCCTCTTGATGATCCCGCATTTAAGAAATGGATTAATCAACCAAATACCCTTTGGTATATATTTTATTACTGGGAGAGTGCAGAAGAAGATTGGTTGGATGATTTTGTAAAAGGGGAGTGGAAAGTGTATAAACCATATGTTGATATAGTGTTGAGAACAATAACTAAATCTATGGGTAATGTGTATACCTGGTATATGATTAACTTTGACCAATTTGATTATTCCGATGAAGTAAAAGATAAGTTTGCTGATGAGGCTGAGTTTTATGATATAATGAATGATGCTATTTATGAGATAGTACGCAAAAATTCCGAGGAGAAAGATGGTATATCTAAATCATGGTTCCGCGGTCCTTTCCCAAAAAACAGTAATGTAACATCTCTCCTTAATCAACTTGAATTACCTATGATGAAACCTGGAAAAGTAGATAGTGGTATTTTCCTTACAAACGAAGACACTATTATGATTCTCGCGTTCCCTAAAGGAACACCAAAAAATATACTTAAATTATTTAATCTAGCATAATGTCCCCTATCAAAACATATCTCGCAGAAAGTCTTGTTGGTAAACGATATCACTTTAAATGTGATTGTTTACTAAATATAGATGTAGTTGGTGTTGTAAAGGGATGGAGTATGCATCAGGGAGAGATTATATGGGACGTACATACAGATAGTGGGAAAGTGGTAAGAATAGGAGAAAATCATCCTAATATGAATATTGAGAAAATATAGTATTATTATTTGATACATGAAACCCATTACAGATTATATAACAGAATCAAAAAAAGCGGTTTATGAGCTTTCAAAAGATTTCGAAGAGAAATCCATAAAAATATTAGACGAGATTCAATCATTGCTACCAAAATCATATCCTGGATATAAAACCACCCGGGACGAAGGTTATTTTGTATATAATAAATATGATCTTTTAAGAGCGCCTATTGAAAATACACTATATAAAGGAAACGTAGATAGTTTAAATTTTAGAATTTTACGTGATAGTAGTAATATGGATACATCACTAGTGAAGAGTGCAATAGAATCCATATTTAAAGTTAAAATAAACGAAAGCATATTTGATAATAATGTAGAAAAAGATATTCCCGAATATGAATGGATAAATGATGTATATAACGGACTTTGTAAATTTTTTAAAACAAAAGATTTTTCTAATATCTCTGTTGGACAGTGTTCTCAATATAGTTTCAGTGGAAAGGATTTTTCAAAATTCAGCAATTATCCAACTGTAGAAAAAGAAGGGTATCGTGTAACTCTTTGTGGAATTGATACCAGTAGATTAGATGGATATTATAGAAACCTTTATATTATAATTTGTATATATGAAAAGAAAGATCCGGAAAAAGTAGCAAGCATCAAAGCTCAAAATGATGCTATGAAACCATTAGATTGTGACGGTAGAGAGTTGATGATTGATGATAAAGTAGCATACATATTTAGTGGGAGTTTAAAAGTTGGTAAAGTAGGAAAAATTTCAAAACAACAAATTATAGTAGATAATAATCGTGTATACGGAGATCGTTGTTGTTTAATATCGAGAAAAAATGGAAAAAGAGTAGAATGAAAACATTAAAAGAATCGTTATTCGATAGTGATATTATCGAAAAAGACATGACTCTTTCGGACTATTATCATATAAAAAATGTATTTACTCGTCATCCTGGTGATATATTAGACCCATTCGATAATGATAAATTAAAAAAATTAAAACCCCTTGTAAAACCACTACCTGATACACCTAATGATAAAGACGACGAAAAATATCTCAATAAAATTTCCCCGATAATTCAACATATACTGGATATTCCAGCTTATGTTTTTTTGCGTAAAAATTCATCAGCCGAATCAATTAGGGAGCTTCCAATACAGACAGATCTGAGAGTGTTTTGCGATAAATTATTGTCTTCTAAATTTAAAAGAAATGGTGGAAAATTAGACATATACTGCGATCAGTATAACAAAGGAGAGATTGAGATTAATATAGATAATCAATATCAGGGTGTGTTAGTTATTGATTTAGAGATAAATTAAATTATTATTTATACATGAAACATTTGATTGATATAATTAATGAAAGCAATATAGACAGAGCAGAACGCAAATACCGGGAGTTTTGTGGTATGTGTAAAGCATATGATCCTGATATAGATATAAAAGATATTTGTGTACATAAGACCAGCAAGAACAACTGGGCTGTATATGCAAAGGGAACTGATGGTAAATGCAAGAAACTTTTCCTTGCTTCTTATTTTGTACTTGATGATGATGTGATTAAAGATAAAGGTATTGAAGTTTGTACTGAGTCTCTAAATGAAGCAAAAGAAAGTTATGAAGTGATGTTCCTCCAATATGATCCAGATGTTCAGGAAGAATACGAGAATGGTGATGCCACAGATGACGAGCTTCATGATAGTGCTTATGAGAGTGATAAAGTAAAAAGAGAACAAATTGATGCGGTAAATGATAAAGACGCTGTTCGTAAAGCAACAAAGGAACTCGCAAAAGTAGTTAATAAACATCCTGAAATCTGTATGGCTAGTATTTACCGAGGTTCAGCAGATGATGGAGAAATAGTAGAAACAATATTTGTTTAAGAGATATGGCGAAACTTATAAAAACAAATTCTTCTTCATATAAAGAGAAACCCTCTGTAAAGAGACCTGGTGTTCACGCAAAGACAAAGACATCAGCTAGCAAGAATAGTAAAAATTATGTAAAACCTTATAGAGGACAAGGAAGATAAATAGATAAATATGAGAACAATAATAGAATTTATAAATGAAGCATTGACTGGTAAAGCTAAAGGCTGTCTTTGGACATATGCTGATTGGAGAGATTATCTCAATGATGAATTATCTTGGGAAGATTTTGCAGAGGACACTCTTGAGGATCTTAGACCAGCCGATCAAAAGAAAGTAAAGGATATTCTTGATGATGTTAAAAAGAATATGATTAAATGTGGTAGAGTATTCTTAGGTAACTGGGGTGAAGGTTATTATGATGATATGGATGAAGCTTGGGATTATTTCTATGCGGAATCAGGATGTAAGAAGAGAAATTTCTGCATCAATATGTTTCAGGACGGAGACGATGGGGATTACTATTATGTAGAATTCAAAAAGAATGTCGATCCGAAACTGGTAGAGGATTTTAAAGCATTGTTTAGTGATGATGTTTGGTTTAACGAAAGATAATATTATCAAATATTAAATTAATAAAAATCAAAGGAGATCCCCACAAGGATCTCCTTTATTATTTAAATGATACTTTGTATCATGGAAATCAAACTATTTATACATGACTGGATGTCCTATAAAACGTATAATAACTTTTAAAAACGCCGTTGCGTTTGCTCCCATAAAACTTACAGATGAACTAGGGAACGATATAACTAACGTAAGTATGTATTCCTGGAGTAGTGACGGTGCCTGTTGGACCGGTTGGGTTAGTTATGAGCAGTATCTGGGACTCGCAAAAAATATAGAGAGTGATTACTTTTTAAGGATAATGATAACCGGGGGTCTGGGAAAGATATATTATAATGATCTCCTAACTGACTGTTATAGTATTTGTCTTGATAACACCAACGCGTTCCTTAAAGAGTTCTGCGACTCATCCACACTTTTCCAACCATACACAGGGCTTGATTGCGCCCTTCTCCTCCAACAGCAGATGGCAGATAGCGTGGTGTGTATGTTTGGGATACCTGTTTATTACCTCCGTGTAACTCCCAATCAAGAGTCTGTGGATTATACATTTAAAGAATGGACACTCCATAACATCATTGACATTAAACAACTCAAGCTTATGATACCAGATGGTACCATGCCTTCATCCAACCCAAAACTCACGGATTTTGATTTTGATTGGGAAGTGGATTGGGAAACGGAACTGAGTAAGAATCAATTTGCAAAGGCATTCGGAGACACTGCATTTCCAAAACAACGTGATCTTGTTTATATCCCTCTTATGAAACGACTCTGGGAGGTAAACAGCGCTTATGATGAAAAGAACGAGGGACTCCTATGGAGACCGACCACATGGAAACTTGCTCTTATCAAGTACAACGAAAAGACAAATGTTGATAAAGGAGACTTTGAAGGGTTAATTGATGGATGGTTGGTTAATAAGTATGATGAGACTTTTGGCGAAGCAGAGAGAGAAGAACAAGAGAGAGAAAGTGGAACAACACAACTATCCGCTCCAAAGTTCTCTGCTACAAACTTATATAATATATTTATGGAAGACGGAGTAAGAAAGCAGTTTACCAAAGAAGATATAACAATACAAGATAAAATATATTGTAATCGTAATAATATAGTTGCGAGAAATATATATAGATTTAAAAATGAGAATGGATGTGTGACCTATCAAAAACCTCTTTGCGGTGGTGACGGATGGATTTCATTTATAATAGAAACCCCTGGATCAATGGAGGTAATGGAAAGAAAAGAGATTTTAAAGTTTAGCGAGATTAGTGTTGATGTTGCTTTCGATGGAGAACACTTTATTTTATCATGGAATAATATGTCAGCATCCCTTGACCCATTCTCTTGCTATATGGTGGTGATTAGATGGAATAGCCATAATAGATCGGTAGATTTTAACGTTTATCCTTATACACATGAGGATCGTCCTATATATCTTCTTAAACCCGAGATGTATTGGTGGGATTTTGAACATCCTATAACAACATCTGTAGATAATTTTAATAATTATTTTAGTGAGAGCTATCAGGTAGGTGGAACGAAAAATGTATATAATGATGATTGGTCTATAGAAGGAGAGTGTGTTATACACCCCTGGCCTATTGCTATGACAAATATTAAATATTACCGAGGTGTAATGAATATTGAAGATATATTAAAAGAAAGTATTAAATACACCACTAATCACGAACAATGTGTTATTAACGACCTTGCCCGTCCTATACTTGATGGACATGGATATGCTGTGAGATAAAATTATTGATGATTATTATGAAGAGTTTAATGGAATCATTGTTTGATAATGATTTAGTTGAAAGAAATATTGGGTTCTTTAATTACTATAAATGGAGATTTGGGCGGATATCGTTAATAAATCGAGAGGGTTCTTCAGTTACTAATGATTTAAGTCAAAATCTCGATGACGATTCATTCAAAAAGGTTTTTAAAACAACCGAACTTAATCAACTTCCAAAATATAAAAAACTATCATTAAATAATTTTGATAAATATGAGCAACCATTATTGAGTCAAATTTATCATACTCTTGAGATGACACCATTTAATAAAGTTGATGATAGATGGAAATTGGGAAGAGTTGTTCATGATTCAATAAAAGATATCATTAAAGTACCTGTCTCTGGTGGCATGACAACAGTTCATATGTATCCGAATACAAAATCAACATCTATTGATAGGGATAATGTTAAAAACATCACTGTTTATGTCGAATATGTATTAAATATTAATAAAAAACTATATGATTTGATAGTTGATTTAAGTTTTGAAAAGAATTAATATGAAGAGTTTAGTAGAAAGTTTATTTGATAAGGATTTAATTTCTAAAGATATCTTTAATACTCACCCAAAATCTTGGGAGGAGTTACATCAGACTGTATACGAATACTTGAAAGCAGTTAAACCAAAAGAAGGAGAAATTGTTGATCTCAATTGGATAAATACCAAAGACGTTGACGATATGGGACATATATTTTATGAACCCGAAAGCGATGTACAGTATGATTTATACAATTATGATGTTTCAAAATGGAATGTCAAGAAAGTGACATGCATGTATGAAATGTTCTGTGGTTGCAAGTATTTTAATTGTGACATATCTGGATGGGATGTTAGCAATCTTGAGGACGCGGAAACAATGTTTTATGGATGTACGAAGTTCAATCAAAATTTAGAGAAATGGAACCCTCGTAAGTTAAAATATATGCATGGTATGTTTGATGATTGTGATTCCCTTAAAAAATTACCGAGTTGGTATAAAGTAAAATGATGAAGAGTTTAGTAGAAAGTTTGTTTGATAATAATCTTGCTAAAAAAGATTTATGTATAGGTGATGTGTATAAGTTATCAAGCACACCACATGATAATTATTTCTCTAATGATCCTTTCTTATTTGTAGATCTATTCAAAGGAAAAGAATTGAAGAAAATAAAAGGAAATTATACATATGTTGACCCAAATAACGGATTTGTGGAATATTGGAATAGGATGAAAGATAATTTGAAGGGATTTGGTATAGCCCCTGTTATCGATATAATTCTTAAAGCCCCAATAAGCATCATTACTGACCGTTATCCCACTAATTGTGAATCGGAGTTTAAGAAATACCTTGAACCTTATATTCATTCCTTGGATTATAAAGATTTTAGAGTTTTTATAGACTTTTATAATAAAAAAAGAGATATAATAAAATTATCGTTTTATGATAATATACTAGACTCAAAACCTAGTTCTATGACAATACATTTAGAGAAGATATGAAAAGTTTAAAAGAGAGCCTATTTGACAGTGATCTTGCCACCAAGGATTTAACTTTTGGTGATTTGTTTGAGTTGGATGAAAAATACAGTTCCAATTGGAAGTATTGTCCATTGGATAAACAGTTTAGTGCTCAGAAAATAAAATCCAAGACTAAAGTGACTGGATCAGACAAGTGTGAAATTATCTTCAACGGATTGGTTAAACTGATAGAAAATATCAAGCTTAAAGGATTCCCAGAGGATATGAATAAAGGATGGCTCTCCCATGAAGTAGAGAGTGCGGTATGGGATTTCTTCCGGCATGGTGAGGTGAAGAAGAGAGTGTATGTTATGTTTTTGAATAATGGACATCTCATTTTAGATAGAGATAGAAGTTTGTTTGGCGATAGTTTTGATACCATACAAATTATTGTGGGACCGGAGCTTAATTTAGTGTTTAGACGTAAATAATTAATAATGACATATTTAACGAGGCAGTTGTTTTTGCAGTTGCCTCTTATTTTTCTCGAAAGTTTTAAATATATTATACATATGATGAATGTTAGAAAGAGTGATGGTTCGTATGAACCTTATGATCCTAGTAAAGTAAAAAGTGGAATATTTGCAGCATATAAACATGCAAAACAAAAATTTGACGATAATGTTGCAAATGAAATAGTTGAACATTTAGATATTTTTGATGGTATGTCAACAACGGATATTAGAGATGTTGTTGAAGATCAATTAATGTCTATTAATAAAAAAGTGGCGAAGGCTTATATAAAACACGGAGAAGATTTATCTTTTATTAAAAACAGAATTAAATATATGGATGAATATATGAATTCTGACGATAATGCAGCATCCTCTTCGGAGACCGACCCCAACGCAAATATTACAAATAAAAATGTTTCTAATCTCGATGGTGAGGTATATAAAATAACGAATCGTAAAAGTCATCGATATAGAATGCATCGTGAATTAAAAAAGACCTTTCCTGAAGTAGCTGATCAATATGAAAAAGATATAGATAATCATATTATATATATTCACGATGAGGCCTCATCTCCATCCGTAAAAAATTATTGCGAAGCAGTGTCTCTTTATCCATTATTAATTGACGGGACAAAGAATATGGATGGACTTAACATAACAGCTCCGAAAAATCTTAATTCTTTTTGTGGTCAACTTGTTAATTTAACGTTTTTACTTGCAAGTCAATGTAAAGGTGCTGTGGCTTTTGGGGAATTTTTTAATTTTCTTGATTATTTTTGCGCGAAAGAATTTGGTGACGATTATATAAATCATCTTGATGATTGGGCAGACACGGAACTTATAAAAAATAGAAAAACAGTACACGAGAAAATTCACCAAGCGTTTCAACAAATTATATATTGCATAAATCAACCGAGTGGAAACAGATCCGCGCAATCCCCATTTACAAATATTTCTTATTATGATTCCGGATATTGGCATTCTCTTTTTGATAATTTTTATTTTCCTGACGGATCTAAACCTTCTTGGGAAAGGGTGAGCTGGTTGCAAAAAGATTTTATGAAATGGTTTAATGCCGAAAGGAGCAAAACACTTTTAACATTCCCGGTGGAAACAATGGCGCTTCTTACAGATGGTTATGATGTGATAGATAAAGAATATAAAGATTTTACTGCGGAGATGTGGGCAGAGGGTCATTCGTTCTTCCTTTATCTCTCTGATAGCCCGGATAGTTTAGCATCATGTTGTCGTCTACGCAATTCTTTAGCACCTGATGCAAAAGAATTTAGTTTTACTAATGGATTATCTGGAGTTATGACGGGGTCATGTAATGTAATTACCTTAAATCTTAATAGAATAATTCAAAATTATTTTAGATCCATCGGAGATAAAGATCCCGTTACAAAGAAGCGCGAATATAAAACACAAGAGTTTGAAAAATATTTTTGCAATATAGTTAATAGGGTTATTAAATATCATATCGCATACAAAAACCTTTTATATGATGTAGAAAAGAAAGGTATGTTATCTGCATCCACTGCGGGATATATAACTATGAACAAACTATTCTCTACAATTGGAGTTAATGGATTTAATGAGGCTGCTGAATATGTAGGGTTAAAATGTAGTTATAATGATGATTATAAAGAATTTTGCCAATATTTAACTGGGCTGATTTCCAGAGAAGAAGATAAAATAACTGATAAACGGTATAAAATGAATCTTGAATTTGTACCCGCAGAAAGTCTTGGTGGAAAGAATTATAATTGGGATAAAGAAGATGGTTATTGGGTACCAAATAATAGAGTTCTTTATAATTCATATTTTTATCTCGCGGATGATCCAAAAACATCAGTTCTTGATAAACTTAGAATGCATGGACGAGACTTTGTAAAGAATCTTTCCGGTGGTGTTGGATGTCATATCAATCTTGATTCTCATCTATCTAAAGAACAATATTTAAAATTAATGGATTTCGCCATTGCTAACGGTACAAATTATTATACGTTTAATATTAAACAATGTTCATGTGATAAATGCAATCATATTGAAAAAACCCATTTTAGTGTTTGTCCTAAATGTGGTTCAACAGAAACAACAGACTGGACAAGAATTATTGGTTATCTCCGACCGGTTAAAAATTTTGAGAATGCTCGAAAGATAGAAGAATCAAAAAGGGTTTACAGTAAAGAGATTGAGTGATCAATCTCTTTTTTAATGGATTGAAATGCGCGGGTTGAAGCGAGTTGATTTAATTTTTAAGCACAATTTGTTATTATTTATATATGAAAGAAAACATTGGAAAATTTCCTATTTCAAAAGAAGAATTGTTTGATTTATATATCAATAAACAGATGACGTGTAAAGAGATAGGAGAACTTATAAATGTCAGTAAAGAAAAGGTGTTGTGGTGGATTAAAAAATTTAAAATTCCCGTTAGATCAACTGGTAATATAAAAGGAAAAGAATATCACTTTAAAGCTCATAATAAAATTAATTTTGATAATGATCACTTAGCGGAAGTATATTTATCAGGATATACAATGAAAGAAATGGAAAAAATTTTTCATTGTAGCAGAGATGCTATACGAAATCAAGTAAAACACCTAGGATTAAAAAGATCTCCAGAAATATGCAAGCAATTGTTGTCGACAGCCAGAGCAGATACTTCAAAAGATGATTTGATAATATCATTATATGAACAAGGATTATCAAGCACGGAAATATCTAATATATTAAATTGGACTTCCGTTACAATTTTAAATCACTTACGCAAAGCAAATAAAACATCTAGATCTTTATCAGAATCACAATTCGCTCATAATAAAAAAGAATATCCCGAAGATTTAGATAATTTTGAAAAATTATATGATATGTATATTTCAAATCGTATGTCGAAAAAAGATATAGGATTTCAATATAATGTAGCTCCAGCTGTTGTTGATAGTAGATTAAAAAAATTTGGTATTAAAATAAGAGGAGTATCCGAAACGATGAAGGGACGGTTTATAGGGGAAAATCATCCAAATTGGAAAGGCGGAAGATCTGGATTATATATAAGATTAAGAGAATATTTTGCGGTTAATCAAATAAAAGACATATTAAAGAGGGATCAATATAAATGTCAATTATGTGGTAGTAAGAAAAAATTACAAGTTCATCATATAGTACCTTTTAAAAACATATTTGACGATATACTTAATGAGCATCCTGAATTAGATATTATTAAAAATGAACATGAATTATATGATATAATGAGAAATGATCCCAGATTAAATAATATGGATAATTTGATCACATATTGTAAAGAATGTCATTTATTTAAAGTTCATGGCTATAAAAAATCTATAAGAAATGATTAAATACGTACCAGAAGATACACAAGTAACATTTGCAGAGATCCCAGATGAGATCACACTCTGCATTAATCTAAGTGGTTGTCCTCATAGTTGTTATGGTTGTCACAGCAAGTACCTAAGAGGAGATATTGGTGAAGAGTTAACAAATGAAGCCCTGCATGATCTTATTAAAAAGAACCCTGGAGTGACCTGTGTTTGTTTCATGGGTGGAGACGGGGATAAAGATAGACTTATTGAGTTGGCGAAGGATGTGGCGGATGTAGGGCTTAAAGTGGGTTGGTATAGTGGGGAAGAAGAAGTGAGTATGTATAAATACGGATGGTACTTCGACTATATCAAAGTTGGTCCGTACAACGAAAGCCTAGGTCCCCTCAACTCCCCTACTACCAACCAAAGATTATATAAGATTGGAAGATTATATAATCAAGGACAAATTATAAGCGAAGATATAACAAATAAATTTTGGAATAAATGATTACAATTGATGATTATGGTGAGTTCATCACTGCTATAAACGATCATGATGTTTGCCTAGTGAAGATAGGAGCTGAGTGGTGTGGTCAATGTAAAGTGGTTCAAAAAACTATAGAAGATATTGAAAAATCACACAGTGATGTATATTTTATTAATGTAGATGCAGATGAGGCTGAAGATATAATTGAAAAATTTAATATTAGAAATATCCCTGTAACTATTGTTATTAAAAAGGGTCAAGTTGATTCAAGGGTAGTTGGGATACAGTCTCAAGCAGAATTAGAGAGTAGACTTTAAATAAATTTATATATAATGAAAAAAGTTGTTTTTAAAGGTATTGTTAATGACAAAGAGTTTGACAATGTAAATGATTATAATGAAGAAATGAGTAAACTTATAAGAGAAGGCGTTTCTATAAGTGCATCATCTTCAACACAGTTGGTTGACGAACCAGAGAAAACTAAGGAAGAACCTGCAGAGAAAACCGTAGAGGAAGATAAACCCACAGTAGAAAGATATATTGACATTCTTGATTCAATACTTTCTCCTTATTTTGGGGAGGGTCCTTATTATCTTGATGTTGTCTCTGGGGACGAAGAGCTTGATAAAAGGGCGTTAGAAAAAGTCAAAAATGATCTTACTGATGCTAAGACGAGACTCGAAAAAGTACTTGATATGGAACACTTTAGTCTTGATGAAGCACTTGAAGCCATGTCTAGGTATAAGTCCATTCGTGATAATATTGTTGAAGACTCTTACCAGAATGAAACAGTTATCAGAGATCTTGAACAGGAGATTGAAAAGGATAAAACTAAACTTAATACCCTTCGGAGTTCCAAACCATTTATTAAGGAGTTTCTCGAGGGATACACAGATCTGTTTAATAGTATTCGCCAATATTTGTTGAGTTAACTATTGTTTTTATTGGATAAGGGGGATTTCAGAAAGAATCCCCTTTATTTTTATATATTCTATCATGAGTGTTTATTCTGATAATTATAACAAAGCCCTAGCCGGTTATAATAAGATTAAGTCGTGCATCGAATCCTGTACCTCTCTCGAACATCTCGAAGGGGTACAAAGAATAATCAATGGGTGGTTGGAAATAGTTGGTAATTATGCCGAAGAGATATTCTGTGATAAATCTATTGGTGGTCGTAGGAAGAGGAAGAAAGCAGCCGAAGACTATTCACAGGTCATAACAACTATGTTTAGTGATATTAAATCTAACTTTGAAAATAAAAACATGGAACTGATCCCGGAGGATTATGAAAGTGTATATAAACCCGTCAGGATTCGTTCAATTCAAGAATACAATGAACCGATTAGAGAAAATTTTAGCTACGATAACGGGAGTGTTATTGCTCTTTGTGACACTCCTGATAGCGAGTGAGTGTAGTACTTATCGTAAAAGTAAAACATGGGAACATAACTACAGGGTCATGCGGGACTCTATGACTATTGTACAAACAAAGCTGGGTGAGACACTTGCCGAGCGCGGATCTCTCATTTTAGATAAACGTGAACTTGAGGACGCTCTTGGTATATCACATGATCAAATTAAATCTTATGAAAAGACCCTTGGGAGTAAACTTGCTTATATAAGTAAACTTGAAAGCCAACTACAGGTGAAGGACACAGTCACATTGACAAAAGTCGTTCATGATACGTTAAGTAATTCATATACAGGTAGTTACAACGATGAGTGGATGTCTTTTAATCAAAAATTTATCCTAGATAAGAATCCCAGATTTGAAGTATATGACATCAGCATGAATGTACCTCTTAAGGTCGGACTAACTAATGACTATACTATCTTCGTCACATCTCCCAATCCATACTTTCATCCAACGGATATAGAGGGGGCTGTGATAGATGGAAGTAGATTCACTAAAAAACAAAGGCGATTGAATATAGGATTGTATGGTGGTGTTGGTATAGGATATGGGATGATTGGAAAACAGCTTGATATTGGACCTCAGGTAGGAGTAGGGATAGGATACAGGATATTATAAAAATTAAACACATCCGGATGGATGTGTTTTTTAGTATTAGTAGTAAATTTTTAAAAGGGATTTGATAAATATATTCATAAAATGATTTGGTATGAATGTTTTTAGTGATATTATTGGTGTTGAAGATGGATACAATGAGAACGGCAAACAGCTGTACTCATTCGATTTCACCGAAAAACAAATAAATGTTCTCAAGGCGGCATTATACTTCGCTGAGTTACTGAAAACCAAAAGTGGTATGCGGTTGTATAAAACCTTTTGTGAAGCGGTGAATGATGATATGGACAAAGTAATACTTTCAAAATATGAGTAAAAAGGTTAGCTCAAAGGTTTGGACGCTTGTTAATAACATCGAACCTGGTGTTAGTAAAAATATTGATTGGGAAACTGCCTGGAACAAGTTAGCGACCTGGGGAGGATTTGAAGGAGGACTTGAGACTAAAGCTGATGGCACCACGTTGTTTGATATTTGGATTGAAGGACAGAAGATCAAAGTCCTTAATATCAAGGATGGATGGAATACAAAAGAAGCTGATTGGAACTGGGATCAGGTCTTTGGACAGGCATTGGATTATATATTTTCCGAAGGCCTTATCAAGAAGCCTCGGGCTCGGAGGAAAGATGCGAAGGTAAAGAAGGTTGCAAAAGCCGTCATAAATCGCACAAAAACCGCGCAAATTTCGATGCAAACAGAAAAGATGAGTAATTCTATTGCCGAGCACGAGAAAGCGCTTAAAAACAAAGAATTTGAGAAGGAGTGGTATAGCGAGAAGAATTTGCAGGAGATGAAGAAACGCCTGGGTAATCTTTCTGTCAAAAAGAGTGGTTGGAAAAAGAAAGGTAAGGACCTGAGCGGGTTAGAGGAAGAGATTGAGGAAGTGAGGAAAAATATCAAAGACATTAAAGATAGGTTGAAAGTTTTGTAATTATAATCATGAAGGTATTTAAAGTCATATATGAAAGTTTGAATGGTGCTACGAAAGTAGTACAGGTGTCTGCCCCATCAGAGAAGGATGTGGTGGAGTATGTGTTTAATCGTTATCCGGATTGTTTTCAAGTTATCTCTCCAGATCCTCGCTACCTGTAAATAAAAACAAAAGTGGTCATGAAAAATTTTCCGTTTGAACATAATGGCGCGACTTACTGGTATAGTCGTTCAGTTGCTTGTTCGATGTACGTGTTCGTGTATGATAAATCGAGTAAAAAATGGTATGTATTGGCATCCAAACGAGGAACGGGTTGTCCTTCTAATGTAGGCAAGTGGAATGTCCCTGGTGGATATCTCGATTTTGATGAATCTCTTGAAGAAGCCGCTGTGCGAGAATGTTTTGAGGAGACTGGGGTGCAAGTAGACGTATCTAATGTTAAGCTTGCATCAATTTCTACTAATTTATTTTCAAACACACAGAACGTAGTTTGCTCGTTTTATAAAGTTATCCATGTTCCCAATAGATCTGCTGTAACAAACATGTTTTCGAGGGATCATTGTGAGAAAGATGAAGTAGAAGATATTAAACTATTCAGAGTATCTGAGTTTTATGATAATTGTATGCAAATGAAAAGCATATTTGCTTTTGGGCATGATAAAATGATTCGCGAAATATTTGAAAAGAGGATTGATATTCCATTTTGGAAGAGATGGATCATTAATCTTTCAAACAAATTGACGAAAATAAACATCGATATTTAGTAATATGCTTTTAGGTCATTTAGATTATCAGATAACAAATTTAAAACACCCCCATCTTGGAGAAGACGGAGGGTGTGTATACGATGATCTCGGATGGTATGTTTGGATAAGAGAAAATGAGTTATGTGACGAGGTGAAAGACGCATTCGGCTTAAATATCAGCCCAACTGAAAATCACGAGATCTGTAAAGATTTGGCTTACAAATTATGGTATTTTTTTCAAAATAAACGTAGTTTAATGGGGACTTTTGGCACCGATTACGATAGAGATATAAGAGAAATTTATAAAGATGAAAAATGAACATAGGAATAGGAGAAAAATTTAAAATGAATGGAAAGACCTGGCGGATTGTCGATATTCGAGAAGGTAAATATATCTGTCAGAATAAGGGTGATGGAAAGATCGAATTAACCAAAGAACAAATCAAAATATACTTTAATTAAATGGATCGGATACATATACATCTTGATACTGGAGATAAGTGTTGGTTTACTAGCGATCAACATTTTTGTCACATCAATATAATGATATTTTGTCATCGACCGTGGGATGATATTAATGAAATGAATCGAGGGATTACTGACAATTGGAATGAGGTTGTTGGGAATAACGATGTTGTTTTTATATTAGGCGATTTTCATTGGTTGAAGGACCCTGTTGCTATTACTAAAAAGATAAAAGAGTTGAAAGGTGGAGTTATTTATATTCTCCCAGGAAATCATGATTCGGTTGATGTGCTCAATAAGATTAAAGATAAAAGAGTGAAGGTGATCTCTGATACTGCGGTGGTTTTTCTTAGTGGGCTGGATTATGATAAACCATTCAAAGAATACGAATTTATGATTTCTCATTTCCCTCTAGCCACTTGGCCTCACTTTAGAAACGGGGTGATTAATCTCCATGGACATATCCATAGTGGACCGAGAGTAAAAAATGAGGTGGATGTCCCTGGTGTAGACTTGTTCCTTAAACCAAATCTTACATATGATGTGGGAGTAGATAACAACGAATATTATCCAGTTGAGATAAGAGATATATTAAATAAATTAGGAAAGATATGAAAATTACAAGAGCAGGATTAGCTGTTATTAAAGAGATTTGCAAAAATTGTAAAGACTATTACGATATAGATCTGCACAATTATTCAGTGGATGATCTCGTTGATATTATTAAGGACAACTTTGACAATTACTGGAAGAGTATTAAGGAGCATTCATTTTTTGAAGACGCCGTGTTTAATGATTTGAATGAACTATGGGAGTACAGTTCTACACTACTTATATATTTCACTAAAGAATTTCTTGATGATTGTATAAGCAATCGGAGCATCTCTATCTCATGGGAGACAGCGGGGGAAGATCTTATTGAAGTAAATCCGAAAACACTTGAACATATTAGTATTGAAGAAGATAAAGAGAATAAAAAACAATTAGTAAAAGAAGTTATGGAAGGTATCGAGAAGAAAAAGAGTCTAAAGGATTTCCTGGATGATTCTAGGTCTTATAAACAGTTTAGAGACAATATAGAAAATATCCTTATGTGGATCGATTGGGAAAAAATTCATAAGATAATGAAGGTCCTACGGTGGACCTGGGCAGGATGGACGGATTTTGAAGGAAACGAGCACTATAATTCCATCCCGGACAAGTATGGACTTAAAAAAGAGGTTCTTCATAGAATCCACGAGATGGAGGAGTGGATTGGTGAACACCCGGACGCTACCGAATATCATTCGGGAACTGCTGGATTCGAGTATGAGATGACTGTGTGTGATCCTGAGAACGAGAACGACCCTGATGATTATGACAACCGTGTAAGATTTATTGTAAGATTTGTGGTTGAAGAATTTGATAATGGGATGTAAATTTTTTAAGTAGGTTTTGTAATTATAATCATGAAAGATAAAAAATTATATCCTGTATTTCGCGTTGATGTTTGTTTTACATCATACGCCATGGAATATAAACTCATAGGCGCAAAAAATGTTAAAGATTTGCGACAGCACATTAAAGCCATAGTGTCCGATTACGGACTTGGCGAGGAAGAACTGTCTGACCTTGAAACCGGAAAGCGAGATGCAGATAGAATCGTTAAGATGAAACATGTATATACAGATAAACCATACGAAATACTTGATTCATTCTCATATTATGAGTAAATTCAAACGAATTAAAGAAGCATGGCACAGGAAGAAAAACAACTACTCATTAAAAACCTTCATGCAAGACTGCCTTATGGAGTAATATGTGAACTATCTAATAATATAGTCAATATAATAGAAAGACTTGAATTTGGTGGGCTTGAACAATTTATCACCGGAAATATAAACGTCCGACCTTATCTCCGTCCTATATCAAGTATGACTGAAGAAGAAGAGGAATGGCGATTTTATAAGGGTAGGGTTGCTGAAAGTTGTGATGAGATGCTTGAGGAGAGAATCGCAGAATTGCATGATTGGTTTAATGCACATCACTTTGATTATCATGGTCTCATTAAAAAGGGTTTGGCTCTTGAAGCGCCCGAAGGAATGTATAAAACTGAATAAATTATGGTAAGAGAAGATAATATCATTGTTCCTCACTGGTTTCTCGAAGTAGTAGAAAATGCGCTTCGGATTCAGAACGATATCAATCTTGATAAAAAGACTGGAGAAACCTGCCAAGACCGAAACATTAGACAATCACTTAATGGAATAAGAAAACTCTTAAACGGAGAAGAATTGACAGGTATGGAGCGGCTTGAAAAGTTGCGACCTTCCCTGCCTTTCAACCCCGACGAGGCAGCATTAAAGGCATATCCAAAGATGCCGCGATTATCAGAACCTCACGGTGTGATTCCAGCCGACAATGAAACACACTATTTAGGTGATGCAAATGAAGAAAATAGAAATGCTTTCAAAGCCGGAGCAGAATGGATGGCAGAGCAGGGATATAGTCAAGAAGAAACCGTAGAAGATAAGTGTCTTGAAGTCGGATATGGCACACTTCCTGGAATATCTCCAATTATCAATTTACCGGATTCATTCAAACCAGGCGAAAAGGTAATTGTTCAAATTCGAAAGAAACAGTAATCATGACTACATTCAATTTAATAATGGCACTTCTATATACTGCTATCTTGTTCTTTTTTATTGGTATGGTGGTAGCAGATAGAACTCGAAAGAAATAGTAACTACAGGGTGCGATATTGAAAAATGGGTTATAGTAATGCCCTTGCGTGAACCCATGAGTCTAAATTGAAATTGTATAATGGATATTCCGGAGTAGTTCGTCGGTATCATTTGGGTTTAGAACGTGATTGTTCCCATTATGCTTACTTGCAAGATTTCAACCAGCGACAGACCACGGAGTAATTTCCAAGGAATACACTAACAAGGGACGCACCCTTTTAATAACTAAATAATTTCATTATATTTCGTATATATAAATGAAAAATAAATAATATAATATGTACATTCCAGATTTTATTCGTAATGCAAAATCAGGAGATATCCTTGCAACAAAATATGGCAATCTTCTTATGGTCGCCAGAGTAGAAATAGAAGGTAAAGATGTTTGTATTTATCATTATTTTGATTGGTGCGAGAAAATTGGCCTTCAAATGAACGAATGGCTCTATGGATTCTATGGCCCAAGATATGATGAGAATGAGAACTTCTATCGTCCTGCTACTGATGAAGAAAAGGTTTTCTTCCTCGACAAAATGAAGGAGTTTGGATATGAGCTCCGTGAAATGTATGGGGATATGGTGCCCCAACTCACGGCTGATGGATACAAAAAGTTTTACCCAGCGAAAGCATAAAAGATAAATACTATGTGGGAAATAATTAAAAATATCCTCTTATATCTCTACCTCTCTGCATCAGGACTGTCGTTCATCTGTGTTATAGCAGCGTTGATCTATGTAAGACTGGGTGGAGAATTAGAGATAAAGTACACAAATGAAGAAGAATAAGTATGGATGCTAAAGAATTATTTACATATTGCTGTCAGTATGCGTGTGGTATTCTATCCTATGAAGAATACCATTCTATGGGATTAGATGGTTTTCGTAGTTGGGTGAAGGAACACATCATCCCTATTCCTAAATCAGAACTAGAAGTGGGAAAAGAGTACTCAGGTATTTGTAGAAATTCAAGTAGAGCAATCTGGAACGGAAAAATATTTCAGTATATGAGAAGGAAATTTGGTAGTGAATTTCTTGAAGAAATCAATCATTATGAAGATGATAATGATGATAGCTATGATGTGTTTGTTCCAGTAAAAGAAATATTTCGTGAATAAAGCTATTACATCACATAAGAGAAAAAATAATGTGAGGGTCTTGCTCTTGAAGCAAAAGAAGAAATGTATAAAACTAAATAGATATGACTTTTATTTGTAAAGAAGATTTAGTAGAAATGCTTACTAAAGAAATGAATATTGCTCACTCGCTTTCTTATAATAGTGAGGGAATTATAGATAATCAGGGCAACTATTTACCAGGTTGTGACTTTCATAGGAGCCTTGCACAAATGGAATACAATACCTTAAAAATTGTTTATGACTTTGTTCAAAATATGAAAACAATATGATTACTGAAGATTACGTCAGTTTTGAAACCGCCAAACTCTTGAAAGAAAAAGGGTTTGATTGGCCGGAATCTCCATTTTATTCAGAGCAAGATAGAGATGAGTGGCGGCAGAACAATAGTTACACCGTTCCTAATGAAGAATATAATCCCGAACTTCCTTTTGATTCAGAAACATTGACACTGGTGGCTCCACACGTTTCACTTCAAATGGCAATGAAATGGCTGAGAGAAAAACATCATTACAATATTGAGATTGACACCATTGGTCTAAAATACCTCAATACTTTGTCGTGGAGAAGTGTGATTTATAATCCGGAATATGATATGGAATGCTATTATGAAGACGGTTTTAAGACTTACGAAGAAGCCTGTGAAGCAGCCATTAAGTATTGTTTAGAGAATTTGGTTTGTGAAAAAGAGATAGAACTATGAGCGGAGGTTCGCTTTGTGATTACCAGCAATACCACATTAGGGATATGTGGGAACGGATACAAGAAGAAATTGACAATAACAATAAACCATACTATGAGAATCCAGAGGATGATTGGGAAGAACTGGCTAACAAGGATTTCTTTAAAGAAGGTGGTAAGCGTTATTCCGATGAAACAATAGCGGAGTTCAAGAATGGAGTTGAAATACTAAAGAAAGCATATATCTATGCACAAAGAATAGATCGGTTATTATCTGGAGATGATGGAGAAGAGTCATTCCATAAGAGACTTAAAGAAGAATTGCAACAAGTGAACTACCAGGGCAATTCACTATCGGATAAATATATGGAAAAATTAAAGAATTTAAGAGAATCGGTTATTTTTAAATAAATGAGAAAGATATACGCATACAACAACCTCCCCCTCGAAGCCCAATTAAAAGACTTTGAGTAAATTTGTTGTGTGCACCTTTCAAAGATTTGGTATAACATATGTAACTACGATCTCGGGTGCAAAAGCATTCGAGATTTTTTTATTTTTCACTAAATTTTAAAATTTTTTTGACATATATAATTTGTAAGAGTTATTTGAAATATGAATATGTGAAGCAGATGGGATGTGCTACTAGAGAAAATCAAAACGCTAGGCACCTACTTGAAAAAGTTTGATAGGGAGTTAAGAGAATGTTATTTAGGCTATGTTGGTTCGAATCCAACCATATTCACAAGGAAGGTCTCGTGGCGCAACTGGATGAGCGCACCAGTCTTTTAAACTGGGGGTTATGGGTTCGAGTCCCATCGGGATCACAAAATAAGTTCGTTGAAATAAAATCAATCCGCCCAGTCGGAAAAGTAAGGTAAAGTAAAAGATACTTTGTAAAACGTCGATTCGTACGCCTGAAATAAAAAAGTGGTACTTGATTTATGGGGATATGCTGAAACTGGTAGACAGGCATGCTTGAGGTGCATGTGGGTTAATCCCGTGAGAGTTCGAGTCTCTCTATCCCCACAAAAAAAACAACAAATTTTTACTAAATCTTTACAACATGTTTAGTATATATAATTTGTAAGAGAGATCATTAAAATAACGAATTTTCCTCTGGTGGCGCAGTTGGTTAGCGCAGGAAGCTTATACCTTCAAGGTCGGTGGTTCAAGTCCATCCTAGAGGACCGGGATAATGATATCTCGAAGTTCTTTGACAAGTTTGGAAAGATATATAATATGAGTTATGATGAACAAATCCTCGGAGGACATGAGTTCCTCTGTGGTGTACCACAATCGGGTGGTACTTCGCCAGGGCAGTAATGTCTTGGCTTTACGGGATGTAGTTCAGTTGGTAGAATGCCTGGTTTGGTTACAGTTAACCAATAGCTGAGAAATTGGTGTTCGGATATAATAAAGGAAGATTCATGAGTTCGAATCTCATATATCCGACGACCAGGTGGTCCTCCGTTCGAGTCGGAGTATCCCGACTTAATAAATGTCATTTAATATTTTATTATATTTATATATGATAAATATTTGTAAATATTGTGGCAAAAAATTTGAAACTTCTAACTCAAAACAAGTTTTCTGCAGTAAAGAGTGTAGTGCAAAATATCAACAACAAAATGCAATAGATAGTGTTAAAAAATATAAAGAGATTCGAATTCAAAAGTATTACGAATCTCCAAAGAAATGCAAATATTGCGATTCTATTTTACCGTATGAAGAGAGATCTAAAACATTTTGTAATTCTTCTTGCGCCGCCGCATATAATAATTCAAAAAGAATTAGACATTCTTGGAGTGATGAACAGAAAAAGAATTTATCTGAAATAATGATTAATAAACACAAAGATAATTATAATGATAATTCTTCAAACACCACAACCACACCCAGAAAGAAAATATGTAAGTATTGTGGAAAAGAATTTGTTTCTCATCAATTATCAAGTGGTAAATATTCAAGTTCTAAATTTTGTTCACATGAATGTAAAAGGTTAAACAATATAGAAGTTGGTAAAAAAGCTATAATCATAAACAAAGAAAAAGGAACGTGGAAGCCTTGGCAAAGTAGAAATATTAGTTCTTATCCCGAAAAATTTTTCGAAAAGGTTTTAGATAATAACTTTATATCATATATAAGAGAAAAATACATTGATGGTTATTTTTTAGATTTTTATATAGAGAAAAACAATAGAGTTATCGATTTGGAAATAGATGGGGATCAACACGAAGAAACACAGGAAAAAGATCGAATAAGAGATGAATATTTAAAAGATCAAAATATTGAGGTGTATAGAATTAAATGGAATTCTATTAATTCAAATAAGGGAAAAGAATCTATGAAAAACAAAATAGATGATTTTTTAAGTTTCTATAATAAATAAACTCATATTTGGCCTCGTGGTGGAATAGGTAGACACAAGGGACTCGTAAAGCATTGATTTATAATCATTATAATCAATTATGGGTTGCACCCTCCGAAAGGAGAGATGTAGAACCTCCCTAATTCGGTGAAAGCTAAGTTTGGATGTACAGGAATGTATCGGATAATCGTCTAAATTAGTTGGTGAATTATCAACAGTAGTACATAGTTAACTGATTTTCAGTAATGATAGCAGTCGTTTAGAATCTATGTGTAAGAAGACAGTCCAGATATGCTAATACCGAGCCAATGTTAAAATTACGAAATAGGTGATGCCGTAGGTGAATAGCTTCAGCCGAAAGTACAACACGCCGACCAACCCCAGCGGGAGTATGTTCGTAACCAATAGACAGTGTGTAGAGACTATACAGGAGGGACCTAAGTTGAAAGTATAATAATGGCGCGAAATTTAGTTAGTTTGTTAACTGCTAATACCGATTATAGAGATGTATACTCTTCATATCGGTGCTAAAATAAGGTTATTATCTTGCAAGATTTCAATATGGTTAAGAGAGAGTCCAGACCACGAACAATGTTCTCAATAGATTAAAGAGTTTATTCGCCTACATGGTTCTATTGAATGAAGTTGGTAGCAAAAGCTATAGTGGTACGTAAAATCCCTCGGACAGCAATGTCCGTGCCGGTTCGACTCCGGCCGGGGCTACAAATGGGAGTCTTGGTAGCTGGAAAAATCAGCAGACTGTAAATCTGTCGCATACAAATAAGCCTATGGGGGTTCGAGTCCCTCGGCTCCCACACTCATATATCACTTTAGCTCAAGAGTTCGTTATCAAAGACACGTTGGTCTTCGAGACTGACGTTATAAAAGAGCCCCGGATTTTACTGGGAGATGTGCCGTGCAACGAGTAGGTACAGGTGATGATTTATTACGGATTAGCTCAGAGGTTAGAGCTTAATTGGATGAACCCGAGTTCTTACATAAGGCATCAGTGGTCGTAGGTTCGAATCCTGCATCCGTAGCAAGAACCAACTGGTAGGAGGTAGTATACACAATTGGGTGAGTTGCGAGCTATATTCGCGCTGTGGGGTGTATAATTTGGTTCTTTTTGTGGTCCTGTAGCCCAACTGGAAGATGGCAATAGACTTAGGATCTATTCAGTGAGAGTTCGAATCTCTCCAGGACTACTAAATATCAAGTGAGGGTAGAAGGAATGCCTTGAGATTTTGAAGAGTAGGTTGCAGTGAAATTCAAAATTGAGATAGGAGACGGTGGTACAGGGTTCTGTGAGAAATTCGATATGTGCATGGAACCCCGAGGCCGATGGAGTTCTCGACTGACTGCAAGGTTGGAGAACAGTAACTTGATATTTTTATTGAAGTGTAGCGCAATTGGTCAGAGCATCAGATTTTGGTTCTGAGGGTTGTGAGTTCGAGTCTCACCACTTCAACAAAATAACTCATATGGAAAGACCTCGTAGCTCAGTTGGTTTAGAGCACCTCCCTTTTAAGGAGGGGGTCACGAGTTCGAGCCTCGTCGGGGTCACAAATAGTATGGGTCAAAAGACATAATCTTGCAAGGATTATAATACAGTAACTAATCCCATACTTTTAAATCCACAATGGCAGATGCGCACAGTCCCGGAGTGGTTGAGGGAGGAGGGCTTGCAATAACCTCCAAACAATAGGAAGCCTTGTAAGCTTAATTGGTAGAGTCCTGATCAGAAGGTCGGGGGGGTTAAGAGTTCGAATCTCTTCAAGGCAACTAATTCTAAATGTTTTTCATTTCTTATATATTTTTAATAAATTAAACACAGATTTACATGAAGAAACTTTTTCTTGCTATCGCAATGATGTTTGGAGCACTCGCTGCTACATCTTGCAAGGATACTGTTGCAGTTGTGTACAGTATCAATGTTGAGGGAAGCGCTAACGGTGACGTGGTTGTGACTTTCCCTAACGGTAATCTTGAACTTAATGGACAGACCGGTCTTCTTTTCGCTTATTCAAATGATACCGCTCCTCTCACTAAGGCTGCTGTAAAGGGTGTTGCTGTTGAGGAAGCTGCAGAGAGTGATCAGAAGGAGGTTCGTTCCCTCGCAGAGACCATCGAGAGTGGGTTTACTGTTGTCTTTAAGGATGCCACCGCTGGTGGTGAGTATCACGTAAAGATTCACGGATATGCTAAGGAGCCTACCACAGGTATTACTATCCTGATTGATAAGTCCTTTGATTATCCCGCTCCTGTTGATCAGAAGTAATTATGATTTGCCACTGTGTGGCAAATTTATGCTCGGTTAGTGAAGTGGTAATCACGCTACCCTTTCAAGGTAGAGTCGCGCTGTTCAATTCAGGCACCGAGTACAAATTATTATTTATAGTAAATTAAACGGCTTGGTGGCGCAATGGTCAGCGCAATTGACTGTTAATCAATGGGTTATAGGTTCGAGTCCTGTCCAAGCCGCAAAAATATGGTGCATTGGTGAAGCTGGTTATCATGCTACCCTGTCACGGTAGAGTTCGTCGGTTCGAACCCGTCATGCACCGCGTGAGCCCGAAGTACAAGGGATCGAAGATAGGAAATCTTTGTCATTTCCTCCGAATCGTAGGTCGGCACAGTTACATCTCTGGGGATAGTATAAAAGATGTTTATGGGGCCGTAGCAAAATTGGTAACCGCGCAGCATTTGCACTGCTGAGATTTGAGGGTTCGAGTCCCTTCGGCTCCACGACTTGTACAACTAACGCTTCACGGAATAAACTCGATGGATTGGAGAAACATCGGGGTGTGAACCGCAAAAGGTGATATAAGCAGGTGTAGGATGATGTCATTAACTCCAAATATAGGACATGTAAAGTAACACTGAAGGGTATCACTGGAAGAGTACTAAGAGAAATCCTTTTTAGAGACTGTGTCAACATGTGTTAGTTTAGGTATTGCCCATCAACCAAGCAGTTGAATGGGGTAACGGGATCGCTCGAAGAACGATTCTTGGGTTGGCCGCATTACCGTAAATGCGGCATTTTGGGAGCATAGCTCAGTTGGTTTAGAGCACCTGCCTTAATACAGGGTAATCCACTGTGACGGATTAGCAAGATGTTAAAAGTGGTGAAGTGCATAATAAGAGTTCGATTCTCTTCATCTTGCCCAAGCAGGGGGTCATTAGTTCGAATCTAATTGTTCCCACACATAGACATACATGGAGGTTTGTGTGCAGACCTTTGCAAGTCCGTTAATGATCAGACGGATACTACATAGATCCATAGAAATACAGCTGGTACCTGATCACAATATAGTTAACCTCCACCCATATCATATTTATATCTTTCCAAACTTGCATAGGATTCTGTAAAGAATCCTTTTTATTTATTTATTTTTTATTAGTTCTTTGAAGGTATAAGATAAATGCAGACAGACCTACTCCCACTATTGTAGGAGACTACCATGACAATAAATGGTTTAAACAGCACCCGGATCGTAAGTCGGGACCATGAGGAATGAGAGTTATATGAAAGTATAACCTATCTACAAACCAGTGAAACCTGAACGGAATCACTGAAGATATTGTAGTTTGTAATAATGGAAGTCTGATGAGAAAACAAGCTTATACTGATGTAGAGGCTTGCAAAGAGCAAAATCGGCAAATCGCGTAATGCCTTCGGTATAAACCCGACGTTGGTTGGTGTGTTGCAACGATAGTCAGAACACAATCGCTTATGTGGTTCCTGGAGTGGCTTATTGAGCGTAATCAATTAAAGAACTCCATACAATGCCGGTGTAGCTCAATTGACAGAGCGGCTGATTTGTAATCAGCAGGTTATTGGTTTGATTCCGATCATCGGCTCATTCAAAGACCACCTCGCAAGAGATGGTCTTTTTGTTTATTATTTGATTAAATAAAAACAAATAACAATGGCAAAAGGTGATATATTAAACAAACTAAAAATATCTGGTTACGTCACATCAACAGATCCTTCCGATTGGATAGAAGATGAGCTTGACATCCAAGAAGGTAGTGGATCATCAGAGTTCCCTGTATTGAATTATGATATTAAAATGGTTATGAATGCTGACAGAGTCCCTATTCTTTCGGAATCACATCTCACTGGATCCGCGACAGTTAATCATGAAGGAACTCCTGTTACAGTTAGTTTTGAAGACTTAGTAGATGAATTACAAAGAGTTAAAGCCGACTGGGATGCAAACGGTTGGCCTGAACCTATAGGTGACACATTAGTGCATAATGAACACGAAATCAGTTATGATGTAGTTGTTTATGACATACCTGAAGGTTCCACTCTTTTAAATCAATTATCAAGTTTATACAATGTGACAGTTAGTGATTCAGACACTAATAGAGAAATCCATGTTACTCAACCTCTGGTTCGTTTTAATTTTGAGGGGGATCGCCATCATGGAGTCAATGAGAAAGATAGTGCATACTTCACATTTAACGAATGTACGATTGACAAGAAAGGAAATACCCCGGATGGATACGCATCAGGTCGAGTTCCTTTATTCCCATATTGTCAGAACCCCGGAGACACTGAGTTAGAGTATGGGTATATAATAATTGATAAAATTTCGGATCTTATTGATCAACATCTCGACGAAAATGATGATTTATATTTATTGGTATACAATAATGAGCATGGTGAGAATATAACCCATCCAAGGTCTATAAAGATAGCGCATCCAACTCAACCACTTGGTTAAAAATCAAGACCCTCTAAAGTAAATAAGAGGGTCTTTTTTTGTATATATAACATATGAAAGCACTTAAATTATCAGCGATAAGCGACCTACACGGAAACCTACCGTCTCCCGATGTTTTTGCCGAAGGAGATGTTCTTTGTATCTGTGGGGACATTGTGCCTCTCGATCTCCAACAAGATTTTGTAAAATCCATCGCGTGGTTCTGTATGAAGTTTATTCCCTGGACTGACAAACTACCATTCAAGAAGGTCATTCTTGTTTTTGGTAATCATGATTTCTTCTCTGAAGAGCTCGGTCCCCGACATTTTAATTCAGCTGACACAGTAACCAGGATGCTCATGCCCGGTAGTATTAGAGGTGAACATAAGATAGTTATTCTTATGGATAATTCTTACAAGTACGAGCATTTCACCTTCTATGGAACATCCTGGTGTCCCGATCTCTCCAATTGGGCTTGGTATGGCGATCATGATAAACTCGTAAGTGAATACGGGAAGATTCCTACTGGAGTCGATGTCCTTCTCACTCACTGTCCACCGAGATTTGGTTATGCAGGCACTGTCATGCAACAAGGGTGGAACTGGATGAATAATTACGGATGTCAGGAACTTGCAGAAGAGATAGATGTCAAAAGACCAAAATGGGTATTTTGTGGTCACGTTCATAGTGGGGACCATAAGGTGACAACTATTGATGACAGTATCAATATAGTCAATGTGAGTATGTTGGATGAGAATTATAAAATGAATTATCCTCCGTTTTCAGTGAAAATTGAAAAACAATAAAAACAGAAAAAACTAATTTAGTCATGAAAATAGCAACATTAATATTAGTAATTATCTCGCTTATTGCATTGGTTATAGTGGCTATCAAACCTTTATATTGTTTTGTCTTTGAACATAAAGATTGGAAGAAGTGGAAAGAAATACTTAAATTGTTACCATCTTCCTCCCTTGTAAATCATGATATGTTTGAAGTCGAACACTCTTATCTTAATTGTTATGTTTTTCATATACCTATTGTTGATTCATTTGGGTGTCCAGTGAATGTATATTATTGGGAAAATCTAAATGCAGTATCAGTTCATTTAGAAGATGGAGAATGCTACCTGTCAATATTTGATACATATCATGGAAAGAAGGCATTGAAAATAATAAAACATAAATTGAATGAGTATGAAGACAAAATACATTGATGCAGAAAAACTTTACAAAAAAGTAGAAGAACTAATGGTAAAGTTCGCTGAATTGGAAACGGAGGTCGAAACTGATGATATGTCCCTAACCTTACCCACTTATTATCAAGGCAAAAGAAAGATGTGTTCAGAAATCCTTACTCTTATCGACTCTCTCCAGCAGGAGCAGCCAATTCAATTAAACACTCTTACTTGGAAAGATATAAATGACATTGAAAGAATCATTAACAATGTTCATTATGAATTTCGAAATGGTATAGGAGAAAAATCTTTTGGAGAGGAAGTTCTTGAAAGATTTAGAGAAGAAAGAGATGAGCAGGAACAGCCAGAGGTGGATTTGGATAAAGAAGAATAATATGAAAGCACCCAAAGAAATGCATCCGAATTGTTAAATTCGTTAAATATATGGTTCATATTTGTTAATTAATATCATATAAGAAATATGAATATGATGACAGAAGATTACGTTAGTTTTGAGACTGCTAAACTCCTTAAAGAAAAGGGGTTTGATGAAAATTGTTCTCGTTCCTATGTCAAAGATAAGTTGACACATAGTCAAGGACGTAACAATTCATACTATACGATAATGTATGAAACATATAGACCAATATCAGCACCAACTCTTCAAATGGCAATGAAATGGCTACGGGAAGTACATAATATGCACATTGAAGTTAAATACTTTTTTGAGCCACACATCTATAAGTACACTATTACTTATACCCCAGTTGCACTTGATAATATTAGTTCACATCCGCAATGTTTCAATACCTATGAAGAAGCCTGTGATGCAGCCATTAAATATTGTTTAGAAAATTTGATTTAGAATATGGTTAATAAGTTATCTCAAAGACACTCTTATGAGAATATTGAGGATTATTACAAGTATGTAATAAAATGTATTACTTGCGGAACAATTCTTAATTTCGGGAAAGATGATGTTCATAAAGATGAGGACAGCTGCTGTATTCATTATGAATATATTGTTTGTCCTGAATGTAATGAACATCTTAGGTTGAACGATGATGATTATTTTGGATATTAGATATGATTACTGAGGATTTTGTTTCATTTGAGACCGCTAAACTCCTGAAAGAAAAGGGATTTGATGTTTGGGGTGATGGTTCATTTGGTGTTGCCACAAAAATTTGGAAAGAGTATAGTCCAAGTGGCATACTTAATGATTGTTCAATGTGCTCACCAAGTAGAAAAGCATTTCCTGCTCCAACACTCCAAATGACAATGAAGTGGCTACGGGAAGTACATAATCTTGAAATATATCCCTATCATAACTACGATAATTCAAAATGGTGGGTTGAAATAATTAAATATCCTAATTCAGTATCAGAATATGAATCCGGAAAGGATGAGGAATTTGATACCTACGAAGAAGCTTGTGAAGCGGCTATTAAATACTGTCTTGAAAATTTGATTTAGGTGGCGACTATAAATACTAAATAATTTGAATCATTTTAGTATTTAAAATCAATCCCAAATAGTTTAATAATATGAAAAATATTGACGCAGATAAACTGAAAGCCGAGATAAAGCGATTAGAAGAAATGGACTATCCTTGCGATACATTAGAACAAAGCACAGGATTTTACGATGCTTTAGACCGTATCAAATCTTTCATCGACTCTCTCCAGCAGGAGCAGCCTTCCCTTAATGATGCGGCATTTGACTATGCGGAATTATGCAAATATGAGGGAGCAGATAAGTTACTATGCGCAGAACATTTCAAGGCCGGTGCCGAGTGGATGGCGGGGCAGGGAACACGAAAAGAGGAATAGAAACGGCCTTATTAGTGCTTGGAGATAAAAGTATACTTAATGAATAATAAAAATAATAAAAATAATAAAAATGAAAAATTTGTATAAAGCAGGAGATTTTCTTTATAAACTTGGTGATAAAGGTATTAAGAAAGAATCACAAAGAGTTTTTATTTACACTGGACAGTTGAATGCAGATGGATATGGTGTCCTCCTCGGTTTTGATTCTGATGGTAAACTCAGGAAATCGACAGGCTACGGGAACTACCAATATGGAAATGATGTTAGGCTTGCAACAGAAGAAGAAATCAAGTCGTTCATGAATGAGGTATTCAATTACCCCGATGTCATTAGGGAATATGGGTGTTAGTGGAATTACAAAAAATCATTAAAAATGTACAGTTATGGCAAATTCAGATATGTGCTTGAAAGTAGCACGAAAGGTTTACCCAAACAATGAAAATTTGCGAGTAGCATATATGCTCGGATTTAATGATGGCTTCGACAAAGCCAAGGAGCAGCAGGAAGCGGATTTGGAGAAGGAGATTTTAGATTGGATTGGTGACGAAGGTTCTTGTAAAAATGGCAAATGGACTTGGTACGAGTGCAATAAAATGATTCGTCACTTCTACAAACTTGGACTTAACGCAAGAAAGTAATGAGTTTCGCCGAACTGATTTTAGCCTTAATAGCAATAGTGATACTTCTTGAAATTTCATATAACATTAAGGCACTAAACAATAATCTAATAGAACTTATAAAATGGCTTAACGCAAGAAAGGAGGAATAAATTATGAGCAACTACATTGACGCAGAGAAATTGAAAGACGAGATAACGAAACGTATAGGAAAATACGATAGTATGCTTCATGAATGCAGTATTCCAGTAGTGCAAGGTAAACGAGAGGAGGCATTCGCACTTCTCGCATTCATTGATTCTCTCCAACAGGAGCGGTCCTCCGAGGTGGATTTGAACGAAGAAGTAGAAAGATTTGCAAAAGAGTGCGGTTATAAGTCGGCTGCAACCATAGATTTTCAATTTGCTCACCACTTCTACGAACTTGGACTAAAAGCAAGAAAGGAGGAATCAAAATGAAAGTACCAGATAAGATTTACCTACGAGAGTTCAAAGGAGCAGGATTAAGTCAAGTATGGAGTGGTATAAAGCCAACGGAAGAGACTATCATTGCTTCACACGAATATATCCATAAGGACACTCTAATGGAAAAACTTGAAAAAGTAGCCGCATTATACAAGAAACGCAGTGATGAAGGAGAACTTGTATGGCAGAATATGTGCGGCATCAAGGAAGCTATTGACCTACTAAACTCAATGTAATATGACAAGAGAAGAAGCAAGACTGACACTACAGGAGAATTTTGGCTATTTGTCAGAAGAACATCCGCGTATTATCGAAGCAATGAAAGTTGCTATGAACATCCTTTCCCAACCTTCCCTCCCCCCTAATATGGACGAAGCTGCGAAGGAATACTTGAAACAATATAATGAAAGTGAGTTTGGAAATGGTGGTGATGATTGGGACGATGATATTCTTATCACTTTCAAAGCCGGTGCAGAATGGATGGCAGAGCAGGGAGAAACACAAGAGCATTTTGTTATTGGACATACAGAGGCAAGTCATGGGATTCCAGTAATAGTGACATTTCCTGACCCTAAAACTTTTGAGATTGGTGATAATGTAATTGTTCAAATCAGAAAAAAGGAGAAATAAATATGAGACCTGAAGAACTAATGATTGGGGACTATGTGCGAGTCAATCGCGACGGGCTCTGCATAAAGAAAGACACCACCGTAGAGATTAGAGAGATAGATGCCAACAATAGGTTTGCGAACCATATAGGATGTGCTTCTTGCCGACCATTAGATGATATGCAGTATGAGAACGGTATCTGGTGTGACTATCTTAGTCCTATTCTGCTTATAACTAAAATCTTGGAGAAGAACGGTTTTGTTTATACAGATCCGGAAACAACTACTATGTCAGAAGATAAGGTATGGCAGTTAAAAGACGATTACAATCAAGTTCTTATAGAAATAGAAGAACAGACGGACGAAAACTTGCTTGATTATTACATAGGATATTTCTCCTGTGGAGCAAATTCTTCTGAAATATATTTTAGGTATGTCCACCAACTCCAACATGCTCTAAAGTTATGTGGAATTGCACACGAAATAACACTTTGAGATATGACGCAAGAATATAAACCACTCTTACTTAAAGGATGTAAAGATTGCTGGCATAACTATCATTGTCCAATGCCACAAGAAGGATACAATTATAATCCCGATACTTGTCCTTATAATCCTGACAATAAAAGAGAAAATTATGGTACAAGAAGATAAACAACTGCTGCTCATAGATCTTTGCGCAAGGTTGCCTTATAATGTTGTTATTCGTTGTACGGATAATGATACGAACTATAAGTGCTTTTTAACGACAGACATTCTCCACGAGATTCAAAACGGCTATGAGTATTATGACTACAAACCTTATCTCCGTCCAATGTCAAGTATGACTGAAAAGGAATGCATTATTCTATCGCAATTAAAAATTTGTTATACAGATGCATGGAAGCACATTAAAACTCCCGTTCCACTATATATAGCGGATATTAAGCAGTTTGATTTTTTCCTTCGTCATCATTTAGATTGGAGAGGTCTTATTCCTATGGGACTTGCTCTTGAAGCACCAAAGAATATGTATAAAACTAAATAAATGTGGAACTAAAGATACAATCTCTTAACGTCCGTCTTTGGATAAAAGAGAATAACCCATTCAAACCACATTTCTGGTTATGGAGGACCTTCAAGCAAGCAATAATGTTTTTAGTAGAGAGTCCCGACGTGATTTGTCTACAGGAAGTGCAAAGGCCCGTGGGTGGATTTCTTCTTGGGTTATGGAGATATAAAGGGTTCGGTACGGATACAAGAATACCCATATTTATTAAGAAGAAAACGCTGCGTAAAAAATTTGTTGTTTTTGACACAGATATCCAGGGTGGAACGAATAAGACCAATGGGCACGGTTCAAACATCTTACATTGTAGGGCAATATCTCCTCAATCGTATATATTTAATATTCAAAATTGTCATCTCTCCTGGGCAACTGAAAAGATAAAAAAAGAAATGAGATGTGGGTTTGTGTATAATACCATATTCTGTGGTGATATGAATGTGAGAAAAGATGGTTTTATAAACAACCTAAAGAAATACTCACACCTGGAAGATGGGGAGTTTACTGTCTATCCCAAAACACCAACTGGCCCTACATATATTAATTATGATAATCCAGATAATAAAGAAGACATAGATCAATTTGGATTTGTAGGAAAGACCGCTCCGGAGGCAGTAGTTACAGTTCTCCCTAATAAGTTAAGTGATCATTTTCCAGTGATCGCAAAATTTGAAATCTAATTTTTATATATTAATTTATGAGTGCTATAAAAAATATCCAGGAACCTCTGCTCGAGTTGAGTGAGGTGGCTATTATCCCTTCAAAAACGACTAAGATTCATTCTCGCACACGTGAGTGTAACGCTAGGATGGATAATGGTAAACTCCCTATTTTTGTTTCTCCTATGGATTCAATCATCAATGAGGAGAACTTTGATTTGTTTAATAAGGATGTAACCGCTATCTACCCCAGGACAATAAAGTTTCAACACCGCATCAACCTTATGCAGAAGTATGATGATAAGTGGGTTGCTTTTGGGTTGAATGAGGTCTGCATCCTATGCGATATGATTGACTCTGGACTTTTGAATATAACCGGTCGCGTCCATATCTGTATTGATCAGGCCAACGGACATATGAGTGATCTTCTTGAATGGGGTCCGAAGTTACGTGAGAGGCTTGCCACGGAGGACTCAGAGATTATGGTGGGAAACATCGCTAACCCACGTACATATAATACTATCGCATATAACAACTTTGCTGACTGGGTACGGATTGGTATTGGTGGAGGTAGCCCTTGTACGACTTCTGTACAGACAGGAGTACATTATCCTATGGCGTCTCTCATCAGTGAATGCCATTATTATAAGTCGGCATTTGAGTTCGGCGGGAAGAGGGTATTGAAGATTATTGCTGACGGAGGAATTGGTGATAGTGGAGATATCTGTAAGGCACTGGCACTTGGTGCAGACGCTGTTATGTGTGGAAAGTTGTTTGTTGCAGTAGAGGAAAGTGCAAGTCCTTATCTGTGGATAATGAATCAGAATGGGGAATCTGTTCAAACCCGTGAAAAGGAATATTGGGGTATGTCTACGAAGAAAGCACAGATAAACATGGGTGAGGATGGCGTTAAGAATAGCGAAGGTATACTTTTCACTGTTCCTGTTGAGTGTACTCTTGATGAGAGGATTCGACAGTTTGAAGCAAGCATCAAAAGTAGTATGTCTTATTGTAATGCTTACAATCTGAATGAGTTTAGGATTAATGCTATACTATCTCGTATCACACCGGCGGCTTTTGCGGCATATCAGAAATCAATTCAGAATGTGTAATTATGAAGGTAATTGAAGAACATAGAAAGGACTTGGAACCCAAGAAATCTAAAAAATATATCTACAAGTGTTACCACTGTGGTAGTGTGCTGGAGGTAGATAGTGAAGATATACATTATAAGGAAGAGTGGGGTGATATAGAAGAATATTTCACTTGTCCTGTGTGTGGTCGTCGCCGTTTGGTGTTTACAATTAAGCTACATCATTTAAAATCATTAAGAAAGTTATTTAACAAGAAATATAGGTGAAATACTTATTTCTCGACATAGACGGGGTCCTCAATCACGAAGAGTGGTATGAGAAGAGGATAAAGGATTATAAAGACACTTTTACTTGTTGGGAGCAGGAGTGTTTTGATCCTGATTGTGTAGAGAGGGTAAATAGGATTCTTAAAGAGACTGGTGCAAGACTTGTTGTGAGTAGTAGCTGGAGGTTAGATTTAAAATTAGCAAGAATATTCTCTCTTGTCGGTCTCCCGACCGATTTTGATGTTACTCCCACGGGAAACATCTACACAGGCGATTGTTATGATACCAGGGGAGAAGAAATAGAAGCTTTTCTCGAAGATAATCCTTGTGATCAGTATGTTATCCTTGATGATGATAGAGATTTCAGTGAAGAACAATTAAATGAGCATTTTGTTCACTGCTGTACGGATTACCTACAGGCTCTTCAAGAAGGAAATGAAGGACAAACAGGATTAACTGAATTAAAGATGAGGAAAGCAATCAATATATTAAATAAAATACAATAAGAGGTATGTGCTTTATTGAAATTAATGTTCTTAAAAGTAGATACGGTGGTCCAATAAACGATAACGATGATTTGGAATGGGCGTTATCTAATAATTGCACAGAACAGGTTATCATCAATACAAATTATATTGCGTTTATCACCCATCCAGAAATGTGTTCAGATTTTTATCATCCAGAGAAAAAATATGGTAAATATTTTTATGTATATATGAATGACGGACGTGAGAGTAGGTTCACATGTAAAGAGAGTGAGTACAAAGATCTTTATAATTATTTATCTTTATATGCGTAAAGTTAGAGGGATTAATCAATATTTTTTATAAAACAATATAATATTATGACAGAAGAAAAAGATAAGATAGCAAAGCTCGAAGAGCGCCTTGAGAAGGCGGCAGCAACCTTTAAGGAGATGAAAGCCAAGCTTGAATCAACCGAAAAGGTAAATGAAGGACTCGCTAACCGAGTGGCTGAACTCGAAGACGAACTCACACTTAATGGTGGAGCAGTTCAGGAAGTTGAAGGACTTAAGGGGAGACTTGAGAAGGCAAAGGAAATCTTTACTACCCAGAAAGCAAAGATTGCCGAACTGACGGAAGCAATAAATGAAAAGGACAAGACTATTGAAGAGGTACGGTCGGATCTCGATGCAGCTGCAAAGACATGTTCCGAATTATCCGAACAAATAAATGTTCTTAATGCAGAAAACGCAACCCTTAAATCCACTCTTGATAGAATTAGGGAGATTGTGGGTGAATAATCAAGTCACACACCGAACATCAAAGACTTCACTAAATATAGTGGGGTCTTTTGTTATTTATATGTGAGTGTAAAACTCGCGTATTTTGCGCTTGAAACAGGTGAGATAATAAAATGGTTATCTTTTTTGTATAACTTTGTTAAAACGAGATTTAGATAGCAAAATGAAAGGATTAGTAGATAACTTTGAACTCTTGGGTAGATACCTATTCGAAAAACGCACTCCCCTTACTGAAGATCAGTTCTATTTTCTTCAGATTCTTGTGAGAGGAAAAGATGGAAATCATGTGTGTGGCAATAATAAAAATAGACTTGTTAAATACTATGTGATTCGATCCAAGGAACAGTTACTCGGGTTGAAAGATGAGATAGTTGGTATATGTGGAGTTGTGAACGGTCGTGCATATATTCATCCAACTCGTAGGTCCTTAAAGGAGGTTGCTAATCGAGCTCTTGAAGATACTGCACACACCTTTGTGTCACAGAACTGGATTGGATTGCGAGGTGTTTATTCTACTGCAGCGGGCCAGTCTTTTGTGAGTAGCGATAAACAGTTTATAGTAGATCTGGATGACTTCACTTATGATCAAGCAAAGGAAGTGTTTGATTTTGTAAATACACTTCGTGGTAGGAAAGACGACATGGGCAACATCTCACAAATAATCCTTCCAACAGTACATGGTTATCATTTGATTACCAATGCGTTTGATGTTGGTGAGTTTACGAAGAAATACCCGGGGATTGATATTCATAAAAACAATCCAACTCTACTGTATTATAAAGCAAGTAAGTAAATATTTGGAGTGTATTTGGTAAATAATATCAAATAAGATAAGTTATGTCTCAAGAAGAAAAGCAAATATTACTTAAAGACCTTAGTGCAAGATTGCTTTATGGAGTGCAAGCAAAAGTTGATGGACATAACAATCCTTTGCGGATTTTAGGCATAGAGAGATTGAACAAAAGCACATGGGCGTGGAAGAAAGGGACTTATGTGGTATCATTTTGGAATGATACAAAATGTATAGACCAAGTTAAACCATATCTCCGCCCAATGTCAAGCATGACTGAGGAAGAGAAGAAAGAGTTTGATGACTTTTGCGTCATAGATGAAGCAGCCTGGAAAGGAAATACTGAGGTTGGTTATAAAAATCAGGCAGTTATAATGTCGGATGGTATTGATTGGCTTAATGCTCATCACTTCGACTATCACAATCTTATAGGAAAAGGATTGGCTATAGAAGTGCCTGAAGGAATGTATTCAATCAAGTAAATATACAGTTCATATTTGTTAATTAATATCATAAAATAATAGAGTATGGCGTTTATATCATGTTCCAGACCTAAAATTGGTGATTGGGTTATCACAAATAAGAGACACGAATCAATGACAGGCATTTTCACAGAGGGGTCAAAAGTTAAAATAATTGACATTGATTCCATACGTGGATATTCGATAGAAGATGAATACGGTAATATAATGTATGAAATTGGTTGGAAAATATAAAACTGAATAGAAATGGAAACAATTAAACATTGGAGTGAAGCCATTAACAAATGGGAAGAATACAAGAACACCCATACTAAAGAGGAAATAATAGCCGACATGGAAGAGTTTTTCTCTCTTGACAGAGATGGTGAAATATCTAAGATGATGGCCTATGTTTATTATGATATACATTCTTTTTGATTATGAGAACAATTAAAGAAAGGGGCTTTGCTTTTGAAGCTCCCAATGATATGTATAAAAATGAATAGACTATGCTAAAAAGATTTCTCATAAAGCATAATATTATAAAAGATTCTTTCTACATAGAGGCGTTTGTTTATGTAGACAAAAAGACTGGACTGACTTGTGATGCATCAGATACTATTAAGTGGTTACAGCCGTTCTGTATTCATTGTTTCTATAAAGACAAAGATGACTTTGCCTTTAAGATGTTACATTACAAGTATCCCGAATACATTGGATATTTAAATCTATACTAAAATGACTAAAGAAGAAAAACAACTGTTACTCATAGACCTTTGCGCGAGACTGCCTTATGGGATTATTGTGCATATTCATGATATTGATGTGGATGATTATGATAGGCAGTTAATTGGAGAAGATTTAGACTTTATTGAACTTGATAGAAGGAACTGTAAACCTTATCTCCGTCCTATGTCAAGTATGACTCCTCAAGAATGGTGTGACTTGTGTGACTGTAGGATTGAAGATGATAAAGCGGCCACCATTATAAATGGACATAGATTTGTCTCTCATGTAAATGAAGAGGGTTTTCTAAACTCACACCACTTTGACCATCATAATCTCATTGAAAAAGGTTTGGCATTAGAATCACCTGAAGGAATGTATAAGGCATAAAGTTATACAAATATGATAGATAAATTTGAAACACTACGCCCAGAATCTTTAACTGCGACAAACTTATATTGCTATGACGAACCTTATGCTTATTGGTTGTCTGCTCCTGAGTATAATGTATATGAATGGGTATTATATAAAGAATACAACGATTACGAGTCAGTTGTTGGAAACGGCGGATTAAAAGGTGTGTCTTATGAAGAATTAATGAATAGTTTTAGAACTTATAGCTTTTACGATAACATAGACAGAGAAATGCTATGCAGAACATTTAGGCAACGTTCTTTGTATGATGATTCTTGTGATTTTGAAGATTTTATAGACGAATAAGATTATAAAACCGAATAGAATATGACAGCATTAGAAAAATTTCAAGAATTGCCACATATAACTTATTTATATGAAATATTATCCGACTGGGGATATGCACCCACCCTATATCATTTTGACGGAATGTGGCATGTATCGTGGATTCACTGTGAAGAAGGCGATAGCTTGGATGACTTTAGTGGTTCTACACCAGAAGAAGCGATTGACAAGGCATATAAATGGTTTCACAGTAAATTTAGTAATGATTAACTATGATTACAGAAGATTACGTCAGTTTTGAAACCGCAAAACTCTTGAAGGAAAAAGGATTCAAGGAATGGTGTCTTAAGTGCTACGGTATTGCGGTGCTTCACAATGGGCAGGATATCAGTTTTGATGAAGAGCTCGATTTGAAAGATGATGGCAGGGAGAACGAAATTGAGTATATAGAAGGCGGCAGGCTCTATGATTTTGGATGCAATAACCGAGACAAAGATGCGAATGTGTGGGCAGCTCCGACATTGTGGGTTGCAATGAAGTGGCTGATGAAGAATTATGATATCTATATTACAGCTGTCCCCAACGGCATTGGAGAAAATGTGTTCTATATGGGCATTTACAAAAAATATGATTATGGATGGACTTACATAAGTGATTGCCTTGATGAAAAATATAAAGAAGCAGAATTTTATACACCAGAGGAAGCCTGTGAATCAGCCATTAAGTATTGCCTTGAAAATTTGATTTAATGACGGCTATGCGCAAGACAAAGAATAAAAACCAAAAGAAACGTCGCAGAAGTGGCAAAAATATTTTTTGGCTCGTTAAAAGTAGGAGAACCAACGAGTTAATACTATTTTCAAGGAAGCCATACCTTATGCAAATGCCAAACGGAGACGTTCAGTGGTTTAGCGTCTATTCCGAATGCTATCCAAATGTTAAGGTGGCAAAAAGAATGGAAATTGACGACAAATCTCCTATTATGGTGAAATTGGTGGTGTGTAACAATGAGCCGGATATGTACATTCAGCGATACAAAGATTGTCTGTTCATCCATAGCTGTATTCACACATACTATATTGGCGGCAAAGTAAAAGCGACAGAAGTCCCGCATAGTTTCAGAATTTCTAACAAACTTTTTCCCGATGTCACAGAAGAAAGCGGAATTGTCGGAATTAAAATAGTGTCTTGAAAATTTGATTTAATTATGATAGCTGAAGATTACGTGAGTTTCGATACTGCTAAACTATTGAAAGAGAAAGGGTTTAAGAATTGGTGTGATAAGTGTTATGGCACTGCTTTATATCATAAAGGTGTACCAATCAGTTTTGATGACGAATGTGAACTGAAAGACGAAGGATTTGAAGATGAAATTGAATATGTTGAAGGTGGGTATCTTTATGATTTTGGGTGTGACAACAGAAAGGAATATGCAAAAGTATATGCAGCTCCAACTCTTCAAATGGCAATGAAATGGCTGAGGGAAGTGCATAATATAGACATCTCGGTAGTTCCACATTCTCATAAAGAAGGCAAAACATTTGGATACGAGTTTGTATATTGGAATGGTGCCGAATACCATATGCCGTACAGCGAACAATATCCAACATATCATGAATTGTTTGGAAAAACTTGGGAAAAATATGAAGAAGCTTGTGAAGCGGCTATTAAATACTGTCTTGAAAAATTGATTTAGTTATGAATAAAGAAATAGAAATCCCAGAGGGTTACGAAGCCCGAATTGAGGACAACAAGGTTGTTCTTATACCGAAAGAGAGTGAGGATGATAGGATAAGGAAAGCGATTTTGGGGCTAACTTATCTTGATGGAATTGAACCAGTCCTTACAAAGTGCTCCATAACGGCAAGGGACATTCGTACCTACCTCGAAAAGCAGAAAGATATTCTGCGAGAAAGAGCACAAAATATCACAACCAATATGCTTGAAGATAGAATCGAAGGCATTCAGCGCGAATTGATTGAGTTCTTATCCAACACTATAAATGCTTCTTGGGTTGATATTATTAAGTCTGTCGATTCTTATGCGGAAAGGATTAAAAATATCATCGAAAAGCAGAAAGAGCAGAAGCCAGACAATCCATGTGATGGATGCAACAATTACAAGGGTTGTATCACTTGTGTGAAGGGAGACCAGTGGGCACATATAGAAGAGTGTAAAAACGGAGCAATTGTTCTTGAGGACTTTAATGGAGGTAATGGTTTTTATAAACTCAATCTCGATTATTTAAGTAAAGAACAAGTTGAAGAGATTGAAAAACTTGTTGCTTTGTGGAATAGTAAAGAGCAGAAGCCCGTAGAGTGGAGCGAGGAGGATGAAGACACATATGAAAGAGTGTATTGTTTGTTTAGAGATGCTCTCGATAAGTGGTATGAGTGTGTTTTTGCGGGATGTTATCCAAAGATAACGAAAAAGAAGGTTCTTGCTATGCTCAAATCTCTTTATCTTCAACCTCATTGGAAGTCGAGCGATGAGTAGATGAGGTAGTTGTATTATGCACTAACTCCAGGCTATGTATTTGATCGCTATATATTAAATGAACTATACGAACAACTTGAGAAATTGATATAAAAAACAGGAATAAATATGGATAATTATAATAGAAAACTTTATCTCATAAAATGTGAGGATTATGACGATAAGATGGTGGTCGCTGAAAATATGGAGGAGGCGTTGAATAAATATAGGGAGTATATTCGTAAGAATCTTCCTTTTAATTGCTCGGTAACTTATATTTTCAAAAAAATTACTTCTTGTGAATATATAAGGGATTACGAAGAAACTGATATTATCATCTAAAAAAACGAACTAGTCATCTTCTAGTTCGTTTTGCATTGATTTAATAAAGTCTTTCGTTCCTCTGAATGTTGATTTGCTTGGTTGACCTTGTTGTTCACCATCACCTTCACCCTTACTAGGTTGTTCTGAGGAAGTATCGAGGGGGAGTTCAAGTTGGATATTTTTAAGCATAGAGTTAATATCCTTTATCTTATCACTCAAGTCAGCTGTAGTGGAAAGGATAGTTTTTTGAATATCCGATAGTGATCGATATAGAGATGCGTTACTACTATTCTTACTAATAGCACCCAGGAGAATGTCATGAGCTACCTCGTCGCTTTTTCTCATCTTTAATAATATCCTCAAACTCTCAACTTCGGTTTTAAGACGAGTAGCGAATTTCGGGTTGTTTTTCATAAACTCAGGATCAGTATAGATGTCTTTCAGGTTCTCCACAAGATCTATTGCTTCTTGTAGAGAATCTGAATCAATTCGGTCGGTGTCAATAGTAACGATATCTTCTTCGTTATCTATTAAATCCGAAGGATCGAAATCTGGGTCACCTGGTCTACTCATTTACTTCTTGCTTGTAGTTGTTTTCTTTTTCTCATCTGCTCCTTCACCACTACTTAGTTTATCGGAGATATACTTTTTAATAGTTTCTCTTACAGCAGATTCAATATCCTTAATAGATATCTTATCAATATAATATTCTATAATATCAGATTTTTTTACTCCCATCATATCTATAAGCATCTTAATCTCGGATTCTGGAAATGATCTCCAGGCAACCTCACCTTTGATACTAGGTTGACTCTTCGATCCGAGCGCCCTGTTGATGATGTCAAAATCGCCTATAGAAGGTTTACCCGGGGCAGCAGATATTGTCATAGACGTTGCGTTATTGTGTCTTATCGGAGTACCAAAGATATTATCATCGGGAATCAAAAGACTATTCTCTTCTTCCCCTTCTGGCCCTTCCAGTTCAGAAAGTATATTAGCCGGGAGGTTATTTAATTCATTTTTAGGAGTTGGATTTTCAACAGGAACGTCATTGGGTTTATCCGTATGAACGTAGTTCTGTAATACATTATAATTGAGTATACGGCCGTCCGCGGCCTTCACAAGTAAATTATTATCTTCAAAGAAAGTGTCAATCGCGTTGAACTTATCTCCGGTCTTAGGATTAACCCACCATCCAGTAATCTGTGGACCATCCATTCCAAACGTCATTCCATTATGTATCATATGTTAATCAAAATATTTTTCGTATAAAGGTAAGTATTCAGGGTGTTCAATGAGAGTTAATACAATACAAGCAACACGACCTGGTTCTTCATTAGAGAAATAAATGACCCTGGAGTTGGGTACTGAATAGACGGACTTACCAAACACAGCTATGTCCCTCATCTCTATTTCCTCTCTCTCAGCAAATCCGTAGGATCGTCTTTCGAGAAGGTATCTCTCATGGCGATTATGTTTATCACAATCAACCCAAAAGATAACTATCTCTTCATCACGAAATGCTTTTTGTGGAATAGCTATGAACTGATCAGCGGACAATGCAAATACCTGGTTATTGTCATAAGTCCATAAGGATAATCCCTCATAGTATTTATATGATTTTGATGTTGCCGACGACTCTAACTCTTGTAAGAAGAGATATGCTTTATTCTCAAACATCTCATTGATGTCTTTAGTGGACATTAATTCGTAATTATATGAGTTATATATCTGGGGTGATGCTGACTCAATATTTGAAAATAACCTACCTACACTCACCCCTTGTTTTTCAAGGATATCTAAAATCTCCTGTTTACCACTACAATGTAGCCCTACTATAAAAAACTTCATCTATTCTAAAACTATTGTTGTATAAAGAATAGATGAAGTTTTTCCAATCATTAAGGAATTTATAAATTATTTTGATTAACTTGTTGGTTTGTTAATTGTTTTTACTGCTTGATCTAATCCATCAGTAATAATAGTTCTATCAAACTTCGAAATTGTCTTTCTAATTTCACTAATCGAAACCCCTATTTCACTAATGGCATTAACAAGTCCCTTGGAATCAACAGTAGTAACTGTCTTACCATCCTCACCCTTGGATGTCTTAACCATTGCATCAGCACCAGTGACAGCAGATATACCGGATACCTTATCACCAGTATCTTGGAGTGTTTTATTAGTATCTGCGAGAGATGACTCGGTGTTTTTAAGTGTGGAGTCAATCTTCTCGAGAAGTGGAGTAATCTTATCATTAAGAGTATCTGCAAGACCTTCGAAGTTGCCGTGGATGCTCTTTGAGAACTCAGCCATCTTCTCAAACATCTTTGCTGTCTTTTCAATATTCTCTACCTTAACAGTATTTACCTTATCTACAAACCTAACATAGGAATCGATCGCTCTATCGAACTGTCCCTGATTATTCATTTCACCAATCTTCGACATATATTCCACTGTCTTTTTGATTTGCTTCATGAACTTCTTGGTGAGTTCGGCTTTTTTAATGTCGCTCTTTTCTACATTAGAACCTTTGATGTGATTAATAAGAGAATTAGCAGTTCCAATAACAGCATCGACTTTTTTCTCAACAGTATCTCTGTTAATTTTGATTTTTTCAAGATACTGTAAATTTTTTGCAATCAATGTTATCATCCCTATGGTTAGGAATGTCATTGCGACAAATCCAAATGTGAGAATACCATCAACGATATTTCTAATACCTCTAAACACATCCCCTAATCCTTTAAAGATCGTTCCGAATAATCCTTTCTTTTCATCATCAACACCATTAATCTTAGGATTTTCTCGACCACACACAGCCTCTATAATTTTTAACGCAGTACCTATAACAGTATCAACAGTATCTTCAATATTAGTAGGATTAAGTTTTATATCTTCAAGTAAAGATAATTCTACAGCAGTAAGAATTAATAATGTAACTGTTACAAAAGTGAGTGCAATGAACGCAAACGCAAGAATAGCTTCAACTATTATTCCAGCAGATCCAAATAATCCCGTTATTATTCTTCCAGTCCACGTTTCTGGTTTCTTACCACCCTTTACATCAGCAGCGGCAGCATCCATGAATGATCTTAATATAGATATACTTGTCTCTATAACAAGAGTTGCATTTATTTTTGCATTAGTAAGATCTCCCGGGTCGATACTCGCGAGAATCATAAGTGGAACTATTAAAATAAGTAATGAAAATCCTATTAATGTCATAGCAGCAGCACCAACCACTGCAAGAACTAATAATGGAGTAACAAGCCCTATTGCAGTGAAAGCAATCGCAACCACTAATATCATACCAATAAATGAACCGATTGCTGACATTTTTATTTTTTGTGTGGTGTCTGATATATTTACAAACACTTTGGCCATTATAAATAATGTTAATGCAATAGCTATAAGCATTAATGTTGATATAGATATTTTATTTAATGGAAGTAATGATATTGCAAGAATAGCGAGAATAGCTAATGTCATACCACCAATAATAGCAAGCATACTAACAGTGGCCGTTGCAATTGCAGCAAATGTTAATGAAGCTGCTATAAATAACAAGAATATCTTTGCCATTCTAAACAACAGTCTTCCAACTGCACCAAATATTACCGTCGATTTAGCGATTTTTTCACCTTTGTTAGATAAATAATTAGCCAACCACACAACTAATATGAGAGCGACACGCATTAATAACAACGCCGGTATGGCGAGTGTAATACCGAGCAAGTTCATCCCAATTAATGTCATAGCGAATGATATAACCACAAGAAAACCAGATATTAACATTATTATTTTGGCGACATTCCAAATCTTTTTTGTTGTGATACCTCTTTTTTCTATAGTAGTATTTATATCATCGATGATTTCTAGTAACCTATTCAACCATTTTATTGCCTGAACACCCCTTTTAATATAACGTTTTCTTCTACCGATAATAGCGAGATTAAGTGTGATTATATTAAGTAATACACTTATTACGGTTAACATTAAGATGGGTTTAATTGATTTTATTATATTTGCTGTATCCTCAGGTGTTATAGATGATATTATTTGAATAAGGCTCTTTTTCTTACCTATTCCTAAAAATCCATTAGAACCCAATAATATTAATGATGTAGCTTTTAAACCTCTTTTTATATTTTTATAATTTTTACCTGCATAACTAAGAGACGTATAAACAACAAACATCATAGTTGTAAGTAAAGTTATACTTGCAACAATTTTTATAGAATTTATAATTTTATTTGTTTTTACTTCTCCTAATTTAGTAAATACATATGTTAAAGATTTTATTCGAGAATCTTCACCATTTAATAACATCATCTCCATTAAAATTAAACCACCGATGATTTTAATTTTATTAGATCCGATTGTTATAAGAGTACTAATAATAGGTCTTAAAAGTAATGAATATGCTAAGAATGAGGTTAATAAAATACCAGTAATCGCTAATTTTTTCACACGAGACATCGTCAAAGACCTCGATCTAGTCATTATGTCAAGCAATCCAGGAATATCTCGTGTAAACAACCCCCCACCATATTTTCCATCATTTCCGTAGAGCATCACCCACAAAGTGGTTAATCCTCTTTCAATATACTTACTATTTTCCCCTATGAAATTTAATTGTTCTGATATAGGAGCCATTAATTTAAAAACTATGTTAAAATACCCGGTCATTGCAATCAATGAAACCAGTGCTTTTAAAATAGGCCCGACACCATATGTTTTTGATCTAAATTTTTTAGGTATTAAATATGATTTTGTTAAAGTACCGGTGAATAACAACTCTCCTAACTGAATAGCTCCAACAACAGTATCTATATATATTCCAAATATAGTTTTTATTGCTCGTCTGGTTTGTCTCCTAGCTTTCTTACCGCCTATACTTTCGAAAGTTTGTATAAGATTACCCAATACAGTAAGTGTTTCTGTTACTTTATTAATAACATTATTTGTTGCTTCAAAAAACGTATCTATTGCAGCGGGTACTCCCAATTTAAGAAGTATTTTAGATTTTCTCGAAATTCTTCTTTGAGTTCTATATAGATAATCAAATACAAGTGAGGTGGCTTTCGATGCTTTTTTTATTGCTTTTGTATTAATGTTTTGAGAATATTCACTTAATTCAGATATTAACTTAATCAATTTAGCATATGAAGCAATTATTAATGCGGGTCCTTTAAATTGATCTCCTTTATTTATATTCATGGCCATTTTTATTGATGATATCATAAATATTGATCCTGCATCAATCACCGCGTTGAAGTTTTTTACTTCAAGTTCTGCAAGAGCCATGACGACACTTGATAATGAATCGGAAATAACATTGATTGTCTTTTTAATATTCTTTGCACCATCAGCAACAGCGTCAACCGTTTCTTTTTTGGATGATGCTGAATTTATAATAAACAACGCCATAGAATCAATCGATTGAATCGATGATTGTATTACTTCAAAAACATTATTTGATATTTTTAAAGGATTATCCATGCTTAAATAATAATTTTATAAACCAAATGATTATTATTTTAACATGAAAGATTTATATACATATATAATAGAAAGTGAACAGATTGATGAAGGGTTATTTAAAGCATCAATTGGTTTAATTTATATTAAGAAAATGGACCCCAAATATCTATTGGAGGGATTACTTAATATGTATAATTACATAGTAGATAAAAGTAATATTAAATTATTTTATCAAGATTTCCCTATTAAAGAAAGACCATTTTGGGAGTTCATATATAAATTATATGAAAAGAAAATATGGAGTATTTTTGATGCTCCCAGGGAAGATAAATCTTTTGAATATGAATTACAGGATTTGAGAGATGAATTAAAAGATTATGAAGAAGAAGACGATCCTCGATATAAAGCAAAAATTAACCAACTTAAAAGACAAATTGCTCAAAAAGAAAGGAGTCAAAATTCAGACGACATTACATCTTGCTTCACAGAAGAAAATTCTCTTATCGATGTAACTCCAGAATTCCGCAGAAAATTACATGAAATCATTAAAGGATCATCGAATCAGGAAGAAATTAACTCAGCAAATGTAAAAAAGATAATGCTTGTAAATGATCCTCAATTTGATAGAAGATATATTTTCACAATTAATAAAGTCCAAGGCATATTTAGAAATATGTTTAGAGCAGTAGATATTAAAATGCTCGAAAAGTTATTTGAAAAAATAAGCGAGATTTAAAATGAAACATTTATCTATATATATAAATGAAAATATGTACCTTTTAACATCAGCCTTTAAAAAACTTGGTATTATTCTTTTATCCACAGTTATTCCATTAGTTATTCCATTCTTTATTTCACTAGGGATAAAGATAGCATCTCTTAAATTGGATGATTGGATTAATAAACTTATAAATAAATATCCACAACACAAAGAGGCAATTCTTATACTCGCTGGTCTCATTAAAGATCATTTAAAAGATATGAATAAATGTAATGATTTCGTATCTAATACAGAGCGTCAAAAATCTAGTAAGGTATTAACAATAGATGATATTAAGAAAGAAATACTTCCTCTTATATCAAATGAAGATGATAAAAAGAAAGTTGAGGACTTTTTAGATTTGATAGAAAGCAAAGACTTTAAAGAAGAAATTGATGAATGTATGAAATTAAATAATATAGAAAATATAATCACTGAGAGTTTAAATATCAATATTAATGATATCGAAGATGATGATCTTCGTAAGGAAGTTATAAAGTACTTCAAGACATTTAAGAAGGGTAAACTCGAAGATGAAGATCTTGATGAATTGGATGATGAAGAGAAGAAAGATGATGAAGAGAAGAAAGATGATGAAGAGAAGAAAGATGATGAAAAGATCGAAGATAATGAAGAACTTGATGTAGATGACGTTGACATCGACGATGACGATCTTTTAGATTATCTTAATAATAATCTGAAAGATAAAGAAAAAATGATTAAAGCAATAAAAAATAGCGATTTGGATGATGATGACAAAGACAAAGCACTAAAAATGCTCGAAGAATCTGAAATCAGCGAATCACTATTATTCGAAGGAAAAGGTTATGGAAGAGCTTTTTTAGTAGGAGCCTTTCTTACTCCAGTTGGAGGTTTAGCAGGTATGGGTGGATTAGCGATTATAAGGTCAAGTATAAAAACATCCGTTAAAAAAACAGAAAAACGGATGAAGGAAAATATAGAAAAAGAGACCGATCCAGAAAAAAAGAAAAAACTCGAACAGGATTTAAAAAATTATCAGTTGGCAAATAGAAATTCGGATGGGGAAATATTGTGTTCAAAATCAGCAAAAGAAAAAAATATTCAAAAATTAAGATATTCTGGTAAACTCCCCAAAGATTTTTCAGTTGAAGATCTTTCCTTTATGAAAAAAGACGCAAAAAAATACGGTAAGGAAGACAAAAAAGAAGATGTTGAAAAAGATGAAGATGGTAATATATTAAAGAAAGAAGAGATAACCGATAAAGATGGTAAGAAAAAGAAAGTAACAACTCATACAGGTCCTCGGGGCGGTAAGTTCTACTGGCCCGATGGTGTTCCAAAAGATGCAGAACATAAAGTCTATATTAGTAAAGACGGGAAAGTCAAAGAATGTGTGGATTTAAAAGATTATCTTTATGAATCATTTAAATAAATTATGAAAACTCTGCTATCATATATAAAAGAAAGTCGATCACGAATTGGTCGACCTCCTTTTTCTTTTGATGATTTTAAAGAATTTATCACTAAATGTATTCTTGATAATGAGTTTGATGATGCCCCCATATGGAATAAGATAAAAGATTCTATAATCCAATCATATAATGAAATGACTTGGGATATGTTTAAAGGATGGTGTGAGAGCGTATATGAATTTCATGGAGGGAGAAATTCAAAAATATCGTTAAAACAATTTTATGATGAATTATCTCAGATTCCTTTAGATAGAGTAACAAGAGGAATGGGTGCAGGAAGTAATGGTGTCGTGTGGGAGATCGATAAAGATAAAGTCATTAAATTATTTTATGGAGATCACATTAAACAACAAGATAAAATCTTTATAGATTATTGTTATAAACACCCATCAAAAGTATTTCCTAAAATATATAAAATAGGAGATAATTGGGTGGTGATGGAAAAGTTAAAGACATTCACACCAAAGCTTAAAAAATGGTTTGAATATATAGATGATAAAAAATTTGACGGTAAAACTATATTCCACTGGGTGGATGAAAAAAATGTTGATGTAAATATATTCGATGATTTTGGGAGGGATGTTTATAGTTGGTGTATTGAATGTAAAAATGAAATAAAAAATATTAAATCACCATATGTTGCGTGGCCTGGGGATTTATTTATAAAGAACTGTGGGGAACGAGATAATGGCGAGATAGTGTTTTTTGACGTATAAAAAAGACCTCTTACGAGGTCTTTTTTTTTATTCTTCACTATTCTCATCAATCCACTGCTGGAACTCCTCTGTGGTAAATACCATAGATCCAACGGGACCTAAAATAGAATCTTTCTTCTTGGTGTCAAACACTATTCTCTGAGAATTGGAATCCCCATCTACATATGAATTATTGTAAAGATCACAAACCCAATTGTAGAACTGTTCTGGTTTGGTTTCAGTCATAAGACCTTCACCCATCTCTTCAAATTCATTTCCGATAGAGAGTGGATCAAACTCTACATAAACGTAATCAGGCTCTGCTTTTTTGAGGTACTTTTTTATAGTAGCCATTACCTTAGCTTTGAGTTGACTCTCACTGGTGCATTTTAGATCTGCAACTGTAAGTGTTTCATCATCATTAACAATTTCATAAAGATTGCCTTCCTTGTAAGAAACGGTCTCATAGATCCAACCTAGATCAGCAACATAATCTACTTGTTCTTTTGTCGCACCGCATACTATATATAGATCCTGGGGTTCTTCATGTTGATACACTACTAAGAATTCGCCTGCAGCTTCTACAAGAAGGCTTTCATTAATATATTCAGATAATCTTTTCATAATTTAATATATATATTATTAGTATTCCACCCAACATTTATCTTCATTATCCCACGAATAAGAAGAACTCCTACCGATCTTTAAAATAATAAGTTTTTTATCTATTAAAGACTCTGGGCATTCTCTCTGACAACGCAGTTGTCCGTCGCGTTGAATCCAATCGGTTCTAAATGCTTCTGGAGTTAAAGCATTTTCCAATTCATATTTATCAAATACTTCCGCGGCGGAGCCGTTTATAAATTCTACCCATTTTGAAACAGCAGTATCAACATCCTTAATATTTTTTGGCGTCGATTTAATATAAAATGCTTCCATAAGAGATTTTTTAAAATCTTTTAATGGATCTTTCTTTACTAAATTATTATCAAATAATGATTCTTCTATATAATTAGATAATTTTTTCATATTGCAATATTTTTTTTATATAAAAATAATAATAGAGTTTTTTATATATTTATACATGGAAAACACAAAACTTACAGCAACACAGAAAGAAGCAATAGATCTTGTACAGGATCTTGTAAAAAGAGAAAAAATTGATTTTAACGAGGCATTCCTTCTTATAAGGGGCATATATGAAAATGAAAAAGAATTTGTTTATGTTCCTTATCAGAATCCTTATGTAGAACCCTATCGTCCTTGGACTGTAGAACCTTATACTACTAATCCTTATCGTGATGACACTCCATGGTGGGAACGAAATAAAATTTGGTGTGATGTTTCTACCAATGTTTCTACCACTTCCGGAAAAGAAATTTTTACTTATAATACAAACAACTCAATCAAGGAAAGATTGGGTATTTGATATCTGTGAACAATAATTATGACACTCAAAGAACTATTTAAACAATCCGAAGACGGATTCGTAAACTACAGGGCAACGTTTACGAAGATTGATGCGGTCTTTCCTATAGAAGGGGCGGATCGTCTTGTGAGAGCTGTAGTATGTGGAAGAGATGTGGTGGTTTCAAAAGACCTCCCTCTTGACAGTACGTATGTTTATATCCCTGTTGAAACAAGTCTTTCTCATAAATATTTGAGTAAGAATAACCTCTATCGTATCTCAAGCGAATCCTATCAACTTAATGATAACTTCGAAGAGGTTACTAAAATGCTTAATGAAGGGAAGAGTCTTGGAGATTGTGTGAGTATGGGTGGGTTCTTTGAGAAGAATGGACGAGTAAAACAAATAAGGATTCGTGGAGTATATTCACAAGGTTATCTTGCTGATATCCAATCACTTAGAAACGCGTACCCTGTGCTTGATCAATGGATGGTTGATGAGTTTGAAGAGCTCGATGGGGTGAGTTTTGATGTGATCGGAGATGAGATATTCTGTGAGAAGTACCTTGTTGGTGGTAAGCATCTGGTTGATCCACAGGCAGGTGGACAAAAACATTTCCGTCAGCGTTCCAAGAACCTCAAACACGCGCGATTACTCGTTCCGGGGCAGTTCTCTTATCACTATGATACCGCTCAGTTTGCAGATCATTATAAAGAGTTTAATCCCTCTAATGATGTAAGTATATCTGTGAAGGTACACGGAAGTAGCGGTATATTTGCTAATGTCCTTTGTTATAAGCAAGCGGAAGGATGGTTTAAGAAAATTATTTATTCTATCTTTAAACCCAAAGAATACAGGCTTCTCTATGCCTCTCGCACAAAGATACGCAATGAGCGAGTTTATGACACTCCAAAAGAATCTAAGTTTTTCTATGGAAGTGATATCTGGGCTCCTGTTCGCGACCTACTCGCAGGACATATAGATAAAGGGATGATCGTGTATGGAGAGATATGTGGATATGTTGAAGGAACCACGAAGATGATTCAGAAAGGTCATGACTATGGATGTGCACCAGGTCGATGGAAGTTCATGCCTTATAGGATTGTTAATGTGGATAGAGGAGGGAGAAGGACCGAATGGAACTTAAGAGATGTGGTGAAGTGGACGGACGATCTTCGTCAGCATCTCGCTATTGAACACCGATATGAAGGAGTGGATAAGATTATGCCTTGTCCCATTCTCTACGACGGACCGCTTGGAGATCTCTATCCTGATCTCAGTAAAGATGACGCTAGTTGGAACTTAGGACTTCTCGAAAGGATGAAGAGTGACAAGGAGAGATTTGGAATGGAGTTGCAGGAACCCCTATGTAAGATGAAAGCGCCTCGTGAAGGACTTGTTATAAGAATTAATAACGACCCCGTTCCTCGAGCATGGAAGCTCAAGACCGCAGCTCACTACGACCTCGAGCGTAAGAGTCACGATAGTGGGGAGAGAGATATAGAAGAAGAATCTTAATATTAAGATTCTTCTATATCTTCTGATGGAACTGTAATTTCTATAGCTTTTTCTATATCTTCCGACGGAACTGTAACTCCTATATATCTATATATCTTTGCGAGATCCACAGTATCTGCATGCTCAAGTATAGTAGCGGCGGGAAGAGTACTTGTTATTAAGCCCAAACTTTTAAGTTCGTTGATTTGTTCAGCTGTAAGTTTCATTGTTTTCGTATTGCATTTATAAAAATAATAAGTGAATTTAGTATTTTAATTCATGATTAAGATAAACTCTGAATTGCCTATTACACTTCTCGATAAGTATAATGAGAAGCTTAATGATTTTGATTTTGTATTATTTCACCTTTATGTAAGTGAGCCTGAATACAAGAAGTATTTTGATGGAATGAGAGAGAGTTATCCTGAGAGACGGATGATTCTTGATAATTCTGCATATGAGTTCTTTGTGAAAGGTGAGGAACTTGATTTAGACGAATACGCAAAAACAATCATTGAACTCAATCCAGATTATTATATTCTCCCGGATACTCTTATGGATAAGGAAAAGACTATTCAAGATGTGTTGAGGTTTGAAAAGAATCAAAGGAGAGAAATTGAGGAATACTTTAAAAATATTGACGAAGGAGCACCTCAACCAATCGCAGTAGTACAAGGAAATACGGTTGATGAATTTAATAGATGTTTGTTCATTCTTTTGAACATGGGATATACAAATATTGCTATTCCATTTCATAATACATTTCTTAAAGATGAGATAGTTGAATGTGATGGTGATATGGCATGCGAATTTGCTTCAGCTGGGTACAAGGAATGCACAGAAGATGTAAGGTATGCGATGGGTAGGTGTATGTGGGTGAAACATTATGGGCTTAATATTCTTTCTCCAGATGGTAAGCCGCGATATAATCTACTTCATTTTCTCGGAAGTCATTGTCCGGCCGAGAAGAAGTATTTGAATACATTTTTTTCTCCATCTAGCAACGTTAGTATGGATACTGGATATCCTGTTAAACTTGCTATTGAAGGAGAGGTGCTTGGGGTAGAGAAAGAGAAACCAAAAACAATTATTGATGATTTTATGCATGATGAGTTTTCCCCAGAGAAACAAAAACTTATTGAAGACAATATAAATACATTTAAAAATTATTAATGAAGTATATAACAGTTCTTATAACAGACACTCATTTTGGTACACATAATAATTCCATGACGTGGCTGAGGTCCCAAAAGGAGTTTTTCGATAAACAAGTTATACCACATTTAAAAGAACTTAAAAACTCTGAGTATAGTATTCGCCTTATTCATTGTGGAGATGTGTTTGATAGTCGATCAACCATTAATTCATATGTGGCTACCCAGGTGGTTAAGTTATTTGACCAAATGTGTGATGTTGTTGATAAATTATTGATAGTTAATGGTAATCATGATTTTTACCAGCCATCAGATGATTCAGTAGACACAGTAACACTTATATTCAAACAACTACAACTGATTCATAAAGATAAGTTGGATATAATTTCAGATAAGAAAGTTCTTGGTGGATGGGGAAATGAAGTGAGTCTTTATGTACCGTGGTACGAATGGATCAAGCATGATGACTTGATTGAATATCTTGAAAATTATAAAGAAGGACATGATAAACCAATCACTCACCTCTTCACACACGCGGATATTGTTAGGGATAAATACGAATTAGACATACCAAATATTATATCAGGACACATCCATACTCCTATGTTTGTTGATAATCTAAAAAATCTTGGAAGTGTGTTTGCCTTGACCTTCGCTGATTGTAACTCTGCAAGAGGATTTTATGAGTACGAAGATGGTGGTGAGTTGAAGTTTATAGAGAATAAGTATAGTATAAGGTTTTGGAGATTTTACGACGACGATATATTTAAGATTTCAGATGATCTCCAAAAAGACGATTACATAGAGATATATCTTAGTAAAGCTAATATATCAAAAAAGAAATATGTTGACAGGTGGAGTGAGTTGGCAAAAGAATATAAGAATATTTGGAGATATCCAAAGATTGAAGATGATGATGGGAGTGGGAGGATAAATGCTAAACAGTTTGAAGGATATAATATTGAAACAATGACAGAAAGTCTTATTCCTGATGAACTAAAAGATAAATTTGAGAAGGTAAAACAATATATTAATACAAATAAAGATTAAAAAAGATCTCTTAAATGAGATCTTTTATTGTATTTATTACATCTTCTAATTTAATTGAAAACACTTCCACCCAATTAAGATTATGTTCTTTAGCCCATTGACGTTTCATAGGATCGCGAAATGTCCATGTTTCTATACAATTTTCATATAATTTAGTATTTTTCCTTTCCCATTTTAATAAAGTTTTAATATCATCTTCATTATTTGGATTAAACGGATGTCCGCCATGCCCCCAATATCCTTGTATTTCGAGATAAAGATTTTTATTAGGGAAGTAAAAGTCACACACAAATGGATATATATTACTTCTATATTGATATTTATAATTTATACCATTATCATCCAACCATTTTTTAAAATCTTTTTCTATTTGTGATGAAGAAAAAGATTTATTTTTCTTTTTTGTATTATAATTTTTCACTTTATATTCATCTGTTTGTGCATAATGTTTCACTCCATATTTATCTAACATTGTTTGTTCCGCTTTATCTTGAAACTTTTTTAATTTAGACGCATATTTCACTCCATATTTATCTAACATTGTTTGTTCCGCTTTATCTTTAAATTCTTTTATTCGTAGTGCTTTCTCCTCCCCATATTTATCTAACATTGTTTGTTTCGCTTTGTTTTGAAATTCATCACTTAAAAAAACATTTTCAACTCCATATCTATCTAAATTAGTTTGTTTAATTTTTTCTTTAATGGAATCGATATGCATTGGATTATCCTCTCCATATTTATCTAACATTGTTTGTTTAATTTTTCCCTGTATATCTTTAGACGCAAATGGATTTTCAACCCCATATTTTTTAAGATTAGTTTGTTTCACTTTTTCCTGTATGACTGGATTATGAACCGTACATGTACATCCATATCTATCTAAATTAGTTTGTTTGGTTTTCTTTTTTATCTGATCAGATTGAGACGCATATTCTGCACCATACTTTTTAATATTTGTCTTTTTAATTTTTCCCTGTATATCTTTAGACGCAAATGGATTTTCAACCCCATATTTTTTAAGATTAGTTTGCTTGGTTTTATCTGATACTTTTTTAGATAAACCCTTGCATTGTCTACTACATGTAATTGCATAACCAGTCATGATCCCTTTATAAGGTAAACGTTTTCCGCAAACATCACACACTGGGTAATCATTGATATTATTATAAAACCAATATAATTTTTCAGACCACGTTATATCTTCTGGATATTTTAATAATTTTAAATATAGATTATGATAATTTTCGTCTAAATAATTTTCAATGTTTTTTCTTTTAAAAAATTCTTTAATGTCTGGATTTTTCACATGATAATATTTATTTAAACATTATTTTTAATATATTTAATCATTGATAAAATAATAAAATAAAAATGAGGTATATTTTAACTGGAACACAGGGAACCGGAAAATCAACACTACTGCATCATTTTGATGATAAAATGACTGTTGTAACAGAGGTTGTGAGGAATCTTGCAAAGACGGATGGTATTGCTGTTAATGAAAATGGCAATATGGAGGGTCAGACAAAAATTTTCAATACATATTATAATATTCTTTCAAATACTCCTGGACCATATATTTCCGATCGGGGTCTTACTGATGTCATTGCATATACTGTTTATAACATGAGCAGACTAATAAGTGAAGGGAGAATTAGTCAGGAGGAAGGACAGAGGTTTATTGAAGAACAAATAAATCGTTTTATTGATTTCTCTGATAAGAATGAAGATGTTGTTTATTTCTATGTGCCGATTGAGTTTGACGTGGTGGACGATGGTTTCAGGAGTACTAATGAGGAGTTCCGTAGGGAGATAGATAATAATATTAGTGAGTTGTTTGAATATATGGAAGGCCTCCATATGGGATTGAATGTATTTACGTTGAGAGGATCTGTAGAAGAGAGACTTGATACGATGGAAGAGATTATGAAAAATTACGGTGATATAAATTAAAAAAGTAAAATTATGAGTGAATTTAAAGCAAACAAAGTAGTACTGAGTTGTTCGGGAGGGCTGGATTCCAGCTGCCTTTTACTTAAACTCCTTGCAGAAGGCAAAGAGGTGAGGTGTTATAGTTTTGATTATGGTCAGAAGCATAGGATTGAACTTGAGAAGATCAAGAAGAATATTGCTTTCCTACAGAGTAAGGGTCTTCCTGTTACTCACCAGATAGTAGATATGACCGGTGTGTTCTCAGGAAACACAAGTTCTCTTGTGGCCAGCACAGGTAAGGATATTCCACATGGTCATTATGCCGCAGAGAATATGAAGAGTACCGTGGTGCCTTTGAGAAATGTATTGTTCAGTGCAGTGGTGTTCAGCAAGGCAATTAACTGGGCTGTAGAGAGTGGAGAAAATGTTATTATCAGTCTTGGTATACATGCGGGAGACCATACTATCTATCCTGATTGTCGTCCAGAGAGCCGTGAGGCCTGCGAACATGCGTTTAAGGTCTCTGATTGGAATGCCGATAAGGTTGCTTACGAGGCGCCGTTTGTGAATATCGATAAGGGTGAGGTTCTTGCCGAAGGACTCCGTGCAATGAAGGCTCTTGGTTGGAGTGATGAGGATAGGGATGAGTTCCTTCGTAATACTCATACTTGTTACGATCCGGATCCGGAAGGAAGGAGCTGTGGTAAGTGTGGTAGCTGCACCGAGAGACTTGAAGCATTTGAGAAGAATGGATTAAAAGACCCGATTGAATATCAGTAACAAAAAAGGAACTCTTACGAGTTCCTTTTTTTAATCGATCTTTTTAAGATTTGGATACTTAAAATATTTTTTCATTTTATTATAAAACAGCGCTAACCCAATACCATTTATAGTCATTTGTTTAGGATCTGTTATAATAGGTTGTTTATCTTTATGAATTTTTTCGAATCCTTCAAAAAAACCATCAATAGTTTTTATTAATTTATTAGGTGTACGCCCCCATACTGAATTAAATGTTATTCCTTTAATTCGACCCAATACTCTTTTTGAATCACTCAAATATAAATTGAAAGACTCATCTACACCATAGACAACATATGGAATTATAACAACGTTTCGAGGTAGATTAACCTTAACGATTACAAAATTAATATTTATTTGTTCGTATAAATTTTTAGCATTTTTAACAAGTGGAGAATAAAAAGATACAATATAATTACCCCTGGTATTTTGATCTATTTCGATATTGATCCCATCCTTATTTGCATCATCAATCTTACTCCGAACATAATCCACAACAGAATCAAAATCAATCGGAATTTCTGTAGTTATATTATCATCAAATATACTTTCCACTAAACTTTTCATAACTATTGACTTGTATTGTTTCTCAAACTACTTACACAACTCTTAATATAAGAACTAGCTTGACTAAGTCCAGAGAACGTACGATAACGGTTTGATGTATTATAGACATTACCCGTTTTCCCATCGGGATCAAATACTATTAAAAATGTCTTAGATGCAGTTTTTCCTGTGGGAGGATTAGAGTATGTAACCTTGGCTGTGACATAACGACCGAAATCAGCAACCTCTGCAGAGTATCCTGTTCCTATTCCATTAAGATATCCTAATAACTGCTTACCAAACGACCAGGAAGCATAAATTTTAGGGTCTTGATAGTAAAGATAATCACTATACGCTCCTTTATCATACTTAGGACCGGTGACAGCAGAAGTGGCACGAACATCTCCAGGACCACCACCCATAATATCGGCGAGTGATCCTTCGTTGATAGTATCTTTATCAAACACGAGGATACCATCAAATTGATCGATGTTTATATCTTTTAAATCAACCATGCTTCTTTACATACTTTCATTGAGACTGTGTTAAAGAGATTGACGATAGCGTCTTCGTCCCAATCCCCTTCTTTATCCATTTTATTGAGCTTACTTAAGATATCAATTTTCTCCGCTTCGTCTTCCATTGTATCACACAACCAATCAGTAAGATCAGCAATGTCTAATTTATCATCTTCTGCATAGGAATCAATATATATTTTAATGCCCTCAATAGTATCTTTAACTGCCTCCGCACAAGCATCCCAGTGTTTTGGATCAAGGTCTTCTGCATCTCCAGCGGAGTAATAGTCAGACATGAGTTTCTTAATATTGTTTGCAGAGTTCCATTTTTCTATCTTATCAATTCCTTTAAGAAGGTCTGCCACCTTTACTTTCTTCGCTTCATCAAGACGAATACTTTCATTGATATATTCATTAATTGCCTTCATATTATATTAAAGTTTTTTTACACACTAGTTCAGATACTTTATTAAACATTTCAAACATCTTCTCTTCATCCCATCCATACTCATATCCTTGATAACTCTTAATTAGGATATCAGTTTTCTCGGATAAAAATTTCCTTAAATCATCTTTTTTATAAGCGGGGTCATCTTCAACCCACTCATCAATATACTCACAAAGCGCCTTAATTAAGTTACCAGTTGACATGACTTCATCCCTATCCCTAAATCCAAACAGCTTCTTTATATTACTGTCCTTATCAGCAAACTCATATATAGATGTTAATTCCTGTTTAAGAGCAGACCAGAATGTTAATATTGATTCATTGATATATTCAGTTATTGTCTTCATAACTCTTATTTTTATTTTTATTTCTTTTTTCCTATATGCCACTTACCACAAACCTTACATAAGTATGATTGATAACCATTCATCTTATACTTTTTTATCCAGGCATCTGCATCTTCTTTGGATGTAAACTGCTTTTTGGGTTTCCAAAGTCCATTCTTCCGAGCGTAATGCTCGCGCTTAATGATATGTTTATTACAATCAGACCTCTGCGTTGGCTTGATCATATATAAATAATAAATGAAACATGACATTTATATATTTTTATAGTATGAATAATCTTACGTTAATATGCGATATGAACTTCGTTTTGATGTCGAGGTATAGTGTTGTTGGAGGATTCCAGAAAGGTGCTCCAAAACGCGTTCTTGAGAGCTCGGAACGAAACTTGGCTGACATGCTTGCAAGAAGCATTAATATTATACTTAATCGTTTTCCCGCCGTGGATAACATCGTTCTTGTTGCGGATGGTGGTAGCTGGCGCAAACAACTACCCGTACCCGAACAACTCAAAAATGTTACTTATAAGGGTAACCGAGAGAAACAGGAAGAGGTTGCCTGGGATTATGTGTTCAACTCCCTCCGAGATCTCATGAGATGTGCTAAAGACGCGGGACTCACCACGGCACAGACACTCACAGCAGAAGGTGATGACTGGGTGTGGTATTGGAGTAGGAGGCTTAATGCCCAGGGGACAAATGTTCTTATCTGGAGTATTGATCGAGACCTGCAGCAGCTTATTCAAAGGACGCCGGATGGTGCTTTTACTGCTTGGTATAACGATAAAGCCGGACTTTGTCTTCCCGAGTATTATAAAAATGAAAAAGAGGTAGATCCAATAGACTTCTTTATGTCTCCTGAGTCCTATGATAATCAAATTATTGATTCTATAAAAGCATCCGCGGGAAAGGTATCATACATCAACCCCAACGAAGTGGTAATTGAGAAGGTGATGTGTGGTGATAGTGGAGATAATATTAAAGCGGTGGTGAGATACGAGAAAGGCGGGAGAACTTATAGATTTAGTGAAGGAGACTTGAAAAAATATCAAGAATATGACCTTCCTATGACCACTGTAGATGATCTCAAAGAATGTCGAGAAGGAATAGCCGATTGGATCATTAATAACAAAAAGTTCACCCCCTATCACTTCAAGAAGAAAGATATTCTTGAGATGATCGACTATAATATCAAACTCGTTTGGTTAAACGAAGAAACCATACCTCAACCTGTTATTCAGTCTATGAATGAAGTAGAGTATAAGAAGGTTGATGTGGGGGTGTTAAGGAGTAATTATAAACTTCTTGCGAAGACCCAGGAAGATACTGATATCGAGAGTATATTTGAGGATATCCAGTAAATTTCAGGTTGGTATTTGTTAAATACATACATGAGTATATTTGATGAAGATATAATCACAAGAGTTCCGTTTGATGATTATCGGTAGACATCGATTTTGTTTATAAAACGACAGCTTGCATATGGTTCCGATTTTAGCACGATGCTGAATTGTGGAAAATATACTGATTTCTGTCGATTGATAAATGAACGAGTAAACTCATGTGTTAATCATGAATACAATCTATCACATGGTGTAAAAGAAGAACATATATCTATCCATCCTATAGGGAACATTGCATATTGTAAATATTTTCAAATCAATTCATGTATAACAACATTAGACGAATGTCGAATTAAATTATATTCAAGATGTTTTTGTATAAAACCGGATATGTTTGGATATATGAGAGTTGTTTGGGATGACGAGGTAAAGGATTTGACTGCCAAAGAGCAGTTCGAAAAGATAAAATGAACCACAATAAAAGAGAAGAGTATAATAGTCATGAGCATATTTGATACTGATATCCGACACCCAGTTGAGGACCTTTTAATAAGGGCCCAAAAAGTTGTATGTGATACTGTGAGACATTCATTGATTAACTATCACACCGATCCGGGCTATTTGGCAGAGCAGATTGAATGGGGTCTTGAAGACGAAGGTCTTTGGCTGGATAGGGATAAAGATAAACAGGAAGAAGATCAAATCTATAAAAAAATATTCGGGATTAAAGTTAAAAAAGAGGGGTATTGCGTTCGAATACCTTATTATAAAGTATCTCTTTGCTGGGGTCGGCCATCCGAATTTTTTAATTCGAATCACATTATCCCGGGGTACTCTATAGATATATATGTTGGTATAAACGGAATAATTCATGAGCCTATTCGATAAAGACTTAATAACTAGTGAACCAACCTTTATTAAAGATTGTCGTGAGTGGATGATGAGAGCTATAAATAAGGTAGTTCACGATTATATATCAGATGTAATAGATAACACCCCCGATACTTGGTATCCAATGAATTATATTCTTTCTAATGTGAGATTTATATTTATTGATGATATGTGGGACCTGGAAAGGATTATTTCAGTAAGTGGAATGTCCTTGGCGGGTACTGATACAACTATCGATGTGTGTCATGATGGAGAACACGAATATGTGATAAAGGTGGGTATGAGACTTGTAGATGAGAAAAATATGGAGAAATATATAAACATTATTAAAGCGCCTATTTTTTCCACCCACGAAAAAGAATTAGTTAATATTTATAGGAAAGAATATAATTATGAGCCTATTTGATAAAGACATAGTCGAGAAATCAATAGATTACAGCGACGATCCTGAAGAAAACATGGGCCGGCAGATAATACGAGCGTTGACCGGATTTAAACAGGCGACGTCTGAGTGGCATTCTTATATTTCTTATATGGATTCTGTGTATTATGTCAAGGATAAGATTAGTGATTTTATGTATGATCTTCTTAATGGGTATATCCCTAAAGGATTTTTAGGGCCTTTTAAAAAAATTAACACATATTGGGTAACTATAACACAAGACGAAATACCAATTATTAAAGTAGTATATCAACTTAAGGATATTAATGAATATAAAGAGATACAATTTATAACAGGACTACCCCCAATTTCAAAAGTATGAATAGAAAAACATCACCAGTATTAAAAAAGTTTGCTGATGACCTGGAGAAAAACCCTATAGTTGAACAACTCCCGAATGATCCCGTTCCGGAAATCACAACAACTGATCATATTAAGGAACTCCAAGAACTTCTTGTACAGACATGTATAGATTATATAAATAAAAATGGTCTTACGGATCTATACAGTGTTTATTTTAACGCTGATTTCCTTAATGAGTCTGCAAAATGGGGGTCGTGGCAACCTTGTACGGATAGTTATATTAAAGTCGAAGGATTAGGGAGAGAGAACTATAAGAGAAAGGATGGAACCGTGGTTAAGATGCCTTATCGTTATAAAATAGGAGAATGGATGTAGGGCATGAGTATATTTGATAAAGATATAATTGAAAGACCATTGGAGATTCCAAAAAAACTGGTCATGGAACATGTGTTACGTTGGATTACAAACCAAGCTCAACAGTATCTGATTAACAAAAAGGAAAATATGCCAAATTATCTTTCTCTCACAGACTTTAGAGTATTTAGTATAAACTATCTAAAAATGAAATACGACGAGTTTTTCGGATCATTGATGCTTAATGAAACACCGAAGAATATTCCGCAGGAATGCAAAGAGTTTCCAATAATAAAATCATACGATGTGAAGGTAACGATGGGGGATCAGATAGCACAATTATCTTCAAATCCACATTTGATGGTTATGGATACTTTTTCAATAGATATAATATACGTTTTTCTAGACGAAGAAGATATGATGATGTGCTTAAAACAATTCCTGACACAAATAGCTGTTTAAATCATGAGTATATTTGATAAAGACATAATTGAAAAAGAAATACCATTCAGAGAGATTTTTGAAAATAAAATCATCGATATTATTGGGGATGGGCTGGCTCAATTAAATCATGCGAATTCAACTGCGAAATTAATAACCAATGCAAAATATTTGGAAAACTATATAAGAAATAGTATATATGATTATATACACGAAACCGGAACAATTGGGAGAGACCTTGATTGGAGATATAATGTTATAGAAGAATATGTTTATGTCCACGTATTTAGTGATTTCTCAATGATATCCATCGCAGTAAAAAAAGAAGTTTGTATGAAATTGGATAAAGATTTAGAATTTACTTGGTGTATGAAATAAATGAATAATCAATCAAAATATATAAAAACATTATTTAATCAACCACATTGGCTGTATGAGCATATTTGATGAAGACCTTGTAGAACATAAACCGGAACCCCTTTATGTGAGATATACCGATTATTTATTTGAATCTACTGCACACGATTCTCTTTTTTATCTGGATTTTAGACCTTGGTTTGAAAGTGACGAGGAAATTGACAAATTGACAATTGTTTAAATACCCACTAATCTATATTTATTATATATTCATGAATATTCCTGATATAAAATATTTTGAATCCAAAGGAGCAAAGGGAAACGAAAAGAAAATTAAGAAATTGTTTCCCGAGTTTTATGAGTTTATTTATAAAAATTATCCAGATATTCCGTGGAGAGAAAAATTATATTGTTTTTACAATAAACTCGCTGAACCACCAAAATGCGAATGTGGTCAAAACTTAAAATTTGTCAATTTTGTTGATGGATATAGACATTACTGTTCAAATAAGTGTAGATATCAATCGAAAATACTTAGAAATAAAATATCAATTTCTAATAAATCGAAATCAAAAGAAGAAAGAGATAAAATAACTAAAAAACGTAATGATACAAATTTATCAAAATATGGTTGTTTGAATCCGGGTTCGGAAAAAGCAAAACAAACTAATCTTAAAAAATACGGAGTAGAAAATCCTTTTGCGTCTAAAGATATACAGAGAAAAATTAAACAAACAAATCTTGAAAAATATGGAGTAGAACATCCCATGAAATCGGAAGAGATAAAACAAAAATTTGAAAACACTCTTCTAAAAAAATATGGCGTAAAACATTATAAACAACTACCGGAATTTAATACATATGTAGATGTATCGGATAATGATAACATCATTAAGAAAAGAAAATGTCCGCACCCGGAATGTAATAAATGTTGTGAAAAATGGTATGAAATAAATGACGGTGCATATCATGATAGAAGGCAAAATAAAATTGAACCATGTACGAGATTATACCCCATTCAAAAATTCAGAAATCATAATACATCAATTGAACAATTCATTCAAGATATTTTATTAATAAATGGTATTGAATTTGAAACAGGAAACAAAACTATTTTAAATGGGTATGAATTGGATATATTTATCCCGTCTAAAAATATAGCGGTAGAATGTAATGGTATATATTGGCATTCCAGTCAAAATAATACTCCACATAATAAACATTGGGATAAATTTAAAAAATGCTCAGAAAAAGGAATTCAATTATTAACTTTTTGGGAAGATCAGATTAAATTGTATCCGGAAAAAGTGGAACAAATTTTACTTTCAAAAATAGGAATATTTGATTATAAGATTGGTGCAAGAGAATGTTCAATAGTTGAATTAGACTTTAAAAAATCAAATGACTTTATCAACAAATTCCATATTCAAGGAGATGCTCATGGTGAATGTGTGAGAATTGGATTGGAGTACAAAGGCGAATTGGTTTCTGTTATGACTTTCGGTAGGTCGAGATATTCAAAAAATACTGAGTGGGAATTATACAGATACTGTACTAAATCCGGATATCAAATTGTGGGTGGTGCTTCAAAATTATTAAAATATTTTGAAAATCATTATAACCCTTCTATTATAGAATCTTTTGCTTCAAATGATATAAGCAATGGAAATCTCTATAAAAAACTTGGGTTTAAACTGGTAAAAGAGTATTCTCCCTCTTATTGGTATATAAATAAAATTGATTTAAAAAGATATCATCGGTCTCACTTTACTAAAAAGAATCTTATAAGAATGGGTTGTGACCCATCTAAATCAGAAATTCAAATAACTAATGATTTGGGATATTATAGAATTTTTGATTGCGGACAATCAAAATATATAAAAACATTAAATAACTAGCAAGATTCAATATATTATTTAAAAGATAGAGATGCCAATTTCTATCAATTAACCAAATAAATGTTCAAATAAATTAATTAAATTATGGCAGATTTTATTGATGATGTAATGGGCTTTGATCCCACAAACCTGGATGCATTCCACGAACCCGAACAGCGTTCATTTGACGCTAATGTTTACAAGACCAATCCTAAGGACACTAAGTCCGAGAGTGGCAATTATCTTTCTAAAGTAAGGGTTATCTACAACCCGTTTAATCCCAAAGACAGTATTATTCATCAGGCTACTTACTTCCTGAAGAGTGCCGATGGTGGTCTTCTTGTGAAGAGTCGTCTTGGTAACGGACCAGCTGATCCGGATTTCAAACGTTGCCCAATTTTTTCCTGTTGGAAGAAGCTCCACTTCTCTCAGAACGAAGCAGACAAGCAGCGCGCTTATGACCTTTTCCAGAAGAATGAGAGTGATTACGTTCTCGTTCAGGTTCTCGAAGATGAGAACAAGCCGGACCTTGTCGGTAAGTTTATGGCAATGAAGCTCCCTAAGGCAATTAAGGATAAGCTCGTTGCAAGGATGAATCCTAGTAAGGACAGTAAGAAGACTCCTTATCCTGTGATGGACTATGTTATCGGTCTTGAGCTTAATATGGAGGTTACTCCTGGACCTGATGACCCTACCAATCCTTCTCGTAAGCAGCGCGAGATTTCTTATAACCTCTGTGACTTTGGTGATTACGCACCTATCATTAAGACCGACGGCACTCCTCTCTTTGATGACGAGCAGCTTGAGCTTATTGACAGTTATGTGACTGCTATCAAGGATAGCACTAGTGCAAAGACCGAGACCAAGCGTAAGGCTGCGCAGGCAGAGCTTGAAGCACTCCGTCCTCAGCTCCGTCCTCTTTACGAGATTGCATTTAACTATGCTAAGGAGAATGCTTTTGATCTTCGCGCAGAGCAGGGATGGAAGGAATGGGACGAACAGACCACGAAGAGGGTCAACCAGTGGATTGAGATTGTTCTCGCTGGTAAGAATCCTGAGTCTATTACCTATGAGGATTTCAAGCAGGGTAATCCTATCGTTGAAGCAGGAGCGACCGCGGGTGTGACACCTGAAACCTATGAAGAAGAACCCACCACAACTTTCGTCGGAAATGCAGCAGACGATCTTCCGTTCTAAAAACTCTTCATATTTCGCTTTGAAAAGAAAAGATGACCAAAAGGTCATCTTTTTTGTTTACTCTCAAAATACGCGAATTTAAGTAGTAAATTTTTGATATTATATTAGTATTTTAATTCATGAATGATTTTGAAAAATACGCTAAGTCAGAACATCACGTAAATCCTCTGACTCTTGGACGCTATGCCAGCAGCACAACCAATCCTCCTATCATTATTGAGGAACGTAAACTCAACACGGCCGCAACAGACATTTTCTCGCGCCTTATGATGGATAGGATTATCTTTATTGGACAGGCAATAGATGATGATGTGTCAAACATTATTCAGGCTCAACTCCTTTATCTGTCGTCAGTGAATAGTCAGGAGAATATATCTATATATCTTAACACACCAGGCGGTAGTGTTCCTGCGGGATTAGCTATATATGATACTATGCAGATTATCCCCTGTCCTATCTCCACTGTATGTACCGGATGGGCCGCGAGCATGGGTGCAATT